CGACTGGGAGATGCTGTATGAGAATCGCGAGCTTATCGCGCGATACGATACCAAGCGGGCTGTCAAGTGCATGTACGGCATGATGGTTCAGAAGCGCAAGGACATGGAGACATGGACTGAGGCGCGAGCGAAGAGCTTCCATGAGTTCGGATATGACACCAAGAGTTTCCATCATCTTGTCAGGCTGCACTACTTCTTGCAGCACTATATCGTCGATGGTTGGAGTTATGAGGATTGCCTGACGAAACGGGATGATGCAGAGTACGAAAAGCTAATGGACGCTAAGAGTGGCGTTGGTAGCATTAGGGCGCCAGCTCTTGCAGATGAATATCTCCTCGAATCGCGGTGTGTAGCAGATAAGTATATCGATGAAACAGATGTTAGCGATATCGAATTGAGCAACCGCTGGGACATCAAGGGGCTTATCGACTTGGTGGTTTATGGGATTATCGAACATAATGTGGCTCGTAGCGTGTATTTTATGTAGATATGTATGGGGGTTTTATTGTTAAAAGTTTGTGAATATTGCGGAGAAGAATTTGAAACAGACCGTTCGAATAAAAGGTTTTGCTGTAAGTCATGTGCTGGACAATCGAGATTTAAAGAAGACATTGGTTTATTTCGGGATGATGTAGACGACTACATACAAAAATACTTACTTGGTTTGATTATAACTGACGGGTGTGTGTATGCAGCAAAGAACCATATGTATATTTGCATATCCTTAAAGGATAAGTATATGATACAAAAAATACGCGATATTGTATGCCCAACAAAAAAGGTGTATAAAGACGGGAACAACAGCCAAGTAAAGTGGAGAAACGACCGTGATATTGAATATCTTTGTTCTTTGGGTATTGGCGTTAGAAAAACGTATACCGTAGAACTTCCTGTATTTAATGATAATATGTGGCACCTAATGCGTGGCATATTTGACGGAGATGGGTGTGTGTATAAAAGTAGAATCATAGACAAAAAATATAACCACAAATACATATACACGTATATAAGGTTTACAACAGGAAGTAGTGTTTTCGCTGAACAATTAAACAAGTTCTTGTTGGAAAACGACATTCAATCGCATATGCACGTGGATAGACGCAAAGATAAACGTAAAAACACCACATATTATATCACCATACAGAAGCGAGACAGTGTATTTAGATTTAGAGATTTAATTTATAAAAATTGTAACGATTGGTTTCTAAAAAGAAAGTATCAAGTATTTTTAGAATAGCAATATAAAAAAGGAGTGGTAACAGGTGGTCAAAGAATACGAGAACTATCATAAGCATGACAGCGTGTCTTCGATGATGACACCGGATACCCATATTAAAACAGAAGAGTATTTGAAGCGCATCAAGGAACTTGGGTATGGGTGCTACTTTACCACTAATCATGGTACTGGTGGTGACGTGTTCGAGTCGCTTACTTTGTGCGAAAAGTATGGTATCCGTTGTATCTTCGGTGTTGAGGGATATATTGTTCCCAATCCACTTGAGAAGGATAAGAGGAATTATCATATAGTTATCATTCCAAAGACGAATAAAGCTCGTAAGAAGGTGAATCTTATTACGAGTCGTTCGAACACAGATGGATACTATTACAAACCTCGAATCTTTCCAGAGGACTTGCTCGCACTAGACCCAGATGATGTCTATATAACTTCGGCATGTGTTGCTGGGCTTGCGCGGGACAAGGATTCTATTCGCGATTTGCTTGTTCCATTGGCTAATCATTTCAAGAAGAACTTTTTTCTTGAGGTGCAGAACCACAAAGACCCGCTGCAAATTGAGGTGAACCGACGTTGTCTTGCACTTGCAGACAAGCTGGGCGTAGAACTTATCGCGGCAAATGACAGTCACTATATTTATCCAGAGCAAGCAAAAGACCGTCTTGATTTTCTTCGAGGGAAAGGTATCAATTACGGAGATGAAGATAGCTTCATGCTTGATTTTCCAGATTACGATACCTTTTTCAAAAGATTCCAAGAACAAGGCGTGTTAAGCGATGAGCAAATTGAACGTGCCATCGCCAATACACTTATCTTCCGTGGGTGCGAGGATATTGCGATTGACAAGGAAATCAAGATGCCGAGCATCTACCCGAATCTATCGCATGAAGGTAAGGTTGAGGAGCTTAAGAAACACGTTCTCGATAAATTCAGGGTCATCGTTAAAAACGAGGGGTTGAGCGGCGAAGAGCTAAAGGAGTACAAGCGCGGCATTGCCGATGAGATGCGAATCATCAATGACACAAGGGAAATCAATACGGCAGACTATTTTCTGTTTAATGAGAGGCTTGTTGATTTGGCGGTGAACAAGTACGGTGGAGTCCTTACGAGGACTGGTCGTGGTTCATGTGGCGGTTTCTATATAAACAAGATTCTGGGGATGACGCAGCTCGACAGATTTAAGCTCGATATCAAACTTTACCCCGAGCGATTCATGTCAACTGCTCGACTCCTTGAGAACAGGGCGTTGCCAGATATCGACTTTAACATTGTTAGTCAGGAGCCGTTTAAGAAAGCCGCACGAGAGCTTCTTGGTGAACATGGTTGCTATCCGATGATTGCATATGGCACGATGCAGATGGGCGAGTCTTTTAGGAACGTGTGTCGTTCTCATGGAATGTCATTTGAGGAGTACAATGATGTAGCAAAGAATATCGAACTGTATATGGACGATAAGAAATGGAAGCCGTATATCGATGAGGCCAATAAATATGTTGGTGCTGTAATATCATCTTCTGTTCATCCGTGTGCATTTCTTCTTGATAACAAAGACTTGCGAGAGGAATATGGTATCGTTCGCGTCGGTGAACATATGTGCGTTATGATTACGTCTGGCGAAGCCGACGAGTTTCGATGCTTGAAGGATGACTTTCTTCTTGTATCGGTCTGGTATCTTATTAGCGAGACGTTTAAGCTCATAGGTAAACCAATCATTCCAGTTAAGGAGCTTCTTGAATCCATTGATGATAGGGTATGGGATATCTATGCGCGTGGTCTTACATGTACTTTGAATCAGTGTGATGGTGATTGGGCGACGTCTTTGCTGAAGAAATTCAAGCCTAAGTCGGTGTCTGATATCGCCATGTTCACGGCGTGTCTACGTCCGTTCTTTGAACCGTGGCGAGATAGATTCATCGAGCGTGAGGACTTCACAACAGGTTCTCCATACCTCGATAAGCTGTTGGAGTCGACGCATTCCTATGTCATCTTCCAAGAGAATCTGATGCAGTACTTCGAATGGCTGGGTGTCACACCCGCTGAATCAATCGGACTCATCAAGAAGATTTCGAAGAAGAAGATTAAGCAGTCCGACTTCAAGAACCTTGAAGAGAGGATTAAAGCGAAGTGGGTTGAGAACACGGGGTCTATCGACAAGTTTCAAGAGACTTGGGAGATGATTCAAAGCTGTATGGCTTATGGCTTCTGTAGCGCTCACGCTGTTGCCACTGGAATTGATAGTCTTTATGGTGCATATCTCAAAGCGAATTATCCGCTTGAGTACTACACCGTAACTCTTTCGTGCTATGCCGACGATGAGGTTAGGACTAAGAAGCTCATTGCAGAGCTTCCATATTTCGATATCAAAGTTCTGCCAATCAAGTTCGGCAAGTCTGGCGCTGATTACACGATGGACAAGTCAACCAATAGCATCTATCGCGGTATTGCCAGCGTGAAGTATTGCAACTCTCAAATCGCAAGTGAGCTTCTTGAGTTGTCGCAGAACGATTACGATACATTCATCGACCTGCTGTATGACATCGACGAGAAAACATCGCTTAACTCCCGTCAGTTGGACATCTTAATCAAGCTCAACTTCTTTTCTGACTTCGGTAAGAACAAGAAGCTGCTTCGTTGCGTTGATGTATTCGGTAAGTTGCATAAGTCTAAGATTCTTGCGAAGAAGAAGGCTGAGGAGCTTGGTATTCCAGAGTATCTGATTCAGCGTCATTCCGCAAAGGAGACGAAGTCTCAGTATCGCGAGCTTGATAACCGTAACTTGATAAAGGATATCTGCGATAGGTTCGATGATGAATCTGTAGATATCGTGGAGCAGGTAAAGGCCGAGGTTGAGAATCTTGGTGTGTGCGATTATATCAATAGCGATATGCGCGACTTCTATTGGATTGTCGTTGCATTCGATGATTCGCGTTCCACGACGAGGCCGTATGTGACCATCAGGCGCATATGCAACGGAGAGGAGATTAAGACGCGAATCAAGCGCTCGAACGTGTTTACATCGAATCCGTTCGGCAAATACAGCATCATTCGAATGGATGATGTTGTGTACGAACATAAAAAGCGCAAGATGTCAGATGGCACTTGGGTTGATAGTGAAGAGGTCGAGCCGATTTTGTCTGGCTACGAAGTGATAAGAAGGGAGTAGGTGGATGAGCGGAAATGCATTCGACAACAAGCAGGTGTGTTTCAAGGGCGAGGTTATGCGTTGTGTCTGCGACCGTGATGGTTTTAAAATTTACGCAATGAACGTGGATGCCGTTCGATATAGAGGAGTTAAACTCAACAAGTACGGTAATGTCTCTATCGCAGGAGACCTGCCTGAGCTATCAATGGGAATCGAATACGAGGTTCGCGCTACACCGAAACAGCCGAAGAACCCTGCATATGACACTACATATTATGTAGACGTTATTCGTCGCAACCAGCCTCTCACGCGAGAGGGTGTTAGAACATTTCTTGAGGAAGTCACATCTGTCGATAGGGCTGCCGTCATTGCAGATGCATACCCAAACATCATCGAACTTGTCAAAGAAGGGCGAACCCACGAGATAGATACCGACAGGCTCAAGGGCATCGGAGAGCATTCGCTTGCTATCATCATCGACAAGATTACGCAGAATTTTCACCTGTCCGATATCGTCGCCGAGTTAAACGGTGTGCTATCTTTTACCATGGTCAAGAAGCTGTACGATAAGTACAAGTCGGTCGACATGCTCAAGTCCGCATTGATAGGCGCGCCATATACCACGCTTACCGCAGTCAACGGCATCGGCTTTAAGAAGGCTGATGATATGGTCATCGTCATGCAGGATGAGGGAATCTTGGATTTCGAGTACGATATCAAGACGAGCCAAGACCGCTGCCATGCGTGTATCATGTATGTCCTCGGCGAGAACGAGAACGAGGGCAACACGAAGATGGATATTTCAAAGCTTCTCAGTGCGGTCAAGGATTTGACACCTGAGTGCATCGACACGTTCTCGTTCGCCATGAACAACAATGATATCTGGTTCGATACGGAGACGAAGGAGGTTGCGCTAAGCTTTACTAGGGATATGGAAGAGTATGTGGCAACCACTGTAGCCGACAATCTTGACAAGTGGACTGATAACAAGTGGCAGTGCGACACCGAGAAGTATAGAGAAGTAGACGGATTCAAGTTGAGTGATGAGCAGATGGGTCTTTTGGACATGGTGTGCAATTCGTCAATCGGTATCCTTCGTGGCTTCGCAGGTTGTGGCAAGACAATGAGCGTGAAGGCGTTAATCTCCATGCTTGATGATATGGATAAAAGCTATGTTCTTATGGCTCCCACGGGTAAGGCTGCGAAGCTCTTGTCCGAAGTCACTGGTCGTGAGGCGCGTACAATCCACCGTGCCATCGGATACAATCCAATGGGCGCATGGGAATTTAATGAAGAAAATCATCTCGACGTAGATGTAATCATCGTTGATGAGACTTCAATGGTTGATGTGTATTTGTTCTGGCGGCTCATACAGGCGATTGATTTCGCCGCTACGAAACTGCTTCTAATCGGAGATGACGCACAGCTTCCCTCTGTCGGGTGCGGCAACGTGTTCCACGACTTGATGGAGAGCAACCTTATTCCGACAACTACGCTCACCAAGGTGTTCCGTTATGGAGATGGTGGCGTCATGAAGGTGGCAACAGATATCCGTATGAGCACGCCATATCTGCCCTCTTCCATTCGCGGTGGTTTCGGTAAGTTCGGCAACAACGCAGACTACGTGTTCTATGATATCAGCACGGATGATAAAGATGAACGTGTTGCGAAATACGAGTCTCGCGTCGTAAGCATCTATAAGAAGCTTATCGAGAGTGGTTGTCCGCTCAGCGACATTCAGGTGATTAACGCCAAGAACGTCGGTGAGTACGGTGCGGATAAGTACAACAAGCTGTTGCAGAAGGTTGCGAATAAGAACTGCGGTTCTGACAACTTCTTCAAGAGCGGTGACAACATGTACTACGTTGGTGATATTGTCATGCAGTGTTCCAACAACTACAAGGCTCCAACCTCAGAGATTGTCATGTCTCCTGTCGAGATAAGGTTCTATCGTGAGAACAAGGATGTTGAGTGGCCTACATGTTTCGTGGCGAATGGCGAGAGCGGCAAGGTGGTCAGCGTGTCCAAGGACTTCATCGATATCGACTTCGGTAATGGGTGCGTGGTTCAATATAATCACGGCATGGCTCAGGATATCAAGCTGGGATATGCCATTACCACTCATAAGAGCCAGGGTTCTGGATTCAACAATGTGATTCTCGTGACCGCCAAATCAGATACGTTCACGCTCAACTCAAACTTGCTTTATGTGGGCGTTACCCGTTCCAAGAAGCGCTGTTTTCATGTCGGTTCTGTTGACACCGTCAATAAGGTCATCAAGAAGAAGGCCGATATGACGCGCAACACATTTATGACGGACATGCTACGCAAGCGGTGGCTTGAGAACAACGATAAATAAACCAGCCAATTGTGTGGAAGTTGTGCATCTGTCATTCAGGTGTATAGCTTCCGCACTTTCGGGTATAAATATATCAGACACATGAGACCAAGGAAGGTGTTTTATGAACGTGTTCAAGAATCTATTTAGCGACGATAACAAGAAGCGAATTATAATCGTATCGCTCGTGGCAATCGCCATCGTATCCGCCTGTGGCTATGCCACCTATCAGTATCAGGTGGAGCGAGAGCGAATCGAGCAGGAGCGAATCGCCGAAGAGGAGCGCAAGGCAAAGGAGCGCGAGGAGAAGAAGCTTGCCGAACTTCGCAAAGAGCATGCAATTGAGGGAATTGCCTCTATGTTATCCGATAAGTACGCGAACGTCATCGTCGATGATGAAAAGAGTCTAATTCTCAACTACGAAGAGTACATGATGACCACGCATAAGGTCGATGACTTTGAGAAGTGCAAGGGCGAGCTTGATGAGCTTGTCGCTCAGCTTGATACTCGACTATCAGAGTGGGAGGCGGAGCAGCAGCGTATCGCAGAAGAGAAAGCCCGAAAGGCTCGCGAAGCAGAAGAGGCGAAAAAGAAGCAAGAGCAACAATACTCCTCTGGGGGTGGTAGCAACTATCCCTCTGGTGGTGGTGTGTTGACTCCTAGTGGTGGTGTTAACTGGTTCAATGGGCGAAAAGAAATGTACTACAACCTCAATATGTCTCAGGTTGTAGCAAATGCACATGCAATGGGAATCCAAGGAGACTACTGGGTTCGTGGTGACGGCGTGAAGATGCTTGGTGGATATATCATGGTGGCGTCTAGTGATTTGCCAAAGGGAACCATCGTAGAAACGTCTCTCGGTACGGCTATCGTCGTTGATGCGGGGTGCGCCTCTGGCGTTATCGATGTGGCCGTTACATGGTGATAAAAAAAACAAAGGTGGATGAGATATGATTAACCCAGAAATCCCGACTCTCTATATGACCGTTGGACTCGTTGCAAGCGGCAAGACCACATTTGCATACGATTTGGCAAACAATATTAATGCCGATGACGATAGTCGTACAACACATGTGTTCGATTCAGACGCTCTTCGCGAGGAGATGTTTGGAGATGCAACGCATCAGGGAGACAACGGCAAGCTATTCACTGAGCTGCACCGTAGAATCAAGCAGTGTCTTAAAAACGGTGACAATGCGGTGTATTGCGCAACGAATATTAAATCCAAGAGGCGTATGGCGTTCTTGCGCGAACTCACAAATATTCCTTGTAACAAGGTGTGCTATATCATGGCAACTCCATATGACCAGTGCCTTGTGAACAATGAGAATCGAGAGCGTCAAGTTCCAGAAGAAGTCATCGAACGCATGTACAAGTCTTGGAACACACCTGCGAAGTTCGAGGGCTGGGATGACATAAAGATACATTATTGGAACGATATGAAGCGCAATGTAAGTGCGGTATATATCATCAGTTATCTGCGTTCATACAATCAAGATAACCCACATCACACAAGAACGCTTGGACACCATATGATTCGAGCGTATGAGCTGATATCAAGTAATCCGCATAACACAAGCGATTTGTGCTATGCCGCATCACTGCATGATGTCGGCAAGGTGTTTTGTCGTTCCGTTGATGATAATGGCATCGCGCACTATTACAACCATGAGAACGTCGGCGCATATGATGTGCTATTCTTCGACTTCTGCAATACGCAGTCAGATGAATTGACGATTGATGTATCTGTGCTCATCAACCTGCATATGAGGATGTATGCCTTCGCAAACAGTCCGTTTCCATACAAACTCCATGATAAATACCGCAAGATTTGGGGCGCGGAGTTGTATGATAAGCTTGTCAAGTTGCATGAGGCAGATGTCAATGCGCATTAATGTTAATTAGAAAGGATAGTCATGATTCAGGTTCGCAATGGCGTGTTCGAAACCAATAGCAGCAGCACGCACAGCCTGTGTATTTCTAAGAAGAAAATTGTTGATAAGCCGTTGCATATGGAGTTCTACCTCAGGTATTTCGGGTGGGAGGAGTCCGAGTACGACCCGAGTGACTACATTTACACGGCAATTATCGCCCATGACGTTCGGCACAAGGGAGACGAGTGGTTGCCGCGTCTTCGCTCATTTCTCATCGAGAACGATGTAACATGGTATTTCGACAATCCTGAGGATATGCGCGATGAGTGGGGATACGACTTCGGTATCGACCATGAGAATGAGATTTTTCCAGCCATCGACAAGTTGCTCGATGACCATGACATGCTGGCTCGCGCACTGTTTAATAAAGACAGTGTCGTCTACACGGGAAATGACAATATCGATTGGGATGATGACAATCCGCCGATGAGCGACGTTGGGTGCGAGTATCATTATGTTCGTGAAGATGATGTGAAGAAGCCAGATAGCGGTGACTTTGATGAACTGATTTCGTATTATAATTCTGGTGATTGGGTTTACAAGAAGACGGGTAATTGGGACAACCCGTATTACGACCCAGATAACTTTGACTACATCTATAAGGGGAACTGATGGAACGCATCGACGAGACGATGGAGCAAGAGCACTTGGATGAATGGAGCAGGATACGACAATATGAACGCGAACATCCAATACGCAATGCGCTTAAGTATATTCTGACTATTCTCATAGTCGGCTTGATTATAATTGTATTTTGGGGACTTGTTGGAGTCGCGATTCTGCGCGTTGTAACAGCACTATTGTCGTTTATTGTGGATATGCTCTTATAAACAGAGAGGAATTGGTATGATTCAGATTCGAGATAATGTTTTTGAGACAAATTCATCTTCAACGCATTCACTCACTATCGTGTCAAAGTCCGAGTATGATGCATGGGTTGAAAGCAAAGACATCCTCTTCAATGCGGATGCAGGTGAATTCGTAAGCCGCGAAGCTGCAATCGAGGCTGTCCGAGAAATTGATAAGGAGTATCAGAAGAATTCTTGGTACCATCCAATCGAGAGTTACATGTGGTATGATGTACCCGATGATGACTCAATCCGTATGTGCAAGAATATCGACGATGCTCCCGAAGAGTATGTCGATAAGTATCTCGTCTATCATCAGTTCTATACGTATTACGAGTATTGGCAGTATGGTGAGCTTGAGAAGTATAGCGAGCAATACGAGACACAGAGCGGCGATGAGATTGTGGTTTTCGGAATGTACGGCATGGATTAGGGTATACTATACTTGTTCGATAAACATACACGAAAGGATTTGAAGATGGGTGACATTGTCACGTACAAAAATGGCAACTATACCGTCATGCTCAATTTGAACGACGGCAGCAAAATGCGCTTCAATGATTTGGACAACCTCACTCCCGACCATGCTGAGAGTATCGATGTGACTATCTCAAAGTATTGCGAGATGGGCTGTAAGTTCTGCTATGCTGGTTGCTCAAAAAACGGCAAGCACGCTGACATCATGCCGCCTAGCTTCATCGATAATCTTCCTCCGTATACAGAGATTGCACTCAATGGAAACGAGCCACTGCATCCAGACCTTGTTCCGTTTCTTGAGAAGTGCAAGAGTCTCAAGCTCGTGCCGTCCATTACAGTCAATCAGACCACGTTCATGAAGAACATTGACTTACTCAATCAGCTGAGCGATGACAGGCTAATTTACGGTCTCGGTGTGTCTCTTAACAACGTGAGCGATAGCTTCATTAAGGATGTACAGAAATTCCCCAATGCTGTGATTCACGTTGTCAATGGAATTGTCAATACAGGTCAGCTATACGTGTTAAGTGATAAAGGGCTTAAGATTCTCATTCTCGGTTATAAGGAGGTCGGACGCGGCGTCGATTATTACGGCTATAACGCACTAGACGTTGAAGCAAAGAAGGCGGCGTTGTACAGTGAGCTAAAGGATATTATTGATGAAAACCTGTTCGATGTGGTAAGCTTCGACAATTTGGCTCTTGAGCAGCTTGAGGTTAAGCGTCTGATGAGTGAGGATGAGTATCAGAGGTTTTTCATGGGCGAGGATGGAAACCACAGCTTTTACATCGATATGGTGTCTAAGAAATTCTACAAGAATTCGCTTATGGCCGATGGCGGACATGAACTGCTTGATGACCCAAAGGAGATGTTCGATATCGTCCGTAATGAGTCCAAGTAATTTATGTTGATTTTATGAATTTGTAATTCTCGGTATAAACTTTGGGTACTTGAGGTATAATATATGCCCGATATATACCCTACATATATCGGGTTGACATAGTTTTGTAGGGTAATCCATGTCGCAATTGTATTCTAGTAGGATACTTTTGCGACATGGGAATGTGGTGTACATATAAGAAGGAGGTATTGTGTATGGCTGATTTTCAAATCATCAAGAAAGACGGTACGCTTGAGCCGTATGATGAAACAAAAATCATTAATGCATGTAAGAAGGCTGCTGCTCGTGCGCTAGACAATCTTACTGAAGACGACTTCAAGAGAATATGTGATAATGTAATGTTCTATGTGAAGTCAGAGCATCCAGAGGGTGCGGATGTTCCTGTTTCTACAATGCACTCTATTGTAGAGAAAACACTTATCGACCTATATCCAGACACGGGGAAGGCGTATCGCGAGTATCGAAATTATAAAGTTGATTTCGTTTCTATGCTTGACAAGGTATATAAGAAAAGCCAATCTATTCGATACATTGGAGACGTGAGTAACGCCAATACGGATTCCTCCATGATTTCAACGCAGCGTTCTCTTATCTACGGTGAGCTTAATAAGGCGTTGTACAAGAAGTTCTTCCTCAATAAGGATGAGCTTCAGGCATCGAATGATGGGTACATCTACATCCATGATATGAAAGACCGTCTTGATGGTATGAATTGTTGCTTGTTTGATATGGGCAATGTCGTTAAGGGCGGGTTCGAAATGGGCAACGTGTGGTATAACGAGCCGAAGAGTCTTGATGTTGCTTTTGACGTTATCTCTGATGTTGCAATGAGTGCGGCTTCACAGGAGTATGGCGGATTCACAGTGCCTCGTGTAGACTCGATACTTGCTCCTTATGCAGAGAAGTCTTATAACCGATACAAAGAAGATTATCGTGATATCGTTGGCGATATGATGTCGTATGATGAGAATAAGGCTCACGAATACGCCATGAAGAAGGTATATCGCGATATGGAGCAAGGTTTCCAATCTTGGGAGTACCGATTCAATACAGTTGGTTCTTCGCGTGGCGACTATCCATTTGTCGCAATCTCGTTTGGCATCGGTACGGGCGTGTTTGAACGAATGGCAACCGAGGTTGCTCTTCGTGTTCGTATGGGCGGACAGGGCAAAGAAGGTTTTAAGAAACCAGTATTGTTCCCAAAGCTCACTTTCCTTTACGACGAGAATCTTCACGGTGACGGCAAGGAACTTGAGTACCTGTTTGACATTGCACTTGAGTGCAGCAGCAAGACCATGTATCCTGATTTCTTATCGCTCACAGGAGATGGATATATCCCATCTATGTACAAGAAGTACGGCAAAGTTGTAAGTTTGATGGGCTGCCGGGCAAGTCTTTCTCCTTGGTATGTGCGCGGTGGAATGGAGCCAGCCGATGAGGAAGATTACCCTGTTTTCGAGGGTCGTTGGAACCTCGGTGCAATTTCTCTTCATCTCCCGATGATTCTAGCCAAGGCGCGACAGGAGAGTAAAGATTTTTACGATATCCTCGATTATTATCTTGAGATGATTCGGGGACTTCACAAGCGTACATATGACTTCTTTGGCGAGAAGCTTGCCGCCACGAACCCGCTGGCATTTACGCAGGGCGGTTTCCTTGGTGGCACGCTGAAGCCCGATGAGAAGATTCGGCCACTGCTCAAGGTGTGTACTATGAGTTTTGGTATTACAGCGTTGAACGAGCTTCAAGAGCTTTATAACGGCAAGTCAATCGTTGAAGACGGCGAGTTTGCGCTTGAGGTTATGAAGCACATCAACGAGTATATTGATAGAATCAAGAAGGAAGACGGCATCCTTTATGCCGTATACGGCACCCCTGCCGAAAGCCTTTGCGGACTTCAGATTGAGCAGTTCCGCAAGAAATATGGAATCGTCAAGGGTGTATCGGATAGGGCTTATGTTTCCAACTCCTTCCATTGCGGAGTGTGGGAAGATATCACGCCAGTTCAGAAGCAAGATTTGGAGGGTAGATTCTGGAACTACTTTAACGGCGGCAAGATTCAATATTGTCGCTATCCAGTGTCATACAATCGAGCGGCGCAGAAATCGCTCGTCCGACGTGCGATGGATATGGGGTTCTATGAGGGATGCAACCTTGCGTTATCTTACTGCGAAGATTGCGGTTATGAGCAGCTTGATATGGATGTATGTCCAAAATGCGGAAGCGACAACGTCACGCAAATTGACCGCATGAACGGATATATCGGATACACCAAGATTCATGGTAAGTCTCGATACAATGAGGCAAAGGTTATCGAGATTAAAGAGCGCAAGAGCATGTAATTGGAGGCGATTAAATGAGATATCATATGATTAGAACCGATGACATGCTTAATGGAGACGGTCTTAGAGTCGTTTTGTTTGTAGCGTTTTGCGAACATCATTGCTATCAATGTCATAATCCAGAGACTTGGGATGGCAATTTAAGCAAACCATTTGATGAAGATGCTCTTGAATCAATTTACAGAGAACTCGATAAAGATTATATATCTGGAATTACGCTTTCTGGTGGAGACCCGCTGAATCCTAAGAACCTAGAAGATGTTTATGGTCTTGTTGTGGATATTAAAAACCGCTATCCAAATAAAACTATCTGGCTTTACACTGGATATAAGTGGGAGTATATAGAGCGTAATCCTGAAATGAAGAAAATTGTGAACGAGTGCGATGTGGTTGTCGATGGGAAGTTTGTTTATGAGCTTGCTGATGTCAATTATCCTTGGGCTGGTTCGACAAACCAGCGTGTTATCGATGTTGATAAGACGTTGGAATGTGGAGAAATTGTGCTATTAAATAAGTAGTTAATATTTCCCAAAATTCATTGTATAAAAGTGCGCCCGACGGGGTATGATGTGTAGGTAATTATCGGGCGCACTTACTAAAAAGAAAGGTGTAAGAGTATGAATGATTGCCTGAGTGCTATCCTGCGTGACATTGAGAACAACGAGAATGCCGTGAAGACGATGGCTAATGCCATGTTGAACTACACGCTCAATTCAGCTCCCGCATTTGAGCCTGTGTCTTTCAAGCAGTTCAAGAACGATTGGGTCAACGCACTTAAGGACTATGCGGACGACGATGCAGAGGGCGATATCCTGTCTATCTACAAAGATATCAAGGAGCCTTGTCGTGCAACTTCTGCCAGTGCGGGATATGATTTCTTCTCTCCCATCAGCTTCTATCTTAAGCCGAATGAGTCTATCATGATTCCAACTGGCATCCGAGTCCATATGCCCTCCGACATGGTTCTCATGATTTATCCTCGAAGCGGCCTGTCCACCAAGTTCCGACTCGTCCCGAAGAACCTCACCGCAGTCATCGATTCCGACTACTACAATGCGGATAACGAGGGCCATATCCATATGTGCATGGTAAATGATGGCGATAAGATTGTGACTGTCGAGCGTGGTCAGGCGTTCTGTCAGGGTGTGTTTACCAAGTATCACACCGTTATGAACGACGCTGCAAATGGAACTCGTTTCGGTGGCTTCGGCTCAACTGACGGTCGATAAGGAAGTGGTCGTATTGTCTTATAGTGATGGCGCTGTCGTAAGCGTCCGAAACATGTTGAACGAGTATTACGGATACGATACTGGCATCAACGACGAGACGCTTCGCGACATCATGGATGACTGTGATTTCGATGATGACGATGAATATGACGATGACTGGTGGGACGAATTCGACCCATGTGAGGATTGCCGTATCGCAGGTGACGATTATTACACTAACGAGCTTGGCGAGTATGAGTGTAACTGCTGGACTTGTCCGTGGGGCAAGTATCGGCACGACGATTGGGATGATTAATAATGAACGATGGTAAGAAGCACAACAAGAAGCCGCCGTGCGCAGAGTGTAAACGATATAGTGAATATCGAGATGTATATGGTCGTACCATAGGACACTATTGTGAGAGTGGAATTCAACACCCAATCACAGGTTACAACATAGAGCATGGATGTTGGTGGTATCGTTACTCACCATTCTGCAAGTTTGAGAGTAATTGATTGGAGCAATAATGCTTGAAACATATCTATCAAGCGTAATTATCTGGATGATTATCATCTTCTGTATTTGCTGCATTTTCACCCATAAGATTAATGAAAATGGTTGGCTTGACAATGCAAATAAGAAGTATTCAAACAGGCTGTTTGCCCTGTTTACTGTGTCCGCAGTTCCGATTCTGAGACTGTTTATCGCTGGTGCAATTGTCTATATGGCAACTGTCACAAAGGAAGAGTTCAATGACAAATACGCTGAGGAGCTGTAATGAAACTTATCGTTAAAGACCGTGGTGCTGGTAAGACGCATATGCTGATTCAGACAAGTGCTGTCACTGGATACCCTATCGTTTGTTTTAGCGAATTTCAGGCGAGTTTGGTAAAGGAAAAGGCCGAACTTCTTGGACTTGATATTCCAGACCCGATTAGTATCAAACAGCTTCGTAACGAGAACATTAGTACGCAGATGCGTGACAAGGTCTTGGTCGATGATGTTCAGATGATTATTGATTATGCGCTTGCAGAGTATCTGGGCGTCAAGAAAGTTGTGGAGGCTACATGCACTCCGTTTTATTCCAAGGATGATTGGGATAAGTGGTATGCTGCCGTTACAAACCACGAGTTTCCGCATATCTACGATACTGTTCTCAATCTGTAATCATTCCGTATATTGGTGGTAAAAATGGAATCTAACACGCTTAAACTTATCGAAGATGACAAGGTGATGATTGCAATTCTCAATGTGCTATCAGATACCGATATCAATATTAAGTCTGCCGACGACAATAAAGTTGTCGTTAAGGCAGGGTGCCTTCCTGTTTCGATATCTTGGGAAATGTGCTCCTGTCACGGCGGTCGAATGTGGTTCAATCAGGATGAGACACTAGTCCATATCGAGCTATCAAGTAGCGAGTATGATTACTCCCATGGAATCGACAGCCCCGAGAAGGAGCTGGCTCACTACATCGACAAGATGATGGTGAATACGATTAAGAGCTTTGAGAAGTACGTGTACGTCGTTGATGTCACTGGGAAGTATGGTGTCAAAGACAGGTTCAATCGTGCGTATTTTAATAACATCGACGCGGCTTCTCGATACGTATTCGATGAAGACGGCCACGACCTGAACAACCAGTTCGCGACTGTCATTCACCAGTACCCAAATCCAGACATCAAGCTTAAAATTGAGTACATTGGAGAGAATAATGGCGCTCTGCTTTATAGGGGAACCAGTCTTAAGCGAAACGAGAATAGCGGCATATTTCTTGAGGACTACTCATACGATATCAAGTTCTGGATGTATCGCAAAAACGTAAAGCGATAGCATGATTCGGTTCGATAAAATGTAATAATTGTGGAGGCATACTATAGACGGTGTGTCTCCACAATTTATAGATATAAATACGATACGATTCAAATGCGACGTTAAAAGCAAGGAGGCGACATGGCGGATTACATAGCAACACATTACAAGGGCAAATATCGTTGCCTCGCAGAGATTGACGAGTCTAAGAACGATTTCCCTCGCGACGCAAATGGCAACATAGACCAATCCACTGGCGTATATATCAAGTGCGCAAACAACTGCCAGATATATGCATATGGCACTGATGGTCATCGGGAGATGCAGCTCGGTGCGTATATTCCATCTCTCGGTCGTGGTAGAAACATCAAGAAGGAACTCCAACGTCTCGGTATCGCTTTCGACCATTACGACGAGAGTTCGTGCGAGGTGACTTTTACATTCTCTTCTTTTGACATCGACAAGGTCGCCGAAGTTATGAAGGCTCGAACCTCTGGCGCTGGAATCTCACCATTCAGCACTCGCAACCTCAAGAAGAATACCGTGAACATTCCAGATGAGCTTACCGCTCAATATAAGGACGCGATATCCAAGCTTGATAAGAGCGACATGCTTCTTATCAAGCAGCTCAACAAATCGTTCTTGAATGATGTGCTCGCTAAGAAGTTGCGTGATAAGGGCAAGCGCAAGCTATTCGACTATGCCGAGGACATGCGAAAGATGGGTCTCGTCCGTGATGTAAAAGGGTATATCTATAAGAAAGGATTGTATGGAGACTATGTACATTATCTTGCTGACGCTATTTCTAGTTGTTATAGTTGTAAGCACCAATGATAATGACGACGATTGGTTTGGGTTTGCATAGGTGGTGATTTATACATGACGCAGTATGTGCTAAACGGCGCAAACGACCAAGACGATATATGGTGGCACGTAGACGAATATAACAGCTACGAGGATGCTGAGCTTGAAGCCATGAGGCAATATGACATCGCGTGCAATGGTGAGGAAACCGATTTGTTCGAGGCTGGGACAAAAGACACCGTTCCTGATTACTGTTATATCGGAGAAAAGCAACCATTTGATTACCGTATTGATGGCGATGACATTATCGAGATGATTCAAGACCGATTGGCTTGTGATTTGGGCTTAGATGATATCGATTATCCGACACGGGATGAAATCAATTATCTCACAGAAGCCATGAGCAATGCGTTTGTCCGTTGGTGCGAGAAGTACGGGTATTACACAAACATTTACAATGTTATAAACATCAAAGAGTTGTATGTTGGTGATGAGATTTGATGTTCGATAAATTCACATTATACGATACGAACAATCATATATCATACAATAATAACACAAAAGACGTTGATATTGTGAAAGGACAGGTAAGGTATGGATGCAAATCAGAGCTTTACAGTGGATGTATTAAAGCATCCGACAGACGAGGATTGGATGCTGGCGAAGACATGCACTCTTGTCACAGTAGGCAAGACAAGCGCTAAGCCTCCTACTATGGAGTGGAAGCGAAAGCTTCTCGCGGCACGACACAGCCCTATCCGCACGCTTGAGTTCTGTTTTCGACTGAACAATATTCCGAACTGGGTTGCTGTTCATCTTGTGCGTCATATTCATGCTGTTCCATTCGTCAAGTCTCAGCGCAACGACCGTCAAGACGACTATGACCGCAATGCCGCTCGCCAAGATGAACCAGTGACGATGTGCTGGTACATGAACGCCGAAGAGCTTATGACAATTGCGAACAAGCGCCTTTGTACTCAAGCATCAAAAGAGACACGCGAGGTTGTCAAGGCTATCTGCGACAAGGTTGTTGAGACTAACCCTGAGTTTGAAGGCTTGTTGGTTCCTATGTGTACATATCGAGGTGGTCTTTGCACCGAGTTCAACCCGTGTGGATTGTATAAGAAATACTTGCCTGCATCTAATTTGAGGAGTAAACGACAATGACATTCGCAGAGCTTAAACATGCAATCGAGCTTATTGAAAGTCGCAGCAAAGTAGACGATGATGCCGAGGTGGTATTCACAGCTGAAGACGATGCTGACTTCGATTACAGCCTTGATATGGTGTATCATGTTACCGACATCAGAAACAACAAAGATAAGATAATCTTCAGTTGCGAGGAGCTGTTCTAGTGATGGACAAATATTTCATCAAAAAGCTTATTAAAAAAGCAGTGATAATCATTGGTATATTCGCCATCGCAATCAGTATTATCGCCTTTGCCACCTCTATGATGCACGAAGATAATATCGCATATGCGAATACGATGTGCGCAAATGAAGAAGACGTGTTCGACACAGTGTATCGTGAGGATTGTTTCAGAGTTTTGCAAGATAAGCAAACAGACGTGCTGTATTTGCTGGTTGACTATCGGACTGGATACACGATGACACCCCTTCTCAATTCAGATGGCACACCTCGCACGTCGATGGCGTTGCCAAAGTAGGCGCGAGGAGCGTATTGATATGAACGATTACATTGATATGAACGATTATGATGACGATAAATACCTTCCGAAATATGTGACCATGCGAGTCAATAGCGTCACAAATTTTCACAACGACTTTCGTGCAGTCTTAGCCGAAAGTCTTGAAAGGGACATTGTTTTAAACCTTATAACCAACAATAAAGATATCGATAAGGGATATGAATTTCATATCACGTTTGACTGGGATTAGGTGATGCTTATGAGTAACATGTGTGATGTTTGCGGAGACCCCGTTGAGTTTGACACTCCTGTAAAGTATGACAATGTAGACAAGCCATACCATTACGCTTCGCATGGACTTGAGACCATCGAGAAAATTGAGGCAATCATCGATGGTCTTCCCGCGCGAGAAGCGGCTATGCTTGCAAACATTATCAAGTATTCCGATAGGGCTGGTTTGAAGAACAGCGCAGAGGAAGACCTCGCGAAGGCCAACAACTATGCTCATCGACTCGTCTATAAACATTGGCGAGGAGATGGCGGCAAGGATTCTAACTGATAAATCTATATGCTAAAGGGGAAATGTATGTGAACGAACATAACGATTTGAAGAGCAGCACGGGAGAACCTACGTTGAAAGAAAAGATAGAGAAGATACTTTCAGATATACTTAGCGATAAACACGACGCTAAGATAAAAATAGAATTCGTTGCGAAAACGTAATAGTTTTATATATGAGTTGAAGGGCTAACGGAAAACCGTTAGCCCTATAGTGCTATAGAAAGGATTGATATGAATCAAAAAGAAACAAATGAGCAGATGCGTAATAAGCGTATAGGTGAACAAAACTATAATAATCAAGGTGAGTTGATGACGATTATCGATTATCGTGGCGCTTTTGATATAACGGTAAGATTTGAAAAAACCAAAAAGACAAAAGATTGCAGATATTCAAATTTTAAACGTGGTAAAGTTAAAGATAATTTTTTACCCGTTGTATCTGGTGTTGGATTTTTAGGGGACATAGACAAAGTAGACCCGAAAGACCGAGAAAAGGGTGGAGCATATAGAATATGGACTGATATGATAGCCCGTTGTTATGATAAAGTAAGGTATCCAAAATATAAAACATATAATGACTGTTTTGTGTGTGATGAATGGCATTGCTATGCAAATTTTAAAAAATGGTATGATGAAAACTTTTATAAAATAGATGATGAACAAATGTGCATTGACAAAGACATAATTATCAAAGGAAATAAAGTATATTCACCTGATGCATGTGTATTCGTACCTCAAAGAATCAATAAACTTTTTGTTAATAACAAAGCATGTCGTGGCGAATATCCTCTTGGTGTTTGTCTCATTAGCGGACACCAAGGTTTGTTCGCTGCAAGAATGAAAGTTAACAATAAAGATTCAAAATCAACATATCATCACACACCAGAAGAAGCATTTTATTCATATAAAAAAATGAAGGAACAAAGAATTAAAGATATAGCAAATGAATACAAAAACAGGATTCCACAGAAACTTTATGACGCTCTTTATGCATATGAGATTGAAATAACTGATTAACTTCAAGTTGTTGACAACCACATATAACGGAGTTAAAATGTAGTTGTCCTAGAATCAGGAACAACATAGAGGAGGCCATCATGAATGAAGATATTAAGAGCTGGTTTATTTAGTCGCGTCTCAACGGAAGACCAGAAGCGCCACGGTTTTAGTATAGCAACACAAAAAGAAGAGTTAGAAGAATACTGCAAAAAGAATAACATGCGCATAGTATCGCATTATTGTGACGAAGGTGTAAGCGCTGGTTTACCTTATAAGAAAAGACCAGAGATGATGAGACTGTTGAATGATATAGAAGCTAATAAAATAGACATTGTGCTCTTCGTGTCTTTAGACCGCTGGTTCAGAAGTATAAAACAGTATTACTTAGTCCAAGAGATACTTGAAAAACATGACGTTGTATGGAAGGCAACACGAGAAGATTACTCAACGGCTGACGCTAACGGTAGGTTCTCTGTTAATATATTTTTAGCGATAGCCGAACAAGAACGCAGCAGAACCTCAGAACGTATCAAAGCAGTTTTCGAACACAAGCGCAAAAACAGGGAGTCATTCTTTGGAGCAAACAGCATTCCGTTTGGTTATACAGAGCAGCTAGATGAGAATGGAGTCCGTCGTTTAGTAAAAGACCCAGAACTTGAAGAGGCTTTGGATATGTTCTTTCAAATAGCTGTTAAATACGAGAATGTATCCAAAGCCGCTAGAGATGTTAACTTGGAATACGGATTGACGAAGGCGAGACACAAGTGGATGGAGCTGTCTAAGATGGAGATATACACTGGCACATATCGCGGTGTTAAGGATTATTGCCCAGCGTATATATCAAGAGAGGATTGGCTACGATTAAACAATCGCAACAAGATAAAGGCCAATACGAAGAACAACAGGGTATATCTATTTACTGGTTTGATAGAATGCCCAATGTGCCACAACAACATGCGCGGCACGTACTGTTCACAGAAGCGTAAGAGCGGAGAGACTGTTGAGTATTACAGCTACAAATGTGAATACAAGACGGCGCATATATGTGACTACAAACACACAATATCACAGTTGAACATAGAAAAATTCCTATTAGACAATTTGGAAGACTTACTTAAAGGCGAGATAGCCAATGTAGAAATAGAGAAGAAAAAGAAAAGACCAAAACCCAAGACCAATGTGTCGGCATTGAAGGAAAAGTTAAGACGTCTTGAGGTCATATACATGACTGGAAACAAGAGCGACGAAGAGTACATCACAGAAGCCAAGCAGATAAACGACGCTATCAAGAAGGCTGAAGCTGAGACGCGCAATGCGGCAGATGATAGAGACTTGACCAATATCAAGGATATTCTATCTACTGATTTCAAGTCGATATATAACACACTTTCCCCAGAAGACAAGAGACGGTTTTGGCGCACGTTGATAAAGAGAATATATATAAACGGCAATAGAGTTGAACATGTTGAGTTTAATTAATGCCTGTTGAATAAGACATATAAGATATATTACCCACCTAAACGGTGGGTTTCGTTTTGCCAATGATGTGTATGGCTTAACACACCCTCTTCTGTCGATGGGGTACGGTAAAGCCATACATATGAAACCCGCGCCACATAAGGGTTTTGATAAACCAGGATGTATAATTGTTATCTACACATTGGCATTTAGACTAATTACCAACACTAATCGACAATATGTGAACAATTGATTCGGCGTAAAAAAAGGATGGTAATCCATCCTAAAAAAAAAGATAGCATACATACCATCGTAAAAAAAAGGATGATAAAACACTGTCATTAAGACAGTATTTTATCATCCAGTAACATATAAAAAGCTCTGCAAAAAAAATAACAACGTGTTAAATAAATAACACAATCATTATCATTATCGAGCTTTAATCATCATTGTATGAAGCTCAGACACCTTGGTGTTGGTATCTCTTATAGTGTCACCCATAGCTCGGCTGCGAAGCTTGCTTTCTTCCAGTTGTGCCATGAGCGCAGACATCTGTGCAACTTGGCTGTCGGATGAACGAGTAAGACTTTCAAGAATCTCGTTCTGCTTTCCGATTACCTCTGTGCGCTGCTTGTCTGCTTGAAGCTGCCGCTCAAACTCTTGAGCCTTGCGTTCTTCGCGTTGATATTCTATCTTGAGTTTTTCAGAGAACTCGGCAACTTTCTGGTTCTCTTTCATGGTCTCAATCTCAAGATTCTTTAAGGCAACCTCTTTATCGCATTCCGCCTTGTGGGTCTTGATTCTCTCGAACATGGGTACGCTCTTAACTGCAACAAAAGCCAAGATACCCAAGATGCCGAGAGCGAGACTGACGACGAATAAAAATTCTGGTGTGAGGCCGTTGATGTAATTCTCGACCATATTATCGCTCGGCATTGGCATAGTCAACTAGCACCTACCTTTATATGTTTTATGTTGTTAAAATACATTCATATCATACGAATAGCGTTCATATTCCGCACAGCCTCACCTATCTTAGCTATTAAGCGACCTCGACCCAGCCATACACGCTAGGTTCCCAGACGTTGGCATCTACGGTTGACTGCCAGTTTTTGCCCTTGTGTGAGACCTTGTCGCCCTTCTTGTACGCATCGTGACCACCAGTCGGCTGCTTCCATGCGGGGTACTCGCTAGGTTCAGGCTGCGGTTCAGGTTCTGGTTCCGCACCACCATCCTCAGTCCAGCCATATACACTAGGCTCCCAGACGTTGTTGTCGATATCGGAAACCCAAGTCTTGTCCTTGTGAAGAACTTTTTCGCCCTTGACATATGCATCGGTTGCACCGAGCGGCTGCACCCAAGGATACATACCGTTCACAGGCTCTCCGATGCGCTTGTAGAGGCTGACGGCCTTGTCAGGGGTATGGTCTGCTTGAGCCTTGGTAACATCTTGAAGGACGCGATACAGGTTGCCATCGTAGCGCAAGACATCCTTGGTCTTATAATCGGCACTGACGCGCCACTCATCGAACAAGGTGGACATCTCGACAACCTCGCTGTCGCTCATGAGCTTTGCATTCGCGCGAGCCATGAACATGATAGCCTTGTTCATCTGCATCTGCTGAGCGCCAGCTGCGGCACCCTCGGCCTTTGCTTTTTCAATCTCATCAAGCTGCTCAGGAGTGTAGGGTGTATAGACACCGTACTCCCATACATCGTGGATGTCCTGCTCGTGAGGCCAGTCCTCTGCGACGATTCCATCGTAATGCTCGACGATATCGCCGTCCTCATCATAGGTAGCCCAGTGACCCTGCTCCTCGACATCGACGACCTCTTCGACATCCTTGCCGCCAGTCTCGGGATACTCGCGGATTGTCTCATAATGAGACTGCTTCTCGACATCAACGACGTACTTGTGGACGATGTTGATAGTCTTGTTCTCGACTGTGCCCTTGTCATAATCGAGGTTCTTTACGATGCCGCCATTATTATCAAAAACAATCATATGTACACCTCTTAATTCAGATTATCATGGTAAAATGATATGGCTATATGGTTAAAATTGGATATGAGATAAAATATGTAGTGTATCTCCGTGTGGAATGCACGCTATTCTATGGAGATTACGCACTACGCCGCCACGCATACAAGCTTTGATATTTCGGCATGTTATTGTGCGAACCAGTACCGCCAGTGTCACCAGTGTAATAGCCGTAACCACCGTAAGCGACGACGACCCTATCCTTGAAGCCAGCATTCTGAGCCAAGCCATAGCCCTTTGCCTCAGAGCCAGTGATGTGAATACGGGCATCGTGCTTATGCGCTGGCATCTCACCAGAAGACAGCTTGTGCGTATTGCTGCCGCCAGTAGCGGTGCTTGCGTTGTAGTAAGGGAACACGCCCTTCAACTCAGTCCAAGTGCCACCCAAGATGGAAGCTGGAGACGTGTTGGTATAACTCGTCCACACATAGCCGACTTTGAAGACATCAGATAGGAGATATTTCTTGATGGCTGCTGGCAGGTCGGTTACAGATGAGGACTTATGCGTGTGTGAAGATGATGCATATCCATCGTGAGTATGCTCCTTAAGGGCATAATCATCGTGCGTATGAGAAGTGATGGCGTATTCCGTGTGCTTATGGTCTACATCGGCCTTGTCAGGATGCGTATGGGAGGCGTCTGCTTTACCAGATAGTTCGCTTTTATCTGCCTTATCTGATAATTTGCTTTCAACCAATGCCACACCAGAAGACAATGCGTATTCCGCATGAGTGTGGTTTGAGGCAGCGTATTTACCGTCAAGTCCACTCATACTCTTTTTGACAGACTTCATATCCAACTCAAGCGCATCCAAGTCATCGCTGATGCAACGGTTCGTATCTTGACCGCGCCAAATCTCATCGGATGAAAAACTTGGAACAAAATTCGGATTTGCCATATTGAACTCCCATCTTTTAATAGAGCGATGACATTGTTTAATGTCATCGCTCATAGGACTTATAAAATTACATTTGATAACATTATTTTGTTATATTGTGTATATTGTTTATTGTGTTTTTGCAACAATAAAAGAACTTTAAATACAGCATACATTTGTGTCCAAAAGAATATTGATATGCTAAAATGCAACTCTACGCTTTGTGTTGTTCGACACGCTATTGTTTTGGCCGTACTCGAACTCCATGTCGGCCACCATTCGGGAAGGATTGCATCATATCCACATTGACCGCGTATAGATTCCGTGTATATCGAATCGCCTTACAAGTTCTTGAACCCTTGGTTGGTACAAAAAAGCCCGATGTCACAAGTGTTGGTTGGGGCTGAATTGCGAGGCAAATCATTATTTTGCGAGAGCAATCAGCACATCGTTGTAAACAAACGAGTCATTAAGTGACAGGGATTTTTCTGTTTCCACATTGATTGTGGTACTTACCCAACTGGTACCTTCGCCCGATACCATAGGATTGCTAAATTTAATGATTTTATCGCCGCCAAGACTGTGAAACGCCAACTTTTTATACGCACCTGGAATTTTGATTGTGCCAAAATACCCGTCAAAAGGTGTGCCTCTGACACGCACGCTCATTTCCTTAATAAATAGCAGCGCGAACGCATTCTTGACGGCAACAAAGCCAGTATTCCAAGCATACAATTCCCCCATTTTTGAAGAGCTGTTTCCTGGAGTGTAAGCATCGACAAGGCCAACTGATGCCTCAATGTCCTTCAAAGATAATTTGCCGCTCAGTGCATCGTCAAGACCGCTTACCTTTGAAACGGGCAACATTCCATAAGCAGAAGCCATATTGGGACGAACGAAATCCACGACCCAGAATGCACCGTCGTACATGACGTTCACTGGCTTACCAGCTGCAAGCCAATTCGCCTCAGCACCAGTAACGGTTGATTGTGTGCTATTAGACAACCTCTGTCTAATTGGTTTCGCACCGAGATTGTTGACGTTGAGAGTAGGGGAGACAGCGGTACTAACAACATTTGGAATCATGGTGAAACTGATACCTGCAACCAAGCTTGTTATTCCTGGGACGGTGGCGGTATATGCAGAACCAGTCCCGCCAGATGCAATTGGGTTGAGGCCAATAGCACCACGAATGCCATCTGCACTTGTTGCACCTGTGCCACCACGAGCAATCGGAAGGGTGCCAGATGTGATGTTGGCGGCAGAATGGTTGTGGGAACTTGCCGCATATGAACCTCTTGGTTGATACAATGAGTCCGTCTTGCTCTTTATATAAGACCACAGCTTACTAGCAGTTATCAAACGAAGACGGCCTTTGTCTTTGTTCGTTGTATGATTATACGGAGCCGCTATGACAGAAAGCGTCGTATCGGTCACAGTCGTAAACTCAGTATCATCCATCGCGGCAAACAGATTATTCTGAGCCGCCTTATCATTTGATGCACCCGTACCACCTCGTCCGATAGGGAGCGCACCAGAAGTGATATTATCCGCACTATGAGTATGAGATGCAGATGCCTTTCCAGCAAGGACAGCATCTAATCCTGTTATCTGCGCTGTTGGATGAGTGTGTGAACTAGATGCCTTTCCATCCAAAGCCGTCTTCACGGCCTTGTTCTGAATCGCATTTGTCGAAGTGCCGTTCAGACTCGAATCGACGATTGTTTTATTCGCACCAGTGGCAATACCATCGAGCTTGACCTTATCATTGGCTGACATAAATCCATCTTGAGTAGTAGTCGCAGCTGAATGCTTGTGGTTCTTAGCCGCGAACCTAGAAAGGATATTCGCAACAAGCTTATTGAGACCAACGGTGTCTAAATATTTCTTAGACAAGATACATCACCTCTTTAAATTATTTATATAAACAATGAACACAGGACATAGCTGCATAAAATGCATAGTTCGCATAAGATATATGCAAACTATGCCCTGTGTAAACTAATCATATGAATTAATTACAGTACCTCGTGTCTGTTTCCATTATTGTCGTACACCCAAAAAATTGCGTAATGGTGATTCCCCGCATCATCGTATATGCTGCAAATACCATCTCTGCCAGTGCCATCTGCTTGGTACACTTTGACGACACTCGCCTTGAGCTTCCACACGGCGTACAGTGTGGAGTCGCCCTCCGTGGAATACGTATCTCCTGGCTCATACTCAACCTCGCCACCAGCGCTCGTAGCCCACCCAAGGAACTCGTAGCGCCTTGCAGTCGGCACATCGCTCGGCAACTTCACTGATACGAAATGCGTCTTGGTGAATGAAGACGGCATATTCGATACGGCTTCGCCTAGGTTAGCGTTGAACGACACGGTATATTTCTTAGTCGTGAAGTTCAGTACTACTGACACGTTGCCAGCAGGGACGGTACCAGATAATGCAGAGCCAGATGAACCAGTGTAGTTATATCCAGTGTTGGCTTTGACATCCTGAATCTTGTATGGTGTCTGGTAGTTATGCTCTTGCCAATAATCGGTTGCGTCGTTCATTGCCAGTGAGTTGTTGATGTAGATGTCGAATGTTCCCATTGGCGAAGTACCGCTTTGATGCTCGCCGTCAAGCGTTCCATTCACGTCGATGTAGTACTTGTTGATAGTCCATTTAGCCGTGATTGTCCTGTTAGATGTCACATTCGTATACGAACCGTCCCAACCAGCAAACGTGTAGCCTGTGCGAGTCGGTGCGGTCGGCGGGGTTGCATTATCGCCATAGTTCACAGTCTGCGTCTTGAGCGTGGTGCCAAGACCGTTGACGAACTTAACGGTATAGGTATTAATCTCCCATACGGCATAAAGATTTAGATTTGAATCTCCACCATAATGCTGCCCCGGTTTATACGCGACACTTCCGCCAGAAGACGTAGCCCAGCCTTGAAACGTGTAACCAGTTCGTGAAGGTGTGGCACTGGAAATATGAAAATCGCTTTGACCATACCATCTCGTCTGATTGCCCGGAGCGTCAGTACCGCCATTAGCGTTATAAGAGATTGTGTAGCTTGCAAGACTTGGAATCCACGCACTGTGCTCGTCAGACCATTTATCACCGTTGGCATATCCACCATCAGACATGACTCTTGCAGAGTATCGAACGTTATGACCGCCCCTGCTTTTTTGTATGATATAGTTATGTGAGCCTATGAACGTTCTGCCGTTCTTGCCAGCCGGACGAGTATCGATATTTTTCCTGGGGAAAGTCACCATGCCACCATCGTTACAAGAAACATAACCAGTCATATACATAGAGTAATCCCAGTTGTTATTCCTAAAATAACAGTTTACCCGAAGCGTAGCAGTCGTGTTGGTTTGGGACACGACAGACGCATCGGACTCTACGCTCCAATCGTATTTACCCATGCAACCACCACCTAATTAATCTGTATATAAATGCTATTCGGCGTTCCCTTCGCAGGGGCCTCAGCTGTTCCCCAGGTGATACCAAGATTATTCAAAGCCGCAAAAGCGGTGGTAGCGCCAGTGCCGCCCTTGTTCACTGGAACGGTGGGTAGACTGCCAACAGGGACGACACCGTGAAGGTGAGTCGCATCAGGCGCTTGCATATCAATTACCCAGCTGGTACCATCATAGAACACCTCGACGGGTTTGCCCTTGGCGAACATATCATTTGATGCAAGGGCGATGGTATTCGTCAATCCACTGGAAAGGCGCTGCTTAATCGGCTTGGCACCGAATCCATTTACATCCAAAGTGGGAGATAGAGTGGTGCAGGTGACATGGGGGACGATAGTGAAGTTCACACCGACAGTCAGAGCATCGATAGCCTTGACATCCGCCTTATACGCGGCACCAGTACCAGTAGTCGTCACTCCCAGCGCAAGCTCTCGAACTGCCTCATCGTAAATCTCGTATCCATTGAGAGACTTCATAATCGGGATTCTGCGCCAAATTGCGAACAGCGATAGATTCGCATTGGCATTGTATATGCTGCCACCCGCATACTGCACTTCGCCAGATGCAGTGGTAGACCAACCCAAGAATTCGGAGTTAATCTTCTTTGGCTTCGCCGTCGTGATATTCACGCTCTTGCCGTATTCCTTGCTCTGGTTTGCGGGAGCATCATAGCCGCCATTTGCGTTATACGTGATGGTATAGGTGATAATCTTCCAAATCGCATAAAGAGTCACATTTGCGTTTGCGGTATAGCTTTGGTTTGGCTGGTACTGCACAGAACCAGAAGAAGACGTAGCCCAACCTTGGAACGTGTAACCTTGGCGTGTTGGTTTCGTCGCAGACAAATTAATTGCAACACCCCAAGTCTTAGTATGGTCTTGCGGAGCGCCAGAGCCGCCATTCGCGTCATAGGAGATGGTGTATGTGATAATCTTCCAGACCGCGTATAGCGTCACATTGGCATTCGCAGTGTAATTGGCTCCTGGCTGATACTCAACCGTGGTGTCATTTGCGGTAGACCACCCTTGGAACACATGCCCGTCTCTAGTTGGGCGAGTCGCAGAAAGGGCAACTGTCTTGCCGTACTCCTTTGTCTGCGTATTTGGAGCGCCCGTGCCGCCATTGGCATTATATGTAATCGTATAGGTGATGATTTGCCATACGGCGTATAACGTAACGTCCGCGTCAGCAGTATATGTAGCGCCAGCCTGATATGCGACAGTGCTGCTGCTCTTTGATGTAGCCCAGCCCTGAAAGGTGTATCCCTGACGAGTGGGGACTGTAGTATGCAGCTTGATGCTCTGACCGTGTTCCTTGGTCTGGTCTGCGGGAGCACCTGTACCGCCGTTTGCATCATATTTGATTACCAATGGACGAGGCTTCCAAACGGCGTAGAGAGTTGTGTTGGCGTTCTCAGTGAAACTCGCACCTGCCGCGTAGTCGATTGCGTAGTTGCCGCTGGACGGCTCCCTCTTTGTCTTGCTCCAACCCATGAACACATAATCAGTTCTAGTGGGTTTCTGGCTTGAGAGAATAAGCGTCTCATTATGCCACTTGGTCTGAGCGGCGGGTGCGTTCTCGCCGCCGTTGGCGTTGAATGTCACGGTGTATTTATCTTTTGCTGGAATCGCCAGCTCAACAGATACCTCATTGTCAAGTGGATATGCTGCGACATTTGGTTGTCCGCCAGTGTCTTGACCTACGGACTTAACGAAAGCTCTGAGCGTCTGCTGTTCATGGGTCTTCATAACAGTCCACATTTTATAACGCTGGCAAATATTATCTGCATAATTTATAACCTCTGGACTTGCCGTGTCATCTTGAACGATTTCACCGTTAAGCTCATAACCTAGAATCGTCTTTACAGCCCATCCAGATACGCCGCCTTTGACACTATAAACAGACGACCCTATGCGCAATCCAATGCTGTCTGGTTTTGTTAATGACGGGTCGTATTCTTTCCACGCCGATATCTTTGTAAATACTTCACCTAAATTATTATAATTTACAGATGTGGCTTTTTCTGCTTGAGGAAACTCAGGCACTCTGGTATTTATATTCTTATTATCATTCATACTAAATACACCTCCTAAGCCTTATTCACGATGATGGACATATTGCAAACCCCATGACCATCATCCGTAATCTTCATACCCATACCGTTCTCAAGCATCATCTTGCGCATCTCTTCCTCAATCTTAGCAGCGGTTTTGCCGGCGACATCAACGGTATTGGTATACACACCAAGGGTGTCGTCCTTAATCTGCTGCGCATCTGCTATGATGCCGTTGCCGACACGCTCAAACTCTGCCTTCTGAGAGTCGATGTACTCGACGGCTTCGGTCTTGACGCTATCGATATACTGCTCAATCTTATCTGCCGTATTCGCCGCGACACCCACAGTATCTTGGTAAATCTTGTTTGTGTCGTCCTTGATTTTCTGAGCCTGAGCAACGATGTCCCGACCCGTCTGCTCGAACTCAATACGCTGACCAGAGATGTAGCTGATGGTGTCGTTCTTAAGGCCTTCGATTTCAGAGACGGCATCGTTCTTGGTGTTCGTGATGAAGTTCTGAGCGTCTTCCTTGACAGCTGTGATGAACTTCTCGGACTTGTTCATCGAATCGATGACTTCGTTTTTCTTATCGTTGATGTCCTTTATCGTCTCACCCTTGAGGTTGGCGATATCTGTCTCGATTTCCTGCTTTATCTTCTCAGCGGTGATTCGCTCGATGTTCTCGACATAGAGATAATCGCTCGGTCGGTCGCGCTTGCGCACTGGAATCTCGCTGTATAGGATTGTCTTCTGTGAAGATACATGCCTTGAGTCGGTGAGGTATACGTACACCTGAATTGGATACGGTTCCTGAAGAAGGATGTTCGGCACGGGAGCCGTGATGGTATCCCTATTGGACACGACGGAGCGCACGACATATGCGTCCTTCGTTTTTGCATTTGAGTAATGGAACTCTGGGGCTATGTTGAGATAGTCCTCATCGCAACCATCTAAGTTGATTACGATTTTCTGGTCAACATCCCATTGAAAGAAATTATATATGGTGTTGCCATATATGTCTGAACAATTAATTTCGTACATAAGATTCGAAACCTCCTTAGATTGATTGTGTTAATTATGATTGATTACACTTGTTGTACTTGTTATTTCTGCTATATGCAATGTCATTGTATCGGCAATAAACCATCATGTCATATACTAGTTCCGTATTTTAATGCGGGAACTTCTGTTGGCGGCAACAATACGCACACTCTTACTGGCGGTCAAATTCCAGAACATTCTCACAACGTATCACATAATTTCACCGTATCTGGCAATGGAGGCAGCGGTGCGTCAGGCATACCGGGCGGACAACCATCTTGGGGGGCAAATGGCGCGAACACAGGATGGAATACACCTGCTGACTGGTTTCGTGTTGGCGGTGTATATGGGTCGTTTGGCGGTTCGCACAACAACATGCCAGCCTACCAAACATTATATGCTTGGCGTAGAACCTCATAGAGTTCACGCATTAATTCTATCAATGAAATGCCGAGCCATCATCACGCCGCAGATTGGTCTAATTACCCAGCGAATAACGTGAACAACTCTGGCACCATCCCGTTCGGCACAATGCCAGTCGCCACGACTAGCATCGGAAATATCAAGAGCACGGGCGGCAATGCTTCGCACAATAACATGCCAGCATACCAAACCCTTTATGCATGGAGACGCACGGGATAGTATCAACCTGTTCTACGCCACGCATATAACGTTTGATAAGCAGGCATATTGTTGTGCGCGGCTCCGCCACCAACGCTGTCGCTACGATTGTCTGATGCATATTGGTCAGCCGAACCAACAGAATAGCTCCAATCATTGACGTTCCAGTTTTTTCCGTATCTTAAACTAACACGATGCGCATGGCTCGGCATTTCGTTGATAGAAAGCGTGTGTGAGTTCGAGCCACCCGTACTAGTTCCCGCATTAAAATACGGAAAGCGTCCGGTAATTGCAACCCACGAGCCACCGAAGAGGGAGGCGGGGGAGGTCGATGACCAGCTGATGTAGACGGCACCAACGGGATACACAATTTTTCCTATGTTTACTCCGCCAGAAGAGATGCCAAGTGAGGTTTTCATTTGTTGTTTGCTCATAGACTTCAATTCGCTCCCGTTCCAAACGGCAAACCAGGTGGCGTCTTGCGCACCATCAGCAGAATAGTTAAAGGTGATATCTCTGCCATCACCAGCGTCTTTAATGCTGTTGTGCGTATGAGAAGAAGACGCATAAGAGCCTTTGGGTTGGTATATGGAATCACACTTCGCCTTTACCCAGCTCCACACCACAGACATCGGTCGTTTATGGGCTGTGCCGCTGTTTGGAACTTGACAAATCAAATAGTCATTATCAGTAGCAGTAGTCGCCCCTACTGCCAAACTATCTATTAAGTGACTCGCAGCATCAGAAGAATTGGTGCAACCCGTACCGCCATTCGCGACTGGAAGCGTACCATAGGCAGATGTCATGTTCGGTCTTACGAAGTCCACGACCCAGAATGCACCGTCGTACATGACGTTCACTGGTTTACCAGCAGCAAGCCAGTTGTCAGTGGCTCCTGTAGCTGTCGATTGAGTACTGTTTGAAAGTCGCTGCCTAAGCTGCTTGGCACCCAAACCATTCACATTGAGAGTGGGCGAAACCGTGGTGCTCACAACATTTGGAATCATGGTAAAGGTAGCACCAGCAGTAAGAGCCTTGATGTGGGAAACGGTAGCCGTATACGCAGAACCAGTACCAGATGTAGTGACTGGTGTTTGCTTGACTTGCTTCTTATCAAGTTCGGTTTGCAGATTGGTAACTTGAGCTATAGTATGGGTGTGACTTGAAGGCGCTTTACCTGCAAGTGCAGCATCAAGACCTGACACCTGAGTGGTAGTGTGCGTATGAGAAGTTGATGCTTTTCCAGCCAATGCGGAATTCACAACCTTATTCTGTACTGGATTAACAGAAGTAGAACTTAAAGATGAATCAACAATCGTCTTATTTGCGCCAGTGGCAACGCCATCTAACTTAGACTTATCAGCAGCAGACATGAAGCCAGCAGCAGAAGTTGTTGCAGCAGAGTGGCCGTGTGATACAGCTGCTTTACCGTCAAGTGAAGACTGAAGGTTTGTTATGTTGCCAATCGTATGAGTATGGCTAGATGGAGCCTTACCAGCAAGCTTGCTATCAACTTCGCTTTCTGTATAATATCGGTCATCATGAGTGTGTGAAGACGGAGTAAATGAACTTGGCTTACCCGCTACACCGCTCCAAGGAACGGAGCTTGCAGACGCGGCGTTACCAGATAGAGCACCTGTGAATTTATTTGCGACAACATTGCCGTCATCACGAATAGACATCAACTTTGTAAACTTAGCGCCGCTATCAGTTGACTGAGAAAAGACAAACGTATCCGTACCCGCATTGGCATCGTCCAGAATCTCAAACTTCTGATGATATGTTCCACTATTTTGAACAATAGAACCAGCACTGCCATTGCCAAGAGTAACGTTTTCAGAAAGTTTATTTAGAGACGCACTGCCGCCAATGGGTGAAAATTTGCTGTTTGCCTCTGACTCTGTATAGTATCTGTCATCATGCGTATGACTCTTATCAGCCTTTCCAGCAAGGGCAGAATCCAGTCCTGTTACCTGAGATGTCGTATGCGCATGGGATGATTTCGCATATACACCATCATGATTATGCGTTTTTGGAGACGCATAGTTCCTGACGAACGATATAATCAAAGATGAAAGATGTCCCAAGCCAGTGTCATCAAGATATTTCTTAGATGTAGCCTTGCTTACAGCGGACAACGTGGCAATGTCATCATCGTTTTTTTTTTTTTTTTCTGAGAGCATTCACCCAAACACCTCCAAAAAATAATGATATGTTTAAACACATTATCTATATTGAACATATTGTCTATATATAACGGCCTTGTTAACCGTAATTGTTTTCAAAATAAAAAATAAAATAAAGCAGGGGACAGCTACAACCATCCCCTGCAAACAAATTAAATCAACGTTCCATATCGATTGGAACAATTGGTCACGTCGGCATCTAAGCCTTGGCGGACTCATCCTTCTTCTCGATAATCATCTTGAACTGGTCATACAGACCAGATGCGGCGATACCGCTCATCATACCAGCGACGACAAGCTGAGGCGTAGCGACCCAGTTCGCGTCCCACAGAAGCACGACCACGCCAGTAAGGGCGCAGATGGCGGGAATAAAGCGATTCACCTCGGTATTGGTGATTATGTTCCGCACCACGTAGCCCACGCAAAGCGCAGCGACGAGGGCGATTACCGCAATATAATCATTCAGAAACTCCATGATTCACACTTCCTTTTTCTACGATGTTTTAATCTTTTAAAGAAGCTGGTTTACACGACGCTGAACCGCATCTGGGTCATAGCCAGCTGCGCGTAGACGGCGTGCGCGGTCTGGGCCATTGCCATAATCGCCACGGATGACGGCACGGGCAACGGCATCTAGGTTCTGAGCTGGGCGAGACGGAGCGCCACCACCGAGAATTTCATTTACGCGCTTCTGAACGGCATCGTAATTCGCACCGAGAGCACGTTTACGGGCATCGCCAGAACCATACTTGCCAGCGATTACATCACGCGCCATCTGGTCGATGTTTGGAGCTTGAGGCTTTGGAGCAGAGCCGCCACCTGCACCGCCATTCTTGATAAGATAGTCGTTTGCATCGACCTTGCCAGTTGCCTTGCCGACTGCGACATAGCGCTTATTCCCGCTGCCGCCAGTATATCGACCCCACACATAACCGTCTGCAATCTTATACCAGTCATCTAGGGTGACGGTCATCCCCTTGCTATAAGACGCGACGGTTCCAGAATTGACTGTGGGTGCCGTGCGAACATTAAGAGAAGGAGCCATGCAGGTGTAAACGCCGCCAAAACCAGTTCCGACATGTTCGGAAGAGTTGGGTTGTGGGGCTGGAGACGGCGCGGGTGATGGGGTTGGGGCAGGGGAGGGAGCTGGCGCGGAACCACCAGCGGTCATAGCGTCATACCACTCCTGAGCACGCTTGATGTAAGAATCCTTGTAGGTGGTGGCGAGAGGGCCTGGACAATTAGTCGCGGCAAAGTCACGGTGCATACGGACGTTCTTGCCCCACTCGGGACGCCCAAGCTTGAACTCGATGCACAGGGCTGCGACGAGATGTGCGCCAGTCTCACGGCAAGCATCGGTGATTACATCGCCACGGTTGGAGTGCTCGATGGAAATAGACTTGCAGTTCGCATCCCAATTGCCGCAGCTCCAACTAGTGTCCCTATCCCAAACAAGCTGAGCGCACTTACCATTGGAGTCAATAGCGTAATGCGCAGACGCCTGACGGTTCTGCCAAACAGAATAATAGCCTTCAAGGCTCAAATCACCAGCTGCATAATGTGGTACGATGAACTCGACCTTGCGACCAGAGCGACCTGCACTGAAGTGCTTATTTAGAATCAGATTCTTATCTGCGTTGAGGTTCTTAAAATCCATATTTACTCACCCTTTCCCATAGAAGAAAGCTCTTTATCCATGTCTTCTGTGATATCGACATCGACGGTCTCGATGACTTCGGTATTTTTGTTTTCATCCATTTGAATCCATCCTTTCTGCAAAATCATTAGAAATATACAAACAAAAAGAGGAGCCGATTTAACAGCTCCTCTCTTAAAATACATATATTTAGTTGTGCTATTATGCTGAATTCTTTATTCGGCGCAACTCACCGAAATCATAAAAGACGCCATCCTTGTGTTCGGCATTGCGAACAGTAGAGGCGTCTATATCGTATTCAATCCACGAATGGTTTGGGTATTCATTGAAGTACTGGCGGGCGTGTTTTAACATTTGAAGCAGAATGAAGTCGGAAGGCAACAGGTCTTTAGATGATATGATGCGCATTTGCTTATATCCTTCGCGCTTAATAACGCTGTCTCTGATAATTTCTTTTCTTTTAAACTCGTCTTGTGTCTCATGTCCTGTAACAACATTAAGGTTATGCCCGCCACCATCATACTCGACAATAAGATTGTAATCTTGCAAATATATGTCTGCATTGTAATATTTAATGGGATAATTTAGAACCCCATTATAAAGGCCGCATATATATAGCTGCTGAGTTGACGCTTTTTGAGAAGAGTTTTTATACAGAGTTTGTGCCATCTTCTCACGAACCTTTGGCGATTTTGCAGGAGAATCTACACCATAATGCTCTATATATGTTTGTTTACGTTTTCCTAACACCTCTGGAGATTGAGATGGATAATTGTATCCTGTACGCTGATAAAAGCTATCAAATGCTTTGTCAAAAAATACTTTGCCATAATCTTTGCCATATCTTTCTGCGCATGTGTTTTTGGCTATTTCCACAAAATCTCTACGTTGTAATATATGATTTACTCCATAACGCTCCATCATGGTGTTTCGCATCTTTTCTTGACACTCTTCTGTTTTCGCATAATTTTCTACACCATATCTCAACACGCTTACTTCTTTTGCCTTTTGCGTAAAGCATTTTCTACAAGCAATCTTATCTATGTCTTTGATTCTTTGGTTATAGTTATTGTATGTCATATGGAGGACTTCATTGTTACAATAATCGCATAAAACACTAACTTCTGCGCGACTACCACTTTGCAAATCTTCTATGCTAACAATAATTGGTTTTGAAAAATCATACACGTATTCTTTCTTGTGTTTTCTTTTGTATTCTGGCGAAGCCTTTTTCATCGGTATATCATATCCTAAATTTTTATAATGATTCACATTATAACCATTTAGCTTTACTTCTACTTCTTTCGTTAGTAACATTTTTATCTTCTTTCGTCCTTGTGTTTATGTATTCAAAGATGCAGTCAGACAGTTCTTTGGACTGCTTGAACACATATACATCTTTTCCCTTGACTTTCAAGTTATGGTTGATACGCAGAATTCTAAATCCATGCATCATAAGGTATCCTGCTAGTCTAAGAGATTTTACATATTCGTACTTCATGTTTATACCCTTTTTTATAAATGTGTATACGCAAAAATTACGTATACACATTTTCTACACAATTATTAATTAAGCCAAGCTGAATAAAGCGTCAATTTCATCGACGCTGATGGGCTGGAACTCGCCAATCTTAGTATCGGTGTACGCCTTGGCGCTGGTGAGTGCGCCATCCCAAGCGGCAATCTTGCCGTCAGTCACCTTATCAAGAGCAGCGGCATTCGCGTGGGTGTGCTTGGCGGTGAACGCAGCATCCCAGTTTGCAACCTTACCAGCGGTGATACCGTTTAAAACCTCGGCGTTAGCGTGAGCGTGAGCCTTGCCTTCAAGGGTGGTAATCTTGCCCTCGGCAGCGGTAACACGAGCACCAATCGCATCAGATGCGGTCTTGACCTTGCCGACCTCGGCATCGGTATACTTCTTGGCATCTGCGACCGCGCCAGCCTTGGCGGTGTTGGCCTTGTTCTGAGCGTCGGCGGCGGCAGCGGTGATTGCAGCCTGCTTGGCGGCTTCGATTAGGCTGGATACAGAATCCTCGCCCTCACCGAACTTGCCCTCTAGCGTGGTGATACGACCACCAAGGCCAGACTCAGCAGACTCGGCGCGGGACTTCTCAGCGGCAACGGACTTCTCAAGAGCGGCCTTGACCTCGGCGATATAGCCAGTGATATCCTTGGCGGTGACACCCTCGGAAGGAATCGTACCGATGAGGGTCTTAAGCTTCTCGATGGCGCTGTTCATAGCGGCAGCGTCATTGGGGTGCTTCTGAATCCAGTCGGCAATCTCCTTAAGGGTGTTAAGGGTCTCGTCAGCGGTCTCGGGGATGAGCTGTGCGGCAAGCTCCTCATTGGCGATTACACGGATGGACTTGCCCTTGTCAGCGCCCACAAGCTGGTCGATGGTGGCCTTGTTGGCAGTAGCGGCACCCTGAGCCTTATCGACGGCACCCTGAAGGGCGGTGTCCTTCTCCTTTAGACCAGAGATGTCGGTGGTGTGCTGACCAACGGTGGCCTGAAGCTGCTTAAGCAGGGTGTCTGAAGCCATGCTCTCGGTCTTCTTGTCAACGTAGGCGACAACGGTGGCAACGCCAGAGTCCTCGGGAAGAGTGCCGACTAGGGTCTCTAGGGCATCGACTTCGCCCTGAGCCTTATCAGCAGCGGCCTTGGCAGCGGCAGCATCGGCAACGCCCTTGTCAGCGGTCTTCTTGGCCTCGGCAACGGCGGCATTTACCTTGGTAATCTCGCCATCGGTGTAACCCTTGGCCTCCTGAACAGCCTGAGTCTTCGCGGTGGTAGCGGAGCCAGCGGCATCGTAATTTGCGCCAAGGCTGTCGGCATACGCCTTTGCACCCTGTAGGGTGGTGGCATCCTTGGCATCGACAGCTGCCTTGAGCTTGGCGTCATACTTCTTCAAGCCCTCAAGCTCAAGATATTTCTTAGTAGTTACTTCTGGCATATCAATACCTCCTGTATTTGTTTATATTTTTTATTTCATTTCAAGCTATTGTGTTTTGCATATGAAAACTAAGGAAATAGCTTGTTGATATCCTCGTCTGCGATATTGACAATATTCGTCTTATCGGCCACGACGACATACTCACTAGTCATATCATCCCAAATTGAAATGGCCTTATTCGTCTTATCGATATAGACCTTTCCTGCACTGCCAAGCCCTGGAAGCTCATCGCAGATGAACACTGTGCTGTCTCCAGTTGACGTGACCTTAATCCATTTTCCAGAATAGTACCAGAGACACGCCGTCTCGATGACGAAGTAGTACTTTCCGTCAATCGGACTCTCAATAGAAGTCCTATCCACGTCTTTGGCAAGCTCGATTATCTGGTTGTAAAATACGCGCTCGCCCTTGTAGTCCATGGCGAGTCTGCCCTTGTCGTAGACGAATACGAGCTGACCGTCCTTGATTGTCAAATCCTTGAGTCTGTCAGAGGTGGTGGCTATGATTTTAGCCATAACCTTAGTGTCTAAAGTCATTCATAGCCCTCCTTAGAACTCTATAATCTCGATACCGCCCACACTGGCGTTCTTAATCTTCTCATCGGTCTCAACCTTTGTATAGGCGTCTGTGATGCCGTAACCTCCGATTGTCGTTGACTTATCGGCCTTGCCATCCAGCTTGGTGTTGATTTCCAAGATGGATTCGTCTACATCTGAAAACACCTTGACCCAATCAGACCCGTTCCAGATACTACCCGTCTTTACGGTGGTATCGATATATATGACACCCTGTTCCTGACCTGATTCTGGAAGCGAATCCACGATGATTACATCTTTTTTGGTCTTGTTCGCCAATACGATTTTGCCGTTCTTGTCAATCCAGCCGACAACGGCGTCGTCGCCATCCTTTAGAAACAGGATGTCATATGCGTCGATTACACCAGATGACAATGCCTCGTTGACTTTGGACAAATCGCCGAATGCGTGTTTCGCCCTCATACTAGCCATAAGCGCAACCTCTCTTCTGTTGGTCGATAACATACCTCATCTCGTCCTCGGTGAGCTTGCCTTGTCTATGAAGCTCGACCACCTTGGACTCGGTTATCCTGTCAGCGTCGATAAGACGCTTCAGTGATTCAACGAAAGCATTCATCATATGACACCATCCTCAATCAACATGAGCGTATAGTTGTCTATGAGCTGCTGCGGGTCTTCGCAATCGAACACCTTGAGGTTTCTGTACTCATATGCGTCGATTGGGATGATTTCAACGGTGTCGTACCCATCTACGGGGATGTCGTACAACCCATCTATATGCCATATGTAGTTTCTATCAGAAGAGAAGATTGCCTGCGCCTCCGATATATCGCAGAAAACGAATCTGTCGTATCTCTCTTGATATTTTAGATACACTATCTCGACGTCCCTGATTGCATCAATCACACGGTCGTCTTTGATTACCTTGTAGTACATGCGAGGCACCTCCAATATTAAGTCATGATTTACATTATATTTTAAAATATGAGAAAGGGAGGGGTGTTTAAACCCCTCCCTCATGATGAAATTAGAACGAGACCTCTACTAGTATTCCAGCTGGTGAGTACGGGGTTGAGAATCCATACATCTGACCGTTGTTGTCCACCTGATACACGTAATTGGAGTACGCATGGTTCGGAGAGCGAGTCCAATAACTGTCATATGCACCGCCATCATAGGCACGCTTTCGCATGTTGTCGGTGGTCATGTAAGATATTGTCTGACCCTCGTAGATGTACGGTTCCTCCGCGAACGTCGCCTCATTGCTAAGTTCGATTGCCGCTGGCACGTAGATGTGACACGGCGACGTACTGACCTCGGTCGACATCTTGCCGTTGGACGACGCGACGTTGACCTTCTTGATAAGCGACTGAATCTGGGTCGGAACAGCGGGGTACATGCGCTCATTGAGGAATTTGTTAAGTGAGGACTTAGCCCATCCACCATCATTAGTGTTCGTCGTGTTGAACACACGAGGGCGCTCAAGGAGGTGGGTTGCGAGCAAACTGATACTGCAACGCTGAGATGGGTTATCGCTGAGATAATAGCGCTTCTTGCCGCAAAGCTCAAGCGTGATTTTCTCATGCGTCCAACCAGCAAGTTTCATGCAAGCATCTTCGCCCAAGTCCTCATACCAGACCTTGCACCAATGAACATCGCCCTTTGCATAATTCTCAAACGCACCGTCATCTGCCTTCGCAGCGCCGAACACGAGCGTGCTATCGGCTATGGACGCGCGGTTCTTTGAAAGCTCCGCCTTAGCGACCTGAAGCCCATCGAGATTTGACTTGTAGATTGTCAAATTGTTGTCACCCTTCTTATGGCGGATTACAACCAACTCACGGCAATTGGCATTTGCAACGGATTCTGTGGACGTACCCCAAGAGAACTTGACGCCGTTATTGAACCACAGCTTGAAGCCGTTGGAGCCGTTGGATTGGAAGCACTGCGCGAGCGTCGAGTTAAGGACGTTGCCATCCAAGAACTCGTAGTCGATTGCCAGTGTGAAGTTCCTGTCCTCATCGAACAGCTTGATGTTGCTGTCGTAATGGTTCGAACCGTCGAACCGCTTGGTCTCGGTGATTACATCCTCTGAGCGGATATCGTCGAAATCGATATCATAGCCCATTGTGAAAGAGTAATCATCTCCGTCCTCAAGGTCGATGCTCACATTGTCTATGCCCATCTTTGTGATGGCGTAAATCTGAACGGGGGTGAGGTCGGAAAGCCTTTTGCCGACGAATGCGTCTGGCGTATATATGAACTCATCGAAGATTGCGTTCACCGTCTTGTCACCGTTGATGAAACCAGAATTGTCCCATCGGTTGAACAGGTAGAACTTGTACGCCCCTTCCTCGACGGTGTAGGTGGGCGTGTTGCCAGTGTAGATGATGTTCTCACCGTACAGGCCAGTGGACTCCTGCAACGTCAAGCCCTTCGACACGTAGCGGATGGTGTACCGCCTCGTCGTCTCATTGTACGTCGCCTTAATCTTCCTGTCTGAAAACACTGCGGTAAGCGGGGTGTCCCACTTGTTGAACGTGTAATCTGTGCTGACGGAGCTAGGTTTGGTAGGGGTTGGGATTGGGTTTTCCTCACGAGTCAACGGGTCTACGGCATTTCCGCCCTTGTCGACGAACTGGGTGTCGAGAACCGTGTCATCCCAGTTGACGAAATCAACCTTGAACTGCTGAACCATCGTGTTGAAGGTGATGTTGAGGTCTTTCCATGTCTTTCGGTAAAGCTCAAGCTCCTTCTCCTTTATTACGGCGGAGTGGAACTTACCCGCGAGGACTGAAGTTGACACTTCATAACCATCGTTTCCGATACCGCGAAGCTTCATAAGCCTGTTGAGAATAGACGAGTTCTCGATGTTGTAATCAGAGTTCCAGTCCATTCCGATAAGTCTTAATACAGCCAACGCAGCAGCCTTGTTGACGATATCATATGTGTTGAGGAACGGAGTGTTTTCGACAATAAGCGTATGAAGCTTATTGTAATTTTTAACATCGAACACCTCAAGCTTGTTCAGATTCTTGACCGTCAAAGAAACGATATCTGGCATGTAAGCCTTCTTAAGCTTGCCGCCGTTCGCGAAGATGAAGCCAGTGGCACCAGAACCCTCAGCGTGCATCTCGGTAAGGCTTTCGCACTTAGATAGGTCGACATCGGAATTCAAGCCCGTGATATTTCGAATATCGAGATATTCAAGCAACGGGTTGTTACCAAGGCTTATGCGCGTCATGTAGTCGTTCTTATAACCTTCGACATCGCTGCCGATAGTAAGGCTTTGAAGTCGCGACGCCTTCGAGAAATCGTTATCTCCAACATAGCACTTCGACAGGTCGCCGATTGCCTGAATGCGGCTTGCACCGTAGATGAGCGTGATGTCAGCTGTATCTCCCTGAATAGAGTAGGGGATGGTGTATTGCTTGCCAGCCTTCGCGCGGACATTTACAGGCTCGACGTTGCCGTACTTCACGGCCAGATACATGTCGGCATAAGGGGTGAGGTAGAGTGTGAAGTCCTGCGGCACCACAACGTCTGTCGGGTTGTTGAAGCGCATCATGATGTTCTCATCTGCGACGCGGTTGCCGAAGTACTTACTCGCCATGTAGACCTCTTGATTGCGCTCGAACATACGGCGCTGGTACTTCTTACGACCGTTCATCATCTCGACGAGGAATCGCGGGTTTGCGGTACCAGCAATGCTGTTGTCAATCGATATGCCTTGATAGGTACGAAGATACTTTCGCTGGTAGTCAAGACGCCAGACTTCCTCGGGGAACTGGCTCTGAGCCTCGTCCCACTGAGAGATGAGACCATCCGCGCTCCAAGCATTGGCGTTTTCTCGGTCGAGGAACATGTTCTTAAGTTCGCTCTTGAACAGGTCTCGGATACGGCAGAAGAACCTGCTTTTCGCCGCACGGTAGATATAGGAGCCGCCTTCATAATAGAGGTCAACATCTTCCTTGCCGTAGGGGATTTCGAGTTTACCAGTGTTGCCGATACCTAAAGCTGTCAATCTGTTACTTTTATGACCTACAAAAGTAGGCGGGGATGGTTCTTCTTTAGCTGGTCTGGATACCAGCGACCATCCCTCTCGCATTTCATTTTAATAGGATTATAGTGCGAGTTCAGACTGTTGCATACTTGGCTATGCAGCCAAGCCCTTTTCGCTCAGTCGTTGAAGGTGATTGCTTATAATTGTTTCAATGTTTTTGGTTTCCCAATACGGTATTCTTAGAAGATTAATATTGTTGTCTTCACAATATTTATTCTTTATAGCATCATGCTCTTGTGTTTTAGCCAAATTTTCTTTAGCTTCTTCATCTGTTTGTTTATAAAACTTAACTGGTTCATAATGCTGCCGACCATCGTATTCAATAAAGAGATTGTAATCTGGCAAATAGAAATCAAAACGATAATAATTATCATCTAAATGTATTGTGTATTCTTGTTTGTTTTCAATGTTTTGTTTGTCAAGAAAATTTTTTATATAAAGATTCCAATATGATAAAAGACATCCGCAAGAGTTTGTATGTCCATTTGCCAAACAGTTAGAAGAGACAATGGCTTCATTTCCACAGTCACACTTACATCTATACATTATCCTATTGAACTTGTTTCTCTCATCAAGCTTTTCAACTACAACAAGCTTTCCAAACCTACGCCCAATAAGATTATTGGTGCGAATTTCTCGCATTGTTTCTTTCCTACCGCACCCACAATCTGTTGACTTGCCGCTTAACAGATTTGTTATTTGAACATCTCTAACATTTCCGCATCGACACACACATTTAAAATGTGTTTTTGCTTTGTTGTCATGTGGCGGTATAATTTCAAGAACAGTCCACCCATTGATTTGAGACCCTATAAGATGCTCGTACTTTTTTATAAGTGCCTCGTTTAACCGTTCTCTGCGTCCGCACCCACAATCCTTCATTCTGCCGCTTGTAACATATGTTAATCTAACTTCTTTTTCTGTCCCGCATTCACACCTTGCCAGCGCGTAAGTATGATGCTTGTTGTCATGAATAACAATATCTAATATCGTCCATTTGTTGAACTTTTGTCCTATTAAATGTTTATTCTTTTCATAATTATCTTGTTTTGCCATCTTACCTCCCTTCATTAATTATCATAAAATATAAGCAATCTTCCTTGGCGTTGCCCGTCCTATCGGGTTTTCGCCGTATATTAGAAAAGGTTTTGTATGGACTACAGTTTTAATCCATATCGTAGGCCATGCTCAAATCCCAACGATATCCGTTGTTGAACGCAGCTTGCTCATCATCGATATATTTCTTATCCAGCTTGCCTTCGTATTCCTTAGCTTCCTCAGTGGTGAAGTACGCCTTACCGTAATGCCAGAACGAGTTCTTGGCTCTGTTGTCTACAAGAGTATACCGTTCTGTGAACAGGTAATAGAACAAAGCCGTATCAACCACGAAATACTTCTTGAGGTCTCGGTGAAACTCCTCATCTGTAGAAGTCACCACAAATTTATAGAAGTCTCTCCAAGCATTAATGTTCTCAATTCGTTGCTCATTCGTGATTCCCTTCATGTCGTAGCGGAATTCATAAGAGTCCGAACCGAAGGATTCAATCTCGCCCTCATCATAGCCATAATCTGCATAAAGAAGGTCGTAAGCTGTATTGCCAGACTTCCACTCTTCTGGTGGACACTGCGCATCGCCCTTGCCAGATGGGAATTCAGCCAATGGAACGTTGTAGTCAAGAATCTCGACCACGCATTCCTTCGGGTCTTTCTTATTATTCATACGGGTATCGTCAGTTTTTTTAGAATCACCAACGTTGCCCAAGGCATAGTAATGCCAATTTGTATCTAAGAACTCTCGGTGGGTCTGAATATCCTCATTACGTTCACGAATGAAAACGACACAGTTGACAAATTCCATAGTGTCCTTCATATGAGGGTCTTTGAGTTTTGCCGTACGCTTGAACGGGTCGAACTCGTTATAACGCTTAGCCATCTGCGCATTGTTCTGGTTTTCAGAACTTGCGATATTCACTTTTACGTTGAGATAATCAGTAGGCACAGAATCTCTCGTAAGAGTAATTGTCTTCTGCGTTGTAAGACCATCACCCATCGTGAACAAAGACCCATCCTTATCCATGATAAGCTCAAGGTTACGACCAGAGTAACCGTATGCATTTGACGAAGTACCCTGACCGCTATGAAGTGCTCCCGTACAAGTCCAGTTATCCTGAATCGGGTCTCCGTTCTTATACTTCATCGTGATGATTGTATCGGCGACCTTGTTCTTCTTGTCGTTGGTGAACCAAGGAGCATCAATCATGATGATGCGCAGGTCTGGACACTTCTCCGCAAGCGTCTCAGGTGTGAGAGAGCCGTTCTCATCGTAAATCTGATTGCGGGTGTAACGGTCAATCATCTCGTCGGCGTTACGCGCATCGGCGATGAAGTTTGACAGAATCTCCCTGTCGTTAAGGCTGTTGGAATAGGCCTTCATACGATACACATGCACATCGCAGTCGTCGCTGCCGATGGTAATCGGCTTTGGCTCAGGCTGGATGAAAGATGCGTTACCAGTGTAAATCATCGGTCGGTTTCCGACACCATCCTCGTAGGTCATTACCATGGGAATGTCAGTGTCCTTATTGATGTTGAACTCAAACTCGATGATATCATCCTCGCAGTAGGGGGAGTAGAGGTTGGCGTTGCTAGAGTAGATACGCGCATCCTCAATCTTCATATCAAGACCGATGCCGCCATCCATACAAGAAATGAAGGAGGTGTCTCGGTTCTTTACCTTAGTGGTCTTGAACACGACCTTGAATTCCTTACCGCTCTTCTTCGGGTCATCGGAGAACATGTTGTGATTGATGACCGCACGTGTTCCAGACTTCACGCAGAAGTACTGGTCGCCATTCTCGTCAAGCTGATAGCCGCCGTTCACCCAGTCGAAGTTGTCGGACACGGTCATATTGATATCTCCGTCAGACCAAAGCCTATCGGAATCACCATTTGACTTACCAGCTGGGTCAAAGTCGAACACGAGTCCAGCCGTAACAGGCTCGATTTCAATGTCAAGCTTTTCGATATTCGCAGTGATTGTCTTAACCGTGTCACCACATGTGATAGTCAGCGTATGTGTGCCGACATCTGATGACTTATACTGCCACACCTGAGTGGCCTCATCGAGCTTGATTGTAGAAACAGGCCTACTATCGACTGCGAGCGTTACGGTCGGGGTTTCCGTAGATGGGTCGTATACGGTATATTCGATGTTCGTTGAGTCGTATTGCTTCGCAGTGAACTCCTTGAACACGCAACCGATTACAGGGACGGAACTATTCGGGTCATACCAGATGATATCCTTAAAGATGTGATTCGACTCGATGCTGCTGCCGTTGACCTCTGCGGTGATATACACTTCTAGCAAATGAGCACCGTGTGGCTTTGATGGTAGTGAATAGCTCATGGGAATGCCAGAAGATGCCGTCTTCACAGTCGCAATCTCGGAACCATCAAGCTTGAAGTGGATGGTCTTATCGACAGCGCCGTAGGGCGTGTAGTCGAATGTGATATTACCGAGAGGGTAGGTGAGCCTGTCATTAAACGACGTGTCGATGCGAACGTCAATTTGCTGTACAGTCCAAGTCTTAGTCACCAAGCTACCAGCGTCATCGGTGATGCTCAGATTGACCTTCTGTGTTCCGACAGATAGATGTTCGGTGATATCAAAAGAGTTCTCTCCATTGATGGCGATATTAGTAGCTACCACACGACCGTTGACACGCCAAGTCGCTGAGCCTTCTGGTACGATATCGCCAGACGAGTCGGTACCAGAGAAACGATACTTGATTACAGCTCTATCTTTGAGCGTAACGACAACGGGAGACGTGGTGATATACTCAATCTTAAGCGTACTCGTGGTACCGCCACCACCGCCGCCGCCCTGAATCTTAAACTGAGCCTTGGGCTGACGAACCTCAGTTTCGCCCTTGCCTTCGTTTTCAATCTCCCACAGGGTATACGTAAACTCTTCATCATATGTCGCATCATAGGTAAGACGAGGGGAGGTATCGACTTTGCCAACGGTGTCTTCTAGCTCAGTCACCTTATTTGTCAAAGCCTCGATGCCAGATTTATTGCTATCAACCGTTGATGATACCGCGTTCAAAGAAGCCTTTGTCGCATAGTTCGCAGCAATCTCAGACTTGGCTGTATTTACCTTCTCATCGACTTTTGCATCGTACTTTTGCTCCCACTCTGCCGTAGGGTCGCTTTGAATAGGGATAGTGTACATGACGGTCTCGCCATTGTAGAACTTCATGTTCTTTCCGTCATATTCAACCTTGAACTTCGCAAGACCATCGATATTTTGAATCTTATTTTCAAGCTCTACAAGCTGGTCTGAGATATCGATGTTCGCTATCAGCTGGTCGACCTCGCCCTTGGTGTAATAGGGTTTGAGTGCGGCAATCATCTTGTCCGTAATGGTCTTATCGATAGAAGCAGACAGCTCTTCTTTGGCATTGTCAATAACGCCTTGAGCCTTATTTGCAGCAGCTTCAGCCTTGTTTACCGAGGCTTCGACTTTCTTCACTTCTTCTTTGGCTTCATTTGCGAACCCCTGAGCCTCCGCCACCTTTTCTGTAACTTGGTCTAAGAAGCTCGTAATCCAAGACGGGTCTTGCTCGACTATGCTGCCGTTGCCCGAAAGAGACTCAAGCACGTCGAGATTCGTGTTCGGGCGTGACTTCCAAACGTACTGCTCGCCCTTTGAGTTCGTGCCGTGAGCCTCAATCTCAAACTTGAGCTTACCTGCCACAGCCGTCGCGGTGCTGTTGACGAGCCACGCGAAGCGAATCTTATCATTGTTATAATGAACGTTGACCACGCTGTCGCGGTCATCGTGATTTTGGGAATTCACATAGTGGATGAGAATCGTCGTATCTAAGAGGTCGAAGCCATCATAGAAACGCGGCATCTCGAACGGGATATACTGCGAGTTCTCCTCTTGGGTGATATTGAACTGCCTATTGTCCAACGCGATAGTCTTCATCTCATCAATCTTAGAAATATTGGCATCAGTATACTCACTGTACACGCGACCGCCAATCTTCATAGTCCAACCCTCTTCAATGCCGCGCGTTGCATACAGGTTGGAACCGCGAAGCGCACGACAGGAATCACCCATAGGCGCGTCTACGGCATCGACGCTTTCATCGGTCGCGTCATGCATGGCGATGTTCGCGACGCGCTCACGTTCGTCGATTGCAGCGCGAAGGGAATCCTTAAAAGATAAACCCATTGAATTCACCCTCCTTTGAGTTATATGTAAAGAGGATGTGGCTCATCCTCGTGCTATTATTATGTTGTTGTTTAGATATAAAATAATTCGATTAAAATTCTACAACGTCGTTCTGACAATCATCAGCTGGCACGTCGGGGACATCGGGAGAGGTAGAATCACCATTCAAATCGATTACTGGGACGCCGTCTGGGCTTACGCCCTGCAACCGCACCTCGTCGCCAATTTCCCTGCCTTTGGCGGTAAGCTGAATAGAGTTCTCATCCGCATCGTACCTGATGTTGTCGGCCTTGGTCTTATCGAGCACATTGCCCATCTCATTGAGATGCTTGATTTGAGCGTCAATCTTGATGATGCGCTGGTCGAGAGAGCTAAGCGCCTCATCGGGAATAATATCAGACCAGGCGGCGATTGGCGTCACATGGAGATTGCAAACCATGGTCTTACGCACTCGCTGAATGCTTGTACCATCAGGCTCAAGCCCGACGTAAGCGAACGTCAATTGCATCTCGACATCTCCCGCCTCAGAAGACAAGTCTGTGTCGATTGGAACGACGTATTTGAGATATCCGTTATAGCCCTCGTCATCCTTCGTGAGTTCCACGGTGCGATACTTCCTGCTTACGGGAAGCACGTACTCTAGGATGACGCTGAACAACGTCATGTCGTTGAACCCATATTCTGGATTGACAAGGAACCAGATATCGTTCACGAGTTTACTCCGTTGCATAATCGTCTCCTTGCGGGAGGCGGTGACGGAGTTGCTTTCGTTTACGACAAAAGTGTACGCCATATGCGCGTCACCTCATTTCAATATATGATACACTGGTGTCCTTCTCGACTAAATGCCGAGAAGCACCTTCAATTCATCTATAGTAATCGAGGACACCAATCCGTCCTCGTTGATATACATAATCTTCGCCGCATCCTGCTTAGGAGCCTTGAGCGAAGTATACAAGCCGCCATTGGTGGCAACCTCGGAAAGGTCTGAGTTGTTTGCCTTCTCGCCGAGCATCGTATTCATCTGAAGCTTGGTGTAGTACGACTCCAACGCGGTCTTATCAGCCTTGTTCTCGAACTTGCCATTCGCCTCATTCACATGCTCATCGAACACGGTCTTATCAAGTTTTTTGCCAAGCTTATCGTTGACCTGCGTGATGGTATAATAATCCTGAGCGAGGTCTGTATGGCCGACCTTGTCATCAAGCTTGTCGTCAACAATTGCCTTTGTATAGTAATCATTCGACAAGGTGGTTTTATCGACCTTACCAGACATAGATGAATCGACGGACTCCTTATCGTAATAGTGCGTTAAGTTGTCAGCATCCTTATCTATAAACATCTCATCGTTGGTAAAGTCACTAAGCCTAGTTGGTTTGTTGGTAAGGTCGTTGTAGTTGCCCGTAGTGGCTACGGTCTTGAGATTCGGCTTGTTCTTGAGAAGGTTGTAGTCACCAGATTTCGTGAAGCTGGGATTGTCGTACAGAAAGTCGCCGCGTTTCAACTTAAGATACTCGGGAAGATTGCGCAGGTCTGAGTATTCACCAGTTACGGCGATTCTCGCAAGACCAGCGATTTCGCCTGAGCCATCACCGATTTGACTGCCATTGATTGCGGTAATCTTTCCCTTGAGAACGATGTCTCCGTTCCCGTCGATAGAGAATATCGGCTGGTCGTCCTTATAAATTGCGAACAGTGAGCGCAGATTCGGGTTAATGGCGACCTCGTTGACATCGTTCCAAACAGACAAACCGTTCTCGCCAAAGTCGAGGTTGCTGCCAGAGTTCGACATCTCAAGATTCTCACCGATAATCAGCTTACCGACGATTGTCTCTGCGTTTACACCGTAGCCCTTCTGTATCTGACCGTCCTTGTCGAAATAATAGTATTCTCCGACTGCGGTCTTCGTAGACTCCCAATTATCATCTGTGATAGCAAGAGTGGAGTTGATGATTTTCATCTGAGTTGGTTCATACTCGCCAGTTGCGGCATCGTACTTCCTGCAAAGCAAACCATGGTCATCCAAAACCTGAGCCTGACCCTCAGAGCCAGCGATAATCTTTGTATTCGTGGCATCAAGTCCATTCTCGAACCAATCGTTCAAGACTTCCTTGCCTTGTTCTCCCTGCTTAGCTTGACGCTGCACGGAGCTATAAGACGTAGCCATCGACGACGCCTGTTGCAAGACTCCCTTGACGCTCGAAACATTGCTCGCCACCCTGACGTTGTCTGCGAACTCCACAGAAAGGCAGTCTGTATCATCATAATCTATCTCGTAGCTGATGAGTCGCGGTTTATACACGACTCCATCCACCATGACGCGAATGTAGTTGCCGACTTCGAAATCATCGGTTATCGGCTTGAATCTCTCTATGTTCAACAGGTTGTAGAGATTGGCCGATATAGAAGTCTGAAGTTCATTCGACTTGTAAATCTCCTTATTGGCAACCTCTATGAACTCGTTGGCTTTCTCGATAAGTTCAGAATTGCTGAGTCCATCTGAGACATAATTGCTATTAGAGTACTCATCTTCGCGCCTGAAAGAGCAGAACTCAAACCAAAGCTCACGACCGAGATAATTCTCGAAGTCCAGTTTCTTCTGCACGGACTCGACGATATCCTCGATGTCTCCCTGCGACCCCTTTGTTACGACCGCACCCTTATCGTCCTTCGTGCCCTCTATGGCCTCTATGTCCTTTGAGCGCTCGTTCATCTCGGCCTGAATAGCGTCGAGCTTCTGCTTATACGGTGTATAGAGATGGTCGTACAAGTTCTTATCGTCTGGCTTGTCTCCCCAAGTCTTCTTATCCGCAACACCTTGTTCGACCAAGATGTCTATAGCGCTCTGACACGCATCATGAAATGACTTGAGCCTATTGAAAGCATACTTGTCGAGCTCCTTTTTGAAAGGCTCAAGTTCAAGCTTAAATAGGCCAGCGATGCTCATGTCTTTATCGTCGCCCTTGGCGAGAGCCTTCTCCAGCTTCTGACGAACGAACGTCTCGTAATCGTCGTTGATGACAACCTCGATAGTCTGGCTCTCGGTCGTGTCCTCCTTATCAGAGTAGTTGGTAACGGTGAAGTTACCGACCCACACGCGCTCAACGGACTTCCCGCGCTGGCTGAGATGCCCGTTCGCAACCTTGACTTGATATCGATAATCCACGAGAACCTTCGCCATCGACAGAACGATATTGCTCGCCGTCGGGTCGCTCATGTTTCCGAGCGTGGTCGAGTTCTGCGCAGCGACAGGGGAGATGTTAGTCGCTGTGAGTTTTGCAGCCTCTTTCTTCGCGTCTGTATCGGCAAGTTTCGCGTTCGGCATCATCGAGCTTCGCAAGATAAGGATGATATCAATAACATTGTAATATATCTTCATCAGCGAGCGATAACCAACGACCTCATCTGGAACCAGATAGGAATCGGCCACGTCTTTGTCAGTAGGGTTGCCCTTATCGTCCTTGACCTTGCCGAGGTACGCGCGGCACTTCTCGACTATCTCGTTGTACTTGGCGGTCAAGCCGCTGTCGAGCTGCCTATGAAACTCCTCGTCATTATAGCAATGCTCGTACAACTTATCATATGATGCAATCTTATCTACAAGCTCTCGGGACATATCTCGCTTCGTCTCATCGGATATATACCAGATATAATCGGTGCCGTTTGGATTGCAATTGCGTATCGTGGCGGTCATCATATCGTCTCCGCCCTTGAGCTTGAAGCAGTTCTTTATGCTATCGGCATCCTTAGATAGAGACAAATCCTCTGCCAGCTCATCAGAAGTGACGAATATGCCAGTATCCTTGCCGTAACCGCCTATGACATCGGTGCTTCCACACTTTGGGCATGTATCGTAAAACTCGCCTCGATGCCCACATTTCGAACAACGCGACTCCAAATCATATACGGAGATGCTGCGGTCTATGCCGCCAGTCTTCGTAGCCTTCGAGTCGAACGTGAACAAGCACCCAATCTCCTCGGCAATCTCCTGAAATGCATCGTATATGGATTTTCCGTCAAACTCAAACACGCGCTGAATCTTTTGGATTCCCTCATCAACATGAGCAACGCGGTAGTGCGGAACCTTCTCCATGATTCGATGCAACAATGATGCCTCTGGATGCTCGGGATTATACAGCACGGTCGGTATCTTGTAATCGTCTCTAAGAATGTCGTCCTCTGTGTTAATCTGCACATTATACAAATTCACCTGAGACAACTCTGCCTGACCAAGCTGTGTTAAGCTCACCGTCTTATACGTCTCCTCGACAGACTCTTCAAGTTCCACGGTCATCTCGAAATACATATCGTACTCAACGACATACGCCAACTTGAAATCGGTGATATCATCCCACAATGAGCACCTGATGCCGTTTACCTCTCGATACACATTGAACGACATCTCCGCCGCATCATTCATATTGCACGTCGTCTGTATCGATTGCGCTGGCAGAACGCCGAGTTTATCGCCGTTCCTCTTCGCAAGCACGATTGTCGGAACCTCTGGCTGTCCAGCGGCATCGAAGTTAATTTTTATAGCCATGGTCAATCACCGCCTACATGCCAATCTTGACTACGGGCGAATACGTTATCTCAATTGAGCAGGGGAGGGTGGCTGTGAATTCGTTCTTTGAATTCCTGAACGTGTTCGATACACGGTAGAAAACCCAATTGAAATCATTCATCACCTCATGCTCTTCGATAGAGGACGAGATGATGGGGTAGGATACCGTTATCACCTCGTCAGTCTTGCATCCGCGTATGACCATGTCGCGATTCTCGGTGATGCTGTGAACGGTCAGGTCTCCGTCACCCTTGATTTTCATCTTCACCTCAGGATAAAGGAATCCCTCTTCATCAGATTCGCTATAATAGCTAAGAACTTCGCCTGGGTCATCGTTCTCAATCTTGATTGAAACAGGTTCTTGAAGCGCGTATGGCCTATCGGTATACACCTCAAGCTCAAATCCGACGGTGCGACCATCGATATCGACGCGGCTCACGTTGAAGCTGGCGTTATAATAGATTCTTGCAAGCTCGCCGTCTGTATCGATGAACCGAAGTTTCTTGAACGTCCTGCTGTTTAACCACCGCATAATCTCGCGCTGCTCGGCAACGCTAATTTCCATTGTTCCGAAATCACACTGGTTCTTGCAAATCTGTATCGTCGCCGTGATGCAATCCTCATAAATAGAACTGGTCAGGTAATGTTGCTGACCGTTCTTGGACGGCACGGTGTTAAATGAAATCTCAGAACCATTTTGTATCGTGTCGATTCCACCGCCTCCGAATCGGCAAATCATGTAACCGAGGTCTGACAACCTGACCCCGTCATAGGAGAAGTCGTGTGCCTTCACGCAATCACCTCCAATCCATAAATAAATATATCATCGAAGAACGTGCTTCAAAATCCACCACTTGCGATGGAACACTTCTTCGTCCATAATCTTCCTCATATCTCGCAACTCGGCTATCAAGCGGTCGTATTCATCAGACTTCTCCTGAATGCTATCGACCAACTCGCGCATATCATTGATAAGACCGTCAACCGAAGATAGAAGCTCGTCTTTTTCAGACGCAGCTATCTCAAGACGCGATATCTTGCGCTTGAGCGACTCAATCTCGCTCGACTGCCTGTCGATAATTCTGCGTTTTCTATCATTAGACGAACGCTTCCTATCGTAAGATAGGAGCTTCCTATCGGAAACTAGCGAGCCACGCCGCTTTGCCTTGTTGCGAATATTCTTGTGAATATCCATATAACACACCTTTTCTTAGTTTAATAACTTCACACACACCACATAACAAAGCAGGGTGGGGTACGGAATTGAACCGCACCTCACCCTGACACTATGTGCAATAAACTACTTGACGGCCTTGCCCTTGGCTAAAGAGCTGCCGCCAGCAAGTCTGTCGACGGACATCGAGAGAACAAGCCTCTCAAAGTTCCTGTCTTTCTGCATCGCCCTTATCAACTGGTCGTAGTTCTTCACATTCGGCATCGAGAACGTGACGTTCTCGATATTCTGAGTGAAATTGGAACCAACAGAAGAGGAGGGGATGCCGTTCGCAGACGAACCAAGATTGCTCTTGATGAAGTCTGCGGGATTGTTTGCCATATCCCAGATGTTGCCGCTTGCAGATGCGTTGAGCACGCTATCGCCCTTGGCGAGAGGGGTGAGCACAGCACCGTCAGACGGACGGACAATCATCTCAGAACCTTGCTCCTGAGTCCAAGCGTAACGGTCGGATTCGATGTTGCGCTTGCCAGTTGCATAACCGAGAAGCCTATAGGACGTATAAGGGGAGTAGTCCCTCTTCCTGTCCCATCTGCCAGTCGCAAACGTGCTGTTGATGATGCTCTGAACCTGACGGGCGAAGTCTACACCATACGCCTTCGTCAACTTGCCAGAACGAACAGGGTCGTTGCCCCAACCAGATTTACTACCGCCTAGCACCCAGATGGAACCCGCGATACCGTATGCATCCGCCTTCGGCTTCGCGGGAGCGGGGGAGGGCTTAGGGGTAGAGGGCTTGTTGTTGGAATTGCCATTGTTCGGCTTCGGCTTGGATGCACTGCTGCTTGCGGCTTGATTCGCCTTCTGCTGTGCTATGGCATCAAGCTTGGCAATCATGTTGTTGACGCCGACGACCACGTTGTTGATGGTCGAGTTGACCGTGGTCAGCTTTGAGCCGAAGTCCCTGCCATAGAAGTCTATGACGTTCTTGATTTTATCGCCGTTGGCGTTGACGTTGGTGGTGTCCCAGATTTGTTTCATCTGTTCGGTAAGCTGATACCCGACAAGTCCTGCCTGTTCGGTTATGGTACCTTGTATATTGGCAGCGTTCTGATTGATGTAGTCAATCTGCTGCTGAACCAAGGCGTCGATATTATCGAGACGCATGTTAAGAATGGTCTCGTATTCGAGGTAAAGTTCATCAAGGAGTTTTTGCTGGTCGCTGATATACTGGTCGTATTCTGACTCTTCGAGGTCGGCACGGGCATCCTCAAGCCGAACCTTAAGTTCCTGAATGGTCGCCTTAGTTTCCTCAGACGAGTCGCCAGCATATGCACCAAGCTGCTTCTCGATGTCCGCGATTTCCTTTGTCTGTTCTGCTATCTTTTTCTGATAGTCGTAAAGGTTCTTCGCACTGTCGAGCGCGTCGTTGCGCTTATTGATTAGTTCGTCAAGCGCATCAAGCTCAAGGTTGATGCCTTCCTCGACCATATCTTTTATAGCATCCTTTTCGTCCTCAGCGTTCAATATACTCTCACGCTGAGCCTCAAGATACTCATCACGCTTGTTAATCAGGTCTTGATTATACGGGTCTTTGGCTATCTGAGCGTTAAGCTCTGCAACCTTCTTTGCATACTGGTCAGCTTGGTTCATATACGTGTTATAATTCACGCCGTGCAGACCCATGCTGGCCTGACCCTCATCGGTCAGTTGACCCTTATCATCATAAAGCTTCTTATTCGACATGAGGTCGATTAAGAAGTCGGACTCCTCGGTGATGCCAGAGATGCGGTCTTGGATGAGTTCGAAAACTTCCCAGTCAAGTTCGCGCATTGTTTTTTGGTACTCAAGTAATTGAGTGTTCATCTGCTCGATAGACAGGGTAACGTCATCGATACTCGAAACCATCTCCCAATACGCCTCGCTATTTTTCTCGATTGCACCACTATCGATAGCCGCATTGAGTTCTGCGGTCATCGCATCGCGTTGCTTCTTCATCTCGGCAATGGAGGCATTTGTGTTCTTCGACATGGCTTCGTAGTATTTCTTGGACACGAGGTATCCTTGCGTTTCCGTCTGAGTGACGAACTCATCAAGCATATTCTTCTCATGCTCCAAGGCACCAAGATACCCGTCGAATTGCTTTTGCGCGTTTTGGAATCGCTGCTCATAAAGAGACGATTCCTCTTCGCGCAGCTCTACGATTGCATCACGGCAATCGAGAGCCTTTTCATCTTTATCTTTAGTTAGTTCGCTACACCAACTGGTTTATAAAACCCTCATGTTTTCACATGAGAAGAGACTATATCTTTTACCTATAAACAAAGTTTGTCTTTTAAAATTATTTCTATTTTACTTCCTTCCCAATAAGGGATACGAAGAAGGTCTATGTCATGAGATTCACAGTACTCGTTCTTGATTTTATCGTGCTGTTTGGTTAATTCAAAATTACCAAAACCCCTGTCTTCAAAATGATGCTGTCCGTCAAACTCGATACACAAATTATAATCAGGTAAATAAAAATCAAATGGCAAAGGTTTCTTATCACAACAATTACAAAATTTATATTCTTGAACAAACTTTATATCATTAAATTCCAAGAACAGGCGTATACGTTCTTCGCCCGCGCTTTCTCTACAGGAACACGAAAAACATTTCCTTTGAGCCGTTGCGTCTGTTGAATATGAATTAAAACTTGTTGTATATAAACCACCGCACAAGCCACACTTGATAACAAGGTTTCTTACTGTTGTGCCAATATATTCCTCAGGATTCATCCATTTATTCCCATTATAACCCTCTATAACCGACTTAACATATTCAGGAGTGTGCATTTTATCCATGGCAACCTGCTCATATGCGCACATCCTGCACCGTTTACACCGTATAAACGAAGATACTGAAGTTGTTTGCACGCCGTGTTTTGGACACTCAAAAGAAATCTTGGTTTGCATATCAACATATTCAGACTCGTCGGTAAGCAGTACATATCCATTTTCTTTACATATATTCCTAATCACAGCAAATTTATCCTTTGCTCTTTTTTCTCTGTTGTCAGCGAACCTCTTTGTTCCATGACAGTGATTGCAGACATCGATGTCTTTGTTTTTTCTATGATTATAATTTTTTACAACAGGACGATATGTTTTTCCGCAAATATCACAAACAACAGATATATTAGCATGTGAACCTACGGGCAAGTCTTTTGCTTTTACAAAAAACACATCGCCATAATTGGTAAATTCATAACCCTTTGACTCATAATATTTTCTTGTTTTATTTGCCCATTTCATCTCAACCAATTGATTCTCATCAAACATAAAACCTCCTTTCAAAAATAATCAGCATATAACTTTACTTGTTTATAGGTAATCTACCTTTTCGAATTGCCAATAGCTTGCAATCCTACGAGTACAATACTCTAGTCGTTGAACATTCTCCTATTCGGAGCTTTGCTGCTGATTGTCCATTATCATAGCACTTAGGCTTGCGCCATATGCCATCCAATCAATTTTTTCTGATTTCTCCACAAAATTAGCACATATCTATATTTCATGATTATGCTGTAGTTTGATTGGCTTTAGGATTTTCCAGCAATTAGATAGATTTATTTTATCCTGCTTATTACTAAGCAGTGTGGCAATTTATTTACCACTCTTGATATTGTTTTACCTTATCGGCGACATTTTCGTCAGTGATTAGCTCAACATCAACCTTGCCGTCACGAACCTTTTGCGCCCAACCAGCATCAAGACCGACATCATTCGCGGCCTTCATGTATCTGTCATACGCACGCTGCTGCAAATCAATCTCGTTGCGAGTCTGTGCAATCTGCTTGTTCAGAGCGGAAGTGCGCTCAGACCAACCACGGAACGTGCTACTCGCAACGGTGTCGAGATTCTTGATTTCTCGTTCAATTCGGTCAATGGCTATCGCTATCCAATCGAGAACTTCCTCGAACTTCTCGGCTTCCTCGCTGGCTTTGGAGTCCGAAGACTTAGAAGACTTAGAAGACTTGGTAGACTTGCTGTTGCCAGATGAGACGTTATAGTTGTAACTTCCCGCTCCTGGACGACCCCATCCACCAGAGCCGCTGCTGCCACGTGGGAAAGCAGTTCCATCAACATACGCTTTTCCACGACCGCCGCCAGATGTCACATAGCCATTCTTAAACAGCTCTTCAGTTTGCTTGTGGTTGAAGATGATGTCACCTTTGCGATACTTGACGAACTCAGCGCCGTTATCGCCAACGGTAAAGAAATGTCCATCACGAACAATAGTCTCCTGACCAAGTTCGCCCATGAGGGCGGTACCTGAATCTTCGGTTCCCCAATTTCCGCTCTTGAACTTCTTGTGGTTTGAGCCGTCTGCAAAAGCCGTGCCGTTGACATGCGCGGTGCCATTAACTTTGCCGCCGCCAGTAAGCCATTTAATACCATCACCAATAAGATTGGCAACAACATTGACCGTTTTACCCGTAAGGCTGTTAATGGTTGATTGCAAAGAATCAACATCTCTTGAGCCAATTGCCTGTGCAATTGCCTGAACGGTCTTGCCGTCTAGGCCATTGACTGCGCTTCTAAGACTGTCGACATCTGTAATTCCAAGCGCCTGAGCAATTGCCTGAACCTGCTTGCCAGTCATTCCGTTAATTGCCGACTTAAGGCTTTCAACATCTCCGAATCCAAGCGCCTGAGCGATTGCCTGAACCTGCTTATCGCTCATTCCGTTTATCGCCGATTTGAGTCCTTCAACGTCGCCTTCGCCTAAAGCTGTAGCTATAGCCTGAACCTGTTTGTCACTAAGCCCATTAACTGCTTCTTTTAATTGGTCAACATCTATTTTGCCAAGCACATTTGCGATAATTTGTATCTGTTCATCGCTTAAACTATCAACAGTAGCCTGAAGTTGGTCTAAACTCTCCTGACCCGAAACGGTAATAAGATATTTCGCAATAGCCTCACGGTCTTCTGGATTCCAATCATCGACTTCACCATGCTCGGCGGTGAATTTAACAACGGCGTTATAATCTTCTTCTGAGAAATTTTCAAGCTCGCTTGGGTCTACCATATATCTAGCAAGGGCTTCTTTCTCTTCTGGTGTATAAGACATAACCTCTTCGTTGTTGACAACGAAATCGCACACGGCCTTCTTATCGGTAGGAGTATAAGAGTCGATATCCGTGACGTCTTTTGTATATTTTACGATGGTGTCTAGTTGCTCAGGAGTATAGGAATCAACATCAGATGTGTCAGTTAAGAACTTGACCACGACATCTTTTTGTTCACCGTCTATTCCAGCATCAGCAACAGCCTTGTCAATTTTTTCATTAACATCTGAGCCGTCTACGTTAGCATCAAGACGCACGTCTACTCGTTTTTGGAACTCTTCTTCATCAATAACACCAGCGTCAAGCAGTGCCTTGTCTGCAAGAATAGCGAGATTGTCATTCATTTCCAGTTGCAAGTCAACTGTGGCAGGAATCTCAAGCTCGCCATTTTCAAGTTTCTTCTGAAGTTCCTCGCGTGACAAATCTTCAATTTTCAACTGGGCTGCAAGCTCTGGATTGCTTTCCTGCAACTCGTCGAAATAATCAAGAATCTCTTCTTTAGATTTCTTCAGCTCGGTCGTATCAGCACCCTTAATATCAAGCTGATGCTCGGTTTGAGTAAGACGCTCATATTCCTGCAATTCTCCAAGCGGCTTCTGAAGTTCTTTTTCAACTTGGCTCGCTTGGATATTCATATAAACAGGCTCAGAAGCCTTGTCCAACATGGTCTGTAGCGTGCTTACGACAGTGAACGCTTCTTCAGCGCCCTGAACATCCATGTTGATTGTGCCGTCTTCATTTTTATTTTGCTTGAATTCATTCCAAATTTCTTGAGCCTTTTCAAGCTGGGGCTGTATCTCCTCGACACTGTCAGCGTTGAAATCAAAGTTAAAACCTTCTTTACCAAGTCGCCCAAGCGTCTCATTCAAAGATGTTGCAGCTGCCTGCGCTTTGGCTTTAAGAATGTCAAACTGCTGGAACGTACCATCCATACTGACGACAAACCCTGCATCATCTGCCGCACGAACCATGATGTCGACAAGCTCCTCGCTAACGCCAAGAGCTTCTGCTATCGCTTCATCGCCTCCGACAAGCTGGAAATCAAAACCTATGATATTGCCATTACCGTCACGCTGAACGACATCCTTGCCACCAAAAGCCTCTTCCTCAAGTTGACCAACTGCATCAAGGAAATTATATACACCGTCAGATGTGGACTGGCCGTCTTCGTTGACGGTGAAGAAGTCTTTGGCAGAGTAGGTGGTATGCTCAATGGTCTTGCCGAGACCCTCCCAAGCAGAGCGAATCTCATCCACATTACCTGATGTAAGGTCTTTGCCAGAAAGCATCTCAACAAACTGGATAGTGCCTTCATCAACCCAACCACGGGATAGCTCATCCTCAACGGTTTTAAATCCGTTGAGAACAGATTCATACATATCACGTTGATTTCCTGCTGACTCCGCCATCTGCCATTCATTATAGGCAGAAGTAAGACCCTCATACTGAGCCATAAGAGCCTCGGCGCTTTGAATCTGGGCTTCGATTCCGTCAAGCTCACCGAGCTTCTGATTATACTCATCGGTGCCATATGCCAAATCGGAAAGTTCTGAACGAACCTTGTTATACTGGTCTCCAAGTGCGCTCATCTTGTTTTCAAGACCAGCGACATTTTCTCGTTCCATCTCGCCATTGAGCGAGCGCAGCTCATCGGTGTTCAAGCGTATGCCATTTGCCGTTCGCTCAAACAACTTGGACGGGTCATATCCATTGACATTTGCGAATATACGCTCGATATTCTCATAGGCTTCAGTGTCAAGACCCTTGCCTGAAACAGACTTAGATATCGCACTGTTTATATTGTCGAGGTTTTCAACCTGTGCCTCGATATCGACCTCGAACGATATAGCCTCGTTGAGCTTGACATGGTCGGCGATTTGCTTACGAACTTCCTCAGCGTTGAAATTGTCCCAATCAATCTCAATTTGACCCTCGACGATTGCATTGAGTTCCGCCGTACTTAGGCTATCAGTGAACTCATCTGCAACCTCTTTGTCGATGAGTTCACTCTGCTTCATGGCATTGACAACCTTATCCTTCATATGGATAATCTCGTCGTCAATATTGCCATTTTCGTCAAGTTCTATGCCAAGCTGAACACGAAGGAATTCCTGCGCGTTCTCGTCTGCTATCTTGCTTATCGCCTCGTTTGCAGACTCGATTGTGTCGACATAATCTCCAACACTTCCACTGCTACCATTGACATTGGTTCTCAAATCTAGCACAGTCTCGAATTTGCCCATATCAGCACTGCTGATATCGGCTATACCATCTGTAACACTCTTAATATAGTCCATTTGAGACTCAAGAGAGGAGAGGTCGAATGTGTTCTGATATTCTGTGTTCATCAGCGAGCCGATTGCTGAACGCCCCTCGATAGAGTCGGAAGAACTCTTGAGTACTGCATCGCGCATCTTATTGAACTCATCGACATTTTTAGCTATGCCATTATTAAGCTGATAGTTCGCTTTCTCGGCATTGTACGTCTGGGCGATGTACTCTTCCATATTTGGTTGCAGCTGAGACAAAGAGTTTTTTGCCTCCTTATAAAGGCTGCTGTCAAGCAGAGAGTCATCCCCTGATTTTGCTGCGGCAGAACTTATTTCGTCCACAAGCCCTTGTACATACTTATATTGACCGATAAGCCCGTCTAAATCAGCATCCACATTGTTAAATACAAAACCCTCATCGAGCTTTGATGATACCGCATTAAGGTCTCGTGTTATGTAGCCAAGTTCACGACCTTTATCAATATATTTTTCAACAGCCTGATATGCTTTGTCAAACTTGTTACCGATAGCAAAATCAGCATTTGAATTTTTAATAAATGATGTTCCTGTAAACAAATTTCTTAATTCGCTTACTCCTGGTATCATATACAAAGCATTGCCTAAAATAGTTCCCCAGCTTCGCTGTCCTGGATTATCACCAATGAAACTGTCTTCAAGTCGCGCTTTGGCATCTGATGCTGCTTGCATAGATAGATTTCTAGCTTGTTCAGCCTCGATTTTTGCAATTTGCTCAAGATTTGCCACATATTCAGACGACGCACCAGCAGCATCGCTAAGAGCGGCAGACTTATCTCCGAGTGCCGTAATCGTTCCGTCGATTGCGGCGGTAAGCTCGGCTTCTTCATCAGCAGACAGAAGGGTCTTACCAGAGTATTTAATGTACGCCTGTTCAAACCCGCCAAAAGCCTCGTCGAAACTGTTGCTAAGGTCAATATTCTCTTGTCTTGTTTCCTCGATTTTTTTTTGTATCGAATCATATATGCTCATAGCAAGTGAAATTGCAGCTGCGGCGACACCCACCCCAGTTGCAAAAGACTTAAGCGGATTCGCCTTTATATTTTTCCAAGTCCCCTTAATTGAGTCACCGGCCAAAGAAGCGGCGGCGGCTAAATCCTTGAAACCAACGCTTCCTTTAAACAACTGACCAACAAGCGTACCGAGATTCATTGCCTTGCCGATACCGAACAAGCCACCTGCGATGCCAAGTGTACCAAGACCGCCAACCGCATCGATAATCTGCTCAACTACTTTGAGAACTTCGGTCAAGACGCTAACAAAACCTTTGACTACATTAGAATCTAAAACGGTATTCGAGAACTCCTGCCACATGGCGGTAAGGCTGTTTACGCGACCCTGAATAGAATCGGCGTATTTCGCTTGCTCCTCCATAGCGGAGCCTTCTGCTTCCGCTGCGGACTTTGCGGCTTTCTCGACATTTTGCCAGTTGCCGATGATAGCCGCGACATCGTTCGCGCGGTGCTTGCCGGCGATTGTCTCAAGAAGGTCTGCTTGCTCAACCGAGTTAAGCTCCTTCCAAACATCTGCAATTCCTTGCAAGATGTCGTATGTGGACTTGAAATTGCCCACATCATCGAAGATGTTTACCTTACCATGAGTAAGGTTAAGAACCTGACCCTGCATCTTCGACAGGTTGGTGACGTTGTCGTCAACGTCTTCGCCAAGTTCCTCTAGGTCGCCTTTCATTCCGCGCAAGCGCATGGACACGACCTTTAGGGCATTACCAGCTTTCTCTGGGTCTTGAGTTACCTCTGAAATGCCCGTAACCATCTTTTGTTTTACGAGGTTCGCAACGCCTCATGTGTATTTATTATTTGGTACTTATAGTGTAGTTTGACACAAATTCATTCCATTGCTCTAAAGTGTTGTCTCCAAAACCATATGTCCTGTGAAAATCGTTATGAACTTTCTCCGATATGCAAATATATAAACCATAATATTCCTGCAAATCCATAAATGAATTCATAAATTCATCAAGTTGATTTTGAGTATATAAAGAAAAGTCGTCATATACAGGAAAATTCATAATTTCTATACATTCATCCAGAAGCAAATTAAAGCTTCTTATGTGATGAACAATAATATTAGAATGAACTCCTGTTATCGCACAAGTATATCCGCTTGCTTCTCTAACATGCTTTTTCCACGTCGTAAGCCTACACCTAACATAGTTGTATAAATCACCGTATCCAACTATTTCAAGAGGCTTATGTAGGTCAAGCAAATACATGCGTTGCTTAATGGCGAGCACGCTTCGACCAAGATGCTTGCTCATATCATCATATGACTTGTTTATATAGTTGTCCTTAAGATATTCTGTGTCGTCATCAGACCAAATCCTATTTAAATAAAAATAGCTTTTTAAATTTTGTTTTCTTGCCTGACCGAGTATTGCGCTTTGAGTTCTGCCCGGAAGCAGAGCCATAATATCCGACATTGGTTTAATAGAATAATTCATAACAAGAATATCAATCTCGTGTTGAGACCACGTATTTTTATCACAGGCTATCCCAAGGTCTTTTACTTTTCTATATATACTGTGTGGAGCTATATCTCTGCTAAGAAGTTTTGAGATATCTAAATATGACATTTTACCATAATTATCAATCAATATGTTTTCGTCTTCTTCAGACCAGAACATATATGCACGTTTACATTCATATGAACAAAAATGATGTTTTGAACCATTTAATTCATATTCCTTTATTTCATATTCTTTACCACAATTATCACAAGTAACAACAATTCTTTTTCTTTGTGCTTTTCCCGCACACTCTCTGCTGCAATAAATCGTATTTGAATCATGGGCATCAAATAATTTTCCACAATATTTACAAACACGATTCTTTAGTTTTGAATTTTTTGATTTATAAGCGTTATAGCATTCTTTAGAGCAATACTTTGAATTTTCAAAATAATTCTCAAATTCTTTACCGCAAAAATTACAAACATGTTTAAACTTTCCCATATTATCACCCGTATATTATCGTGGAACTTATCAATCATAAAATTTTGCAAGCATAGAAAACAGATGAGACGTCTTCGTATATTTATATGTTGTAACACCATGCAAAATTTTTACAAACGACGGCAATATACCATGCTTTCTCAAATACTCCATTTCAGGTGTATATTGAGTAGAATATTCTTTGTCAAACTTCTTCATAATAACCACCAAAAAAAATACACCAATATGTTTCCATATTGAACGGACTATATCTTCATCCTCGTCGTAATCCTTAATACATTTATCAAAGAACTACCCGTTAGGATGCGCACCATTTCAAACCGCCGTTAGCTTGCGGTTTTACGAGTATACCACTCTAGTCTCTGAACTTTCACCCACATAAAACAAACACATATGTTAGGGTGCTTAGCTGCTGATTGTCCAATCCTCACGTTGTCATACCTTCATAACGTGATTGTTTCCGTTATTGTGGTGTAAGGCTCTAAGGAGTTCCCAGCAATTAGATGCGTTCATAATATATGTTTCCATATACCCAACCTAGGTTATTAAGCTGCTGATTCTTGAAACGTATTGCCCGCGACTTGCAACGCGGAAGCAGAACGCTTCAATGCCGCACCGACACCTGCGGCTGTAACCGAATAATTATTCAATCTGTTACTTTCGCTATTACAATAGCTACTGACCACAATAATAGATTGTGGCGGATAGTCGTTTCTGGCTATCTCTTGCATTTCTTTTTTTAGATTATAGTGCAAGTTCGGACTGTATATTACTACTTATCAAGTAGAAGGAACTTCGGCGCATATGTTGCCATATGCGCCACCGCAGTCTCTACGCATTCTACGATACAAGCTTAAACCAGCGTTATCATAGTCTTTGCTCGGTCTTAACCGTCTCCGGCCTTTAACCGATATAGTTCCTTATGGACAATTTATATTTATCCAATTCGTTGAAAACGTCGGCAACATAACTGACGGCCTCAACGGCATTGCCATTGAAATCTTGAGTGAGCTGCTTCTCGAAACCCTTATATGCCGTAAGCAGGTTCTCAGAAGCCTCACCGTAATCAAGGTCTGCAATGTGCTGATAAACAGACGTGACCTCTGCCAATCCAGCGGCTACATCAGCCTCGAAACCAGCACGGCTCCAATCAGCCGTAGCACTGATGAGGTCTGTAAGCTGAACACCGTATTCTTTTGCAGATACGGTGAGCTTGCTGTACAGGTTATCATATTGCAGACCGGACAAATCCGTGACTCGCTTGAGTTCGGTCATGGCGGTATCGACCTCAAGGACGTTCTGATACATCATCCTAAACGCATCAGAAACACCATATAGCACACTACCGACAGAAGCGAAACTCAACATCGACTTAGCGGTCTTGCCGAGTCCGCTCAATAGCGTATCGCCAGTCTTACCGTTAACCTTTGCAGTCTGCTGAACGAGACGAGCCTTGTTCATCAGGTTGTCAAGCTCTTGCTCACTCTTGCCTGTATCCAAATCGACGCGAATCTTCATATACTGCTTTTCAAAAATACTGCCGCGCATCTTAGGATTATCCTTTAAGAACATATCCATAGCGTTCTTGTATTTTTGACGCTTCATCTCAAGCTTGTCGTCAAACGAATCAAGCTTCAGCTTAGACTGAGCCTTCTTAACTTCAGAGGCTGCAAATTTAATGCTTTCAGCAAGCTGTTTGTATCGCTCAGAGGAGTTTTCAATACTGTCTGTATCTATGTTTTGACCAAGCTCGTTACGAAGCTTCTTTGCGTTTTCAATCGCCTTTACAATATGTCCGTTGCTTGAGCTACCAAGCTTCTTCATATCCGCTTCAAGCTTGTTAATATCTGCGCTCGACTTGTTTAATTTCGCCTTTAAAGCAGCCAAGCCATCGCTCATAGCTTTTTGTGCGGACGCCTTATCTGCCTTAAAGCCGATGTCAACTTCAGTCTTGCCGCCTTTGCCCAGATTCCTAATAGAATTAGCGATATCGTTCAATTGACTCTTGGCCTTAGCCGTGTTGATATTGATATCAACGGGTTTCTCTATGAGAGAACGAATCTTGCCAAGTTCACTATCATCAAAGTCGATACCGACTCTAATCTTGAAATCGCCAGCCAATTATACCACCACCTTAAAGTGCTATATAAGCACCAAACAAGGTGCTGTAAATAATTCAAAACAAAATCAAAAAGAGGGGCGCATCAAGCCCCAAACATTAAAGGTTATCTAACGGGAACACCGCAAGCAATCAACTCCTGCTTCAACCATTGAATTGCCTGTGGACTTACCATACCTAAGCTCTCTATGTACACAGCGGTACCATCAGCTCTTCCGCCATGGGTAGCACCAGTCATAACGCTTTCCATAATCTGTGACTCGCTCCAATTAGCGTACACAGTCCTGCCATCTTGACCTATGTATTGACGAGGGTGGGAGAGGGCAGATAGGTCGAAATACACTTCAGCCTCAACAGTGTTTCCAGAACGTCTCACGTCACTTTTAACAAGAGAGTTGAAAACTTGATATGTTCGCTCTGAAACCATTGGGTTGTACTCACCATAAAATATATTCAAAAATCTTGAGCATACATCATACACCTTTTCCTGAACACGTTTTACAGCAACATCCATTCGAGACAGTACATAATTTCTAATTTCCTCTGTAGAATTGAACACCTTCGCCATAAAATCTACTCCACGATAGAGAACCCAGCACCCTTGTCGGCATTTGCAACGGCGTCATCGAACGCCTTAGAGCGCTTATTCTGCTTCTCGACAGCGTCATTTGCCATCTTCTTGAACACATCGGAGTTCGCATATGCCTCAAGCATCTTCTCGGGAGTGATGTCACCCTGCAACTTGGAGAACACGCCAGCCAAGTCGCTCACGCTGTTCATGTCAAACCCGCGCATCTTATCCTCAGCGACCTTCAGGATTGACGCGATTCCATCGGCGATAGGGGAGGGGTGGATGCCTGTCTTGTACTCGATTGCGCGATTGACGCCATCGTACAGCTCCATGAGCATATCGATATCGAGGTTAATCTTGAGCACATCGGCGATATCGCAGCCACTCATGAATTCCTCAATTGCATTAAGCTGCTGCATATTGGTAAGCCCGTCTTCGATATCGACCTCGATATTGGTCAACACATTCACGAGCTGGAAATCAAAAATCAAATCCTTAAGGATGGGGTAGTAGTAGCCATCGCCAGCGACAACATCAACAACAGAGTCGATGAACGCAACCTTCATACCAATTGGCATATCGTTCTTGTAAGCGAAGGCGATTTCCTCATCGCCGCGATGGTAGACACCGACCTCGACACCATCAACATCATCTACGACGCTGTTTGCAGCATCAACCTCGACATCATTGATGACAGTCTCGACAGCGTCCATATCCTTATCCATATTCTTATCGTTCTTCTTAGCCATAAAAAAAACACTCCTTCATACTTGTTGCGATACCGCGACAAATACCGTCACGGCATCTTATTATATATACGCATACGGTTATACCCATATGCGAAACAATCAAACATCATACACAAAATCTACACACGAGAATTGAAAAATCTATCCATATCCCATGTATATCTAGTGCGCTTCTTTATCCCGTCTATCTTGATTCCGCCGTTCTTGATGACATCAAGCATGTTGAACGACTTCTTATTGCCGATGTTATCCAGCATCTTCCTGAAGTCATCGATATGCTGGGCATATGTCATCTGGATTTTGTCATCACCGATATCTCTAAAATTGAACAGAAACATAGGGTAGACGCCGCGATAACGAGAGAAGTCGGTAAGAGATAGAATCTGGTGGCGCTTGACCATCTTTGATTCCTTGTCGTCACCGTCAGGGTCGTCAAACGTGAAGCTCTTGTACTTCGTCGTCTTCTCCTCGATAGCGAACAGCGTCTTCGTAAGGGGATTGAAAACAAATAAATCGCACGGGTTGTCCCAGCAGAACGATACACCCCTGCTCCTTTTGTACGCCTGAGCGGAATCCTTCAGGCGATGAACGAAGAACCTGTCTCTGTCTATAGACTTCGATATGTCTTCCTCGAAGACTTTGCCTGAGTTTTTACTTGCCACTAGATTCACCACCGTTTCGAGAACCCTTGGTACCCCAACGGCGCTTATATTTATCATGGTCTTCACGCGAGAAGCAGAACACCAGCCTGTCCTTGGAATCCACGAACAGGTCGTACAAAATCGCCCCCCATTTAATATAGTAAGCTGACTGCACTGGGTTTCTAAAAAACACCAAGTCGTCGGCATCGAACTCTCGTCCAGTGGTCTCACTGACCTCAATCATATCAACCACACCTTCCTTAGCTAAAAAAAAGGAGGAAACCTAAAAGACATAAAACAAAATATGACTAGAAGAATTCCTCCTCATAAAATTCAAAATAACAAATTCAAACAACCCTTTACAGGGTGTGGGCCTTGACGGCCTTGTGCGCTGCGGTCGCGACACCATCGACGACATCGGCAGCGGCCTTCTTGGCATACGGCTTGACCGCAACCTTTGCCTTGGGCTTTGGTTTCTCGGTAACTTCGACCGAGCGAATCTCGTTCAGCTTCTTCTTGATACTGTCACGAAGCTCATCGAAATCAGAAAGGTCAATATGCGACAGCTTTGCAGCAGCCTCAGCCTTGGTGTACACACCACAGGTGTAACCGTGAATCACCTGAAAAATCTTATAATGCTCAGGGGTGTCGCAATGAATCTTCCAATGCTTCGACACATCACCCTTGTCACACGAAAGGCACATCTTGTAACCCTTACCGCAGATAGCGCAAGTGGCGTTATTCTTATTAGCCATATTTACACCTCCATGAAGGGATACAGGATATCCCCGTTGATAACAGTGTTGCATTATTAAAATATATATATTGTGCTATTTTAAATAGCACGGTATTTCTTTGCTACGCAAAGCCATGTATTTACCACACAGTCATGTTGCAGCAAATGAGCGACATACGTTGAAAGGAATAAAAGACATATGCCGCTCATTTGACACAACATGAACAACGATTGAAAAAAGAGGAGTGGAATCGTATAAAACAATCCCACTCCTCCAAAGAAGCTAAAACAATAAGCAAACAACCTATCGTCTATACTACGCGGCGTCACCAGCGACAACGATGGAGAACAGCTCAGCGCCCTCATCGCAGTAGTCCTTGTTAAGCTTCATCTCGAAAGGATGCTTGCCAGTAGAGGTGAGGGCAAGCTCGATGGACTCGGGGTTAATCTTCGCCTTGGGAATGATAACCTGACCAGAGATGAGCTTGTCGGTGCAAACATCGCGGAAGTACACATAGAGAACGGCAGAGAAAGCCTCGGGGAAGTCCTCAGACATGTTGGCAACACGGACAGCCTCAGAAGACTCATAGGTGTACTCGATTAGCAGCTGACCCTTGAAACCAGTCGGAGGAACAAGCTTGTTCTCGTTAATCTGGAACTCGGTGCCAGAAGGAGCAGAACCAGCCGTGAAGCTACGACCGACATCCTTCTTCACAATCTCGTACACATACTTAATTGCCTCGGCATCTGCGGGCTTATGAGCAAGCGCAATGCCAGCGGCATCGTTATCGCCAAAGGTAAGAACCTCATAGGTATAAGTTAGAATCTTATGGCTCTCATCGGCGACCTTCTTCTTGGAACCGAACTGCGTGGCAGCAAGGTCAAGAGAGAAGAGGGAGTTGGTCGCGGAGAAGGTGCCAGTCTTGGCACGGTAAATAGTAGTAATGACGGAACCGAGCGCGTCGGTAACGTCCTCGCCCTCAGAAGCGGTGTTGAGGGAAGGCTCCTCAAGCTGGGTAAGCTGGAACAGCATCTCGCCAGTCTCAAGGTCATGCGCAGTCATGCGACGGACACGGTCGATGACAAGCTCGTTAGCATTAAAAGCCATAATAATGACCTCCTTGTATAATAAACGTCTATTATATTAATCATATCGAGCCACAAGCAAGACAATCATCAGATATCGCCAGTCCAGTTTAAGCGGTCGGAATCGACCCCCTTAAGACTTGCGAATCCAGAATAGGCACCTTGCAAAAGCAACTGCGAATCTTGAATCTTGTTCGCTCGTTTGATACTATCAAAGAACATACCAACGGGCATGTCCCATATACGCCTATCTCCGCACATACCCGTTTTGACGGAAAGTGCGGAAATCAGCGGTTTGAGGATGCTCTTATATGGCTTATTGGCGTTCCTCATAGCCTCTTCTCTAGCGTCGTCAATCAAATCCATCTTCGTGATTTCATTGGCTGGCATCTCGTTGTTGCGCTTGAACCCGTGAATTTGACGCACGGCACCAACCATCCTGATATAGGTTGGCCTATCGATTGTAATATCGTGTTCGACATCATACAGCACAACCTGCTCGGCATCATTGTTCATGCACGGTATAAAATCAGCCAAATCGACATTCAGCGTCAACTCCAAAGGATTGACCAGCATAGCATCAAGTTCGTCCTCAGACAATCCATCGAGCTGCTCTGCATATTCAGGATTGTCAACAAGCTCCTTATGAATCCTTTTCCTGCTAGAGACGAGCTGGGATATAAATTTCACGAATAGCTCATAATCGTCTATCTCCGTATAATCTATCCCAGCGTAATCGCAAAGCTGCCACTTTAAATCAGCTCCAACCGCCGTAAGGGTATGTACGGCGCTGAAATATTTGCGCTCACCGAAATCGGCAATCTGAGCTATCGTAGGCTGCTTCACAACTATATCATCGGTAATAACCATGTCATCACCGCGATACACTTTTAATTCATCAAATTCACACTCTGACATACTTCACACCCACCGTATGTTTTTATCACTCAAACTCGCACAGCGAATCGTTCAAGTCGAGACCTTGGAATACGAGCGCCCTGTAAAGATAATCCTTTTGCGACGAACCCTCGATATTGCTGATTAACTTGAGCTTACCGATTCCGAAATCATCTCGACCGTTAAGCCTTTCGTCTATCAGCCTAGACAAATAATCATTCCTGTTCTCAGTGACCTTCGGCACGTTGTCGACATTCATATGTTGCTCATGTGAGCAAATCCATATCTCTATGGTTGGCTGAACGTGAATCTTACTGTCGAAGCGGTAGGGTTGAGGTATGTTGACCTGAACCGTGATGAATGTTTTGACATCGTTTATTGTGTTTGGATTCTGATGATAGTTGAAGATATGAGTGTTGACGAGCTTCTCGCCCGTCTCGCCAGTAGAACATCCAAGCGCCGCGACAATCTCGGGGTCTTTGATAAACTCCTTGATTATCTTGTTTTTGGCTTTTCCTATTATAGAACTGTTAGCCATTATAACAACGACTCCACAGATATCACAATAGACGACACACACTGGCTGCGGTCGTCGGAAAGCACGAGCTTGAAGTCCTCGTCGATATATGCGTCGTCATCAATGCCAATGAGTATGTCGTTATCGACAATCTCGACATCAAGTGCATCCCTGAAGGAAGATATGATATTCCATCTTGGTACGATATGCGGCAACACGGTGCCGTTCTCATCATAGAACACCGCCGTAAATCGCTTAGCATCTCCACCAGATTTTATCACATCTGAATCGTGCTCGATTACAGAACGCATCACATCTGATTCAACGATATCATCCTGTTCGCCCAAAGGCTCGAAGTAATCGCAAATACCCAAATCTATACGGTCTGTATAATGATTGAACACATTCTCAGTAACCGTTACGCGAACGATTCCTTTTTTTCCGTAGCCATAGCTCGTCGTATCGTTCTGCGTTACGATGAACACGCTCGGACTTTCCATATTTTTATCCAAGAATATACGCTTGGGCGTCTTCAACTTTACCGTGTTTTCATCACACGGCAATGTCAACATGTGCTGCGAAGAGCCGATTGTGAACTGCCTATTCGACTGCTCACCAGAGTTATACTGTGTTGTGTTGATGTCGTAACACGGATACTCCCAAATAACCCCATCGGCATCCTGCCATTTCAGAATCCAATTGCACATAGTTAACTTTCCCTGCCAATGCACGCCATCAATATCGAACGACTCGGTGCATATATAATGCTCATCGGCATTGGAGTCATATAATAGGTCGCCCACCATAACCTGCGTATCATACAGGGTTTGAAATTTCATGGTGACGCCTTGCGCTGCTGAGAAGCTGCGCTTGAAGATTCGTATGGCGATACCATCATCGCCGACATAGTCTTCAGCACATCTCTTCCCGTGCCGCCAGAAATAAACACCGGGCGTGAGAGATGCGTCATCGAAGAACGTATCGCCCATGAGCATCCTACTGTTGTAAATATGCTCTTCTCTGAGTGAGTTTCCGCCCATACGCATCTTTGCGTTGAACTTATCAAGTCCTCTCACAAACGCACCCCCAATCCAATATCATTTCCAAAAAATTATTTCTCGTAACCCGCATCCAAGGTAATGCCAGCCTCATCGACACCAAGCCACGCATATCTCATGACAAGTGACTCATTCTCAGCGACATACGCCTTTCGCATAGCCATGAGCTTGTCGAGCATGTTCGCAGATGAATACGCCTTGAAATCAGTCGAACCCATCGACGCTTTAAGCAACGATGGCGTCCTAATGTATGTTGAATCGACGTATTCTACAAGCATATAATTGGCGATGATATCCATCTCGATTTCGGACAGCTCGCAATTAAAGCGCTGGATGATATCATCCCTGTTGTTCAGGTCTTTTCTGCAAACATGAAACTTCGCTAGGGCTGGAACCAAGTAGTCATGCAGCATATCCTTGACATCCTCTTCGGACATCCTCGGGATATCCCAGTCACGAAATTTAGTAAGCACCCTGTCATACAGGTTTTCGTATGTAGTGTACATGTATACTCACCAACCCTACGATAAAGTATTAGAGCACAGACACCAAATCGACACCGAGGCGCTTCTCAATGGTACGAATAACAGCGATATCAATAATATCGCCAGACTCAATCATACCCTTAATCTTCTGAAGCACAGTAAGCTTAGCGCCAGAACCGAGAGCTTTAATCTTCTCACAAGTTGCGCCGACACACTCACGGGTATATGCATCGACAGACATGAACTCTTCGGTCTTATCGCATAGCTTGGAGAGATTCAGTTTATTGATAACGCGCTCGTCAGTTGGCATGACCTCCATCTTCTCGAAATAGCTCGGGAAGTTGCGGCGCATACGAGTAAGAGTCTCAAGGGTCATATACTGAACCTCGCCGACGCTTTCCCATACGTACTTATCGGCTGTTGCTTTATCCTCATAACTCACACGATAGGGTACATTGGATGCAACCTCGACCTCATCTGACGGAGAAAGCTCCTTTTGCTTCGGAGCAGACTTGACAGGGGGCGCAGTCTTCTCTACAACCACAGCCTCATCAACGATGGGGGTCTCATCTGCCTTTTTGGTAGTGGTACTCTTCTTTGCAGCAGGCATATTCCTACCACCTTTCTTAGACTAAATTCAAAACAGAGCGGGCGTGTTATGCAACACACCCGCGAAATCAATCAAAAGATTAACCGTTGAAGGTAAACTTGCCGAAGCCGCGCTCAGGAAGCAGAAGACCGAGACCGAACTTGGTCTGAACCTGAAGGTCGACAGAGCCATCGTTGCGCTTGCCAGACATATCCTCGGTAGTGCGGGTGTCACCGATAATCTCAAGCTTGATGGGCTTGGAATCACCAGCGATGATAAACACATCCTTGTCGTTCAGGGCGAACTCCATGGTGCCAGACTTGAAGGTCTGAGGAATCACCATAAGGTCGATGCCCTCCCAAGAGCCGATGGTGCCAGTGTTTGCACGCGCCTCCTTCTGAGAATCGGCGAACAGCTTGTCGGGAACAAGGTTGGCAACCTTGCGAAGAGCGGGCTTGGTGCCAGCGATGGTGACATCGGAACCGTTGGCGGTGGCGACGAAATCGCAAAGGCGGGCAAGCTCGTCAAGGCTGTTGCCAGAAGCGGTGAACTCATTCGCCACAGCATCGGAGACAGACTGGAACTGGGTGTAAATGCGGTCAGTCATATACTTGTTCATTGACTTGTAGACCTTGTCAATCACCTTCTCGAAGGGGATGACACCGAGCAGCCAGCGCTCAAAGTCCTCGTAAACATGAATGAACATCCACTCAGAGGGTAGCTTGAAGGACGAACCGAGGTCGACCATCTGACGGTTGGTATCCCAGTGGTTGCCAGCAAACGTGGCGACGGTCAGGAAGCTAGAACCCTCAGAGTAGAACTCGGTATCATCACCGAGAGCACGGTTCTTGACCTCGACGAAACGCTCGATGAACGGAGAGTTCATGATGTTCTCGCCGATAGAGGTGGTGACGACATCCTCGACAATCTCGAAGATGGCATCCTTGTTGCGACGCCAAGCCTGATACATGGTCATACCATGGGTAATCTCATCGTTAATCTTGTCGCGCAGGGCGTTCTGAAGCTCGAAAGTGCTCAGGCCGTCGGAGCCGGAGAAGTTGACGAGCGAAAGGTCGTGAGCCATATCAAAGGCCATGGACTCAGCGGCGCTAAAGTTAGTCTTAGGCATAAATAATCTCCTCCTTTTCCATTAAGCTACGACACGAAGCTCGAACAGCTCGTAAGTGTCGCCGTAGGTGTGAGCGGTAGTGACAAGCGTGGCACCAAGGGTGCGCTTGCGCATAATCTTGCAATAAGAACCAGACTCGGGCTGCTCGGCCTGAGCCTTGAAGCGACCAGAAGCGTCGGCAACGGCATAAGCGCCAACCTTTACCTGCTCGGCAGAATCAGAGGTGAAGCCAGCCTTGGAGATGCCAAACTCGTCGTTGCGAGCGAGCACGCGGACGCGGAAAACGGTACCAGCGGGAATGACGAAAGCGTCGCGGCGCTGGTTCACGGAGCGGGAAGTATCGGCGTCCCAGACGGGCTGGTCGACGATAACATAGGTGTGGTCTGCGGGAACACCCTGCTTAAACTTATAAACATGTGACATGCCCTCGGCAAGCTCGCCAAGGCCGCCAATCATGCCATTCTCAATATCCTCGGTAGCAACGCAGTCAAAGATGCGCTCGGCACCGATGGTGGACTGCATGTTCGTGGACTCGAACACAGTACGAATAGCCATATCTATTCCTCCTTAAATAAGGTAAAATCAAATTAAAATATATAGATAAACATAAAAGCTTATCGGTTGACCTTGATATAGCCGTACTTCGTGTTCACGTAGCCGTCCATATCCTCGTGGTCGTCAATCACGCCGACAGTGGTATCACCATCATCGACCTTGCTGAACTGCGCCTTCGCGCGATTCTGCTTAACATAGAGGACTGCGCACTCCTTCTCGATTTCATCGACGGAAAGCTCGTCCTTCTTATCCTTGATTGCGGCAAAAGCCTCGTTCTCGCCAAGGGAATCCTCGTACTCACCGAGCTTAGCGTCCTTCTCGGCGTTCAGCTCATCAGCCTTGCGCTGCTCATCTGCGGCGAAAAGCTCCTCGTACTTGGGCTTCATCTCGTCAAACTCGGCCTTCACAGCCTCAAACTCGGCCTCGACCTGCTCCTTGGCAGACTCGGCCTCAGCAATCTTCTCGACAGACTCGTTCACCTTCTCAGTGAACTTGTCCTCAATCTCAGAAATATGCTGACCGAAATCAAATGCACCCTCGGGCGCTGCGGTGCCATCCTCGTAATCAGAGTAAGTAACCTTCTTGCGCTTAGCGCACGCAAAGTCCAGCACTGGCTTGTCGCCCTCCATCGTAAACGGCACGCCGTAATAATGGTAGTTGTCTTTCGTGTCGACGACAATCACCTCGTCGTCCTGCACGTCGGTAGCGTAGAAACGCGAAACCTCCATGCCCCAGAACTCATCGGTATACGTCTCATGCTCACGAACAATCAGAGCGATATCCTCGAACTGCTGCATGATGGTCTGTGAAAAATCATGGTTTGGCATATTCCCAACACCTCCTTGCACATCTTCTTCGTCTAACAGCTTTGTAAAAGCCGCAAACTTATCATTCAAATCACTACGGACGCTCTGTGCGAACTCATCCATAGAAAAATTAACCTCTTTAATTGCGACACCTGCATCAACCATGGCTGGTGTAACATCAGAACCGAGCAAACAAGCACCATCGAAAGAAAACGAGGTGAAGTGGAAGAGACCATCCGTCTCATCCTCGTATCCGTCAATCGAATCTGGATAAAGTTCCATCGACTCATGTTTCTCAGTGTCACGCTTCATGATTCCAGTTGCGTCAGAAAACTTTTCCCACATGAGGCCATCGACCTGAAGGAACTCGCGAACCTCGCCGTCCTCGCACTCACTTGACACCCATCTGGGGTTGCAACTCTCAGGGATTACCCCGAAACATTGCCCTTTATAATATCTCTCGTAACCGTTATCGGTCTTCTTGATATCGTACTCATGACCCTTGAAATCATCTTCGCCAGTATACTTGTCATGCTCGATGAACCCGAGTATCGGCGTATTGTAAATCGTATCGATGTACTTATCGACAACCTGCTTTGAGAAGTAGCTTCCATTGCGGTTGGCCCCCGTATGCATCAGATTGATTGTCACACGCAAGAATCGAGTGTCGTTATCGGACACCTCGCCATCGATTGAGTACGTCGCATGTAGAGGCTTGTTCTTATCGTAGGGCATATATCTCCTCCAAATATCAGAACAGGCACTTCTTGAGCGTTTCCTCATAAAGTTTTATATTCGCGTCAATCGTATCGTCATACTCGAACACATACTTGCCATTATGCATGGCAATCATCTTCGAACCGTTGTTCTTTAGAAACGAAGCAACCGATAAATCATTGACGATAAATTCTTTATTTTTCATATCAAACACCTCGGTTACATGTCGTTCTTACCAAGGTCTTTTGTTTCCTCACCTTCATCGGAAAGGGACTCGCCCTTGTCCTCTGCTGTAGGACGACCACCCTCAGACTCCTGAACTGCGGCTGATGCGTTATATGCCGATGTAAGAGGAACGAGCGTATTCACATAATCGAACACATTCTCGCTCAAGATGTTGTAACCGAACATCTCGGCGGGGGTGACGCCAGAAGCGGCAATCCACTTATCTTTAGCCAGACCCAATGCGGCATTTTCCTTAAGCTCTTTCATGACAGCAGTCTTGTTGAACACGGTCATGTCGTTGATGTAAAATTTAAATGTCGCCTTCGGCATATTGAGCTTGCGAAGCTTTATGAATCGATTGACCCATCGCTCGAACTGACGGTATACGCCATACACGATACCAGCGTCATTCTCGACTGAAAGTGTCATAGAAGTGGCGGTTCCACCGCTGTTGAACAGCTCCTTGCTTGTTCCGCTCGCATTGTAAATCTCATCGACGGCATCGCCGACGTTATTGCGGGTGTTCGCAGAATCTTTGAAGCTAATCGCCTCACCCTTTGAGCCGAGGGTATGAATCATACCAATATCCTTCGACATGCTCTCTCTATTGAGGTTTGCAAATACGCTCAATACGTTAGGGGAGAGAAGAGGGGTGTCGACTTTACTCTCATCAATGGGAACCTCTACCAATATCGCCTTGTAATTGTCGGTTCGAGCAGATTGAAGCTTAAGTTTCTTATAGACATCCAAATCCAAAATATCGCGCACCAAACTTATGAGGATTGGGAACGGATACGTCCATTGGCTGTTCATCTTGATGCAAATCTGCTTATCGGCAGGTGGCAGATACCAGTTGGTCTGCGATTTGCCTTCTATGTAATCAACATAAGCATCTTGAATATATGATGGATACGCCTTAATCTCAGTAGCCTTGATGCTACCTAGGTTGATTCTAAAGTTATAGAGACCGTCTTGAATCTGATACAATTTGCATATATTGTAATCAATCTTCTGGAAGAAGAAATCCCCCAAATCATTCTCGACTACAAGGCCGCAATACACATCTTGATAGGGGAGGGTGCGCATGATTTTAGAAAACTCATGCTTGATATTCATCGCATCGAGCTTCATCGCAACCTTGCCATATCGTTCAGCAATCTTGTTGACATTCGGTTTGGCGAATGGGTTAGTTGAAATGCTGATTCCCCAATTAAACAACGCCATATTTGCATATAACGTATTAAGCCTATTGTAATGCGGGCTGATATGCATTAATATATTCGACGCTTGAACAAGTACGCGCCACATCGCGCTTGGATGCTCTAACGCCTTCTCAACATCCTCAAGGCGAATATGTCCTATACAATGCGTCTCGATGATTTGGGAATTCGTTATTACATCTTTAAGCATCTGACGCTTAAATTCCGAGAAGTCTATCTTGCCTTCTTTAAAATCGTTTTCGAGCTTCTGCTCTGATTGGAGAACCGATACCATATCGGCGTCGTTCCCGAATTCTATGTTATCGGGCATAGATTCACCTCCCGTCAATACATGGTCGGAGCCTGATTGAGTTGCTTCATCTGCCTTGCATAATCTTCGATGTTGAACTCGTATTTCGGTTTACGTAGATACTCACGCTCAAGCTGACACTGAACCCAGTAATTGTACGCCAGCGAGCTGTATCGGTCTTTTCGCATACCTGTGCGCTCCTTGATTTTTACATTTGTACCCTTGACCTCATATTCAAGTTTTGTCAACTCTGTTCGAAGTAGGGTGGTTTGGATGTATGGCATCCTATATCTAAGTTGCTCTGGTGCTTGCATCTTGGCAAAGCCCTTGAAGTTCTTGGCCAACACGTCTTCGGCTGCGACCTCATCGATGAGCAGGTTTATCTTGCCAGTCTTGAAGCCGCTGCGTAGCAGGATGCAGATATCATTGTTGAACGACGCGCTGCCCTTGATAGACCATATGACCTTCGGGGCATCTGAAACCTTGCAACGTGCAGCCATGTCCTTGTCATTGCAACACGACAATGCCGAGTAAAGTTCTCCCGTCTCTGGGTCTACAATGTCTTGAACCAGCTTGTCAAAGACTGATAAACCGACGCCAGTACAATCGACGACCAAGTCGGTACATTTGTATACGTCGAACAACCTTCTGACTATGAGCGCTAAATCATCGGCGTTCAACCCCTCATGGTTTTCCATCCATACGATATTGGCGACATAATTACCGCTTCTTGTGGGAGTTGCGCTGTTAATGATAATCGCGCTCGCGTCGTTGTTGTGTTTGCTAGACGCCATAAGAGCAACGTCGACAGACAAAATCCTTCGCTCATTTTCTTTAAGCTCTGGAATGGCATATGTCTTGTTCTTCATGACATATGGAGGATACATAGGATTCTTCAATCGTCTCCTGTCAGTGATGTCATCGAACGAAAAGAACGTGCCATCTTCATCCCCGTAGAACAGCGAATCCATTTCCATATACCACTTGACCTCGTCAAACGTCGTTTCCGATATTTCGTCTTCAACGGCGTGTATATCAAGCAAGTTCTCCAATATCGAAATCTGATAGGGGAGACTGCATATGAAATATTTCTTTTTATCATCAAGCATCTTGACGGTGTAGTCCTTGACCTTATCGAAAAGCCAGTGGTCTTTGTAAAACGCAGAACTCATATAGATTTCCTTGTTACGCTCCGTCAAATGCTTGTATTTAGGATTATTGAGATACCTTGGCTGGCGCGGAGCGGTCAGGAATTTCTTAAGAACCGTGTTAATCACGTCGAGCTTTACCAGACGACACTCATCGACGATAAGTATGTTGGCTCTCTTACCTCGCGCGAAATCCGAAGCGGTCGCAGTCTTGATATACGAACCGTTCCTAAACACAATCCTACTGTCATTCTGACCAATCTTGCATTCAGATATCTCGGCCTTGAGATTCTCAGAACCCCAGCCGTATGATTTCATGAAGATATTTTCTATTTTCTCAAGCACCTCGTTCGCCTGTTTCAGCGTACCAGATACTACCACGATTTGAGTGTGTGGGTAGAGGATGCACCTGATTGTGGCGAAGAGGGCGGTGAGAAAGGTTTTCAGTATGTTATTACCCATGAGCTTTTTATCTCATGCTCTGGGGCTTTCGCCCATTTTCATCGACTTGTCATTTCAAGCCCAGCTTGGCGTACATTTTCGTTCGTTATTGAACGTCGGACACTCTTGCCAAGATTATATTTATTCACTTGGTACGCTCTACGGTGTCAACCAGCCTTTCGCAATCTGGTTGATTACCTCGGTATTGACATATAATTTTATTACTTAGCTTTTACCGATTTTATCCGATTTTATCAGGGCAATTTTATTTTATAAATTTCTATTTATATGCAAATCTTTATTGTTATCAACATAATCGAACTTTTCTTTTTTACGAGACAAACATATACAGTCGTCTGTGTAGATATATTTCTTAAATTTTTCTATATTATCTACACCATAAATATATATGCTACAAGCATTGCTTCTTTTATCCTTTCTTGGTTCGCCCACTTTAATTCCGTTATTTATCAATATGTCTCTAACAGAAATCAAAAAGTTTTCGTTGCCACAAAAAGAACAAGAATAACTGTGCATTCTATATTTTTTGCCTCGTTCACTATGATAATAGTCGCCTTCTGTGTATGAAACGCATCCATCACCATCAAAATATCCACGTATAAAATCTCTGATATATTGTTCTGGAACAATATCATACGTTGGGAACTCCAATGTTAAACTTTTGCATGGCGTGCATCCGAGATTAATTAAATCTCTACACATCTTCGTGTAATTAATAACAATTCGATTTGCATTGTATTTACCTGCAATTTTCCTATCCTGTATAGGAACATTGCTTTCAAGCGAGTCTCTGAACTTGATTAGGTGGTCTATATCTTGACTTTGAAGCGTTATCTCTAACGACATAGACCTCAGTTCTTCGCCTTTATAGTATCTGGTAATACATCCATCTGCATATAAAAACCCAAGCCAATATGCTTTATCAGATGAATCAATTTTCTTGAAATAATCCTTATTGTAAGTATACTTACTCATTTGTTATTCCAATCGTTCGCGGCTTATAATTTACCCTGTCCGCGCGCAGCGATGTAAGTCACATAATAATTGTGCATCATCGCGTACAATAATATCTTCTGAAATAACTTCAATTCGACGTTCAGATAATCCTTTGCGAACCTGTGCGGATTGCACCTGTAAAAACCAGCCCATGCCGCAATACCGTCCATAATCCGTTTCGACTTTTCGTTTGCGACTTCCTTATCTGACAACTTATGCGTGGAATTCATAGACATCATTCCATCCCGTCGTCTTCAAAGTGGTATTCTGGTATATCTTCTTCAAGATTGGTCTTGCCGAACACCGCCTCAAACATAGATTCATCATCATCATCTTCAACGTATTCTGGTTTAGACGCGGTATATTTAGACATGAACTTATCATACAGGTTTGAGAATGCGTTCTTGATATTTACCATCTTCGCAAGATGTCCTCTAAAGAACACATCTATGTAAAGTCCGATTTTATCGACATCTCTTAAATCTTCCTCTGGCTCTGGGATTGGTCGTGTTCGCTCCCACTTATCTATAAGCGTACCCATTGTCTGATTTTCCGCCGTAGTGTCGCCGACATTCTGCTTAGGCTGCAATTTTGCAGCATCCATGAGTTTTAGATATTGCTCATTCAATTGCTTGATGTCGCCGATGTTGCCAGATGTCTCGGCCTTCAACTGCTGCAATTGAATCTTGCACAGCTGCTTGAACGTCTCCTCTTGCGCCATGGTGTTGCACTCATGACGGGCAGTCCATTCCATATATTTATCATATAAAAACACATAATCGTCTCGCGCAAAACCATTGCCGAACATCTTAACACCCTCGCGAATGCGCACATCTTTCTCGACATCATCGTCATCATATATAGACATTGTCTTGCCAGCATCGACAGATTCCTTGAACTTATCTTTCAATGTATCGTCATATGAGCGCTGTATATATGTCTTAAGTCTAGTGCGTTGCATATAATACGACATAACCGAATGGCTACCATCGTTCTCCCAGCTCTTTATTGCTGATTGAACAAGCTTGTCACTATAATACACATCGAACATCATGCACATTCTCTCAATTGCCTTATGCTCTGGATTCGTCTTGTCTTCACTGACATACTTGTCATAATAATAATCATACATGTCATCTAGGCAATCTTGACATATTGGCAGTCTTGCATGGTTCTTGAAGAACTCGCTTCTCGTACTGTAATATTTCTTCGAATCTATCTTCTCACCGCATCGTATGCAGGTTAGTTTTGCGGGGGAGTCAAGGGTTTTGCTGCGGCTCGCATTATTAGCTATAGCCATTCACATTCCCCATTTCCTTCTTAGCGTATATAAAAAAGGGGAGAGTCTACTGGTAGACCCTCCCCAGTCCTGTGCGGACTTTATTATATTAATTCAATTATTAATTCAATTAGAACTTGACATCATAAACGCAGTCAAGCCCGTCATTCCCGAACACGGCGATTACCTGCTCGGGCCGATTGCGCAGTCGCTTGTCCATGCAGAAGTTATCAGACCCCGAGAGACATCCGCTGGTAATCACCTTGGTATCGTACTCGGTGTGCATGGCATTGGTGTGGCGATGCGCCATAAAGATTGTTGAAGGGCGATAGTCGAGCATCATGGTAATCTTCGACACCACGCTCTTCGGGTCGTCCTTATCGCCATGTACGGCGACGACATTCGACCCACGAACGCTGAACACAGCCATCGACTCCTCGATGTCGTTCACATGGAACACGATGTCGTTCTCGTTCTGAAGCTTCGCGCCAATATAAGGAATAATAAGATGGTCAAAGTTCTCCGCCTTCGCAAGTTCATTCTTGTTAGCGACAACGCGGGAGTGGTTGCCCGGAGTCACATATACATGCACCGTATCGACCATATCGCAAAGCTCGTAGAGGAAATCTGCGATTAGGTCTGCCGCAGTGAGAAACTGCTCGATTACGTTCTGGTTGGACTCGATACGCAGTGGCGTATGAATGAGTCCGCTGATAATCTCAGAAATTATCACATGGGCGTTCTCAACGTTATGGCGCTCGGACACCTCGCAAATCTTGTCAAGGTACTTCCCAAGCCTATCCTTTAGAACATCTTCATCGAACTTATTCCAAGAGTTATCGATGACAATACCAGTATGCAGGTCGGTCAGAGTGACTACGATATCGGTATCCCCATGAAGATAGACCTTGTCCTTGTGTCCGATTCTGCGCTCGACATTATCGACAACGGCTCGCTTGACCTGCTCTACGAAACTTTCCTTGCGGGCTTGCTCGCGGAGCAGTCGCTTAAGCTCGTTGCGCTCATCACGCAACTTGACCTTTTCCTTCTCAAGCTCGTGGCGTTGTGCCACAATCTCGGAGGACTCGTCGATTTCTCCAAATACACCAGCGTCGTGAAAACGCTTTGCCTGTTGATACGGTTTGCGGTAGGCACTTGCCGTAAATGGCATATCGCCCATATCCAACTCCTTGTTAAGGATGTCGGCGACCTCATTCCAGCTCATGTCGAGAAGACCAGAATCCTTTGCCTGACACAAACGCCAGATGAATTGCTCGTCATTCTCAAACTCTTCCTTTTTCAAATTCATAACTTCACACACCCGTCTTAGCTTGAAACGGCTCAATGGGTCAGATGCCCGCACAAAGCGAGCCTCTTTCGAGTCTTTTGTTTGTATAGCACCGAATGTTTTGGACTAAACTAACCCGACCCATCGACTTACTAACCACCACAATGGATGGCAAAACAACCCTGATGGGTTGACATATGCGGATATTGCCCCATCCGCGAATATGCTGTAACATTCATCTATCCATACACGGGGTGGTGCCGCAACAGTTCCAAGATATAGAACAATCGCGGCACCTAGCTAAGAAAGGTGTAGGAATATGAATGATTCCCGACGGGATAAGACACCCGTCTATGACGCGAAATGAATCGCGCCTGTAAATGCCGCAACCCGCTTACGCGGGTCACGAAAGTATCATAATCCGCAAATGCGGGTTACTTCATGTTTACTCATCGCCATCTGCGCCAGCCTTGAACAATTTCCCGCAATAATGTCGGGTGATGTTCGCCTTGGCTTTAATCTTGGCGATAGTTGTAATTGTCTTGCCAGTCAAGTTGTTGACCTGCGTCTGCTCTGGGATATACTGCGAGTCAATAGTGATTCCCTCGAACAAACGAATCGATATATCAGACTTCTCATCAGCGCTAGACAGAGCCTTGAAAATCTCTTCCTCGATTGCGTTGTATACATCCTCGACAACAGACTTCCTGATTCTGGCAGACCGAGCCGCCATCTTTATGATTTGAGCCTTGGTATAGACGGTCTTCGGCTTATCATTGTTTTCCATTCAATCATCCTTTCCGTAAAGACCGACATGAAATCTCGGTTCAAACCTTTATTTCAATAGAGGCTTCCATATATTGAGATTTCAAAAATCAACATATGACCTAGATTTCATGTTGTTTGTTCATTTTGGCAAAAGTTGCATATAACCTTAATTATATGCTGTTTATGTATTTTAGAGGGTAGGGTCTACACAGCGTTTTCCTCTCGTTTACGCTGTCGATATCTCTGCATCTTCAAACGCTTTAACTCTCTCTTATGTTCCTTCTGACACTCCTCGCAACGCTCGGTTGCAGAGTCGTACACGCTAACCTCGAACCACTCACCGCAATCAACGCACTGAACAGCCTTGGTTTGCGGATTGAGCTTGTCAGACAGATTCTCGTAGATTACATCACCGTAGCACAACCACAGGGCTGTTTTGTTAGCAGACTTCTTGATTCCGTATAAGAACTTCACCAAGATGTCGACGACCTCTTGCTCGGTATATCCGAACTTAGACAATGCATCTCGAATCTTATCGGCGATGCGCTGATTCTTCATCTGGGTGCGCATATAACGCTCGCTCTTATCGGCCTTGCTAGATGACATCGCAGCATCGACGTTGAGATAATAAGCCTTATCGAACTTGCAATACTCGACGATGAGCGGGTCGGTTTCCTCCTCGATGATTCTTCCGTTGGATGTGAACGCGACATCGAACTCGATATTGGGGTCGTGCATCAACATCGCACAGTCTATTTTGCCGATTCCGAGTTTCCGCGTGTTGATTCTCGGATTCGGGATGACGGCCTCAAGCTTGTTGACGAAGCTGAGATTCGCATCTACGATTTGAGAATCTGTCTTGTCCTTCGCGTACTTGAAGAAGTGGGGGAGTGGTTGCCCTGTGAAGGCCGTCAGCTTCTTGTTCATATCCTTCGGACGCTCTGGTTTATAGAGGGTTTTTGCGTAATCGATAACGTAGTTGTTTTCCATACAAAGAATCTTGATTAGCTCGACAGCCTCCTTTTGCTCCTCAAGTGTTCCGTCGACAAACACGTCGCTGTTCCAAATCTTAGAGATGTTGTTGCTGTAGATGCCGATGTTGCCACCGACGAACGCCGCATTCAATCCAGCGTATATCGCCTTGTTGTCGAGATGAACAGGGGATGCCTTCTTCATATCGTAGTAAAGCGGGACGATATCGAACTTCTCGATGTTGCGCTTTGCCACGTCGATGATGGTCTTATCGGCCACCATGAGCAATTTGTCACCGTCGCAGTCAAATTGAAGCACCCTAGAAATAAGGTCTTTGCAGCTCGTATAAACAGCATCGGTACAATACCAGTTCCTCAGCTTATCACGACGCTCTTCATCGACACCGCGAGCGGCGACGTTCTTCCTTATCGCATGTTCCAAAAATAAGTGAGGAGACCTCAGACAATCAAGCTCATCGTTCTTCCTGAACAGCCAACAGAACACCTCGCCGTCATCGAGCAGCCCATTTGGATTGTCTGTACCCATGAACCAGTGTTCGCAAGCGGCATAGAAATCTGGGACTACGAATGTATACTTACCATGGATATCGAGCTTTCCAGCCTTGCACCGCTTGATGATACTGTCCTTGATTCTCCTGATATGAGACTTCGTGTACTCGTCATTGATAAGCTCGGGGTATAACTCGATGCACTTCTGAAATGACGTCTTGCTCTTATTGTATGGCGTGATATCGAACATCGACTTCACGTTTCGAATAGATGAGCACATGTTCTCAAGCTTGTACACGGACTGTCGTGCTATCGAGGCAATCTCATCATCGGCGATATCGGTGAGCGACTGCAACATCTGGTAGTTGATGGTCGCGTCCTTTATCCGCTCTTCCTCCTCGTTTGTGAATCCTGCGGTGCATCCGTTGTCGTGGTACTTCTCCTTGTAATCATCCCAAGAGTCATAGAAACCCGAGAGCTTGAACTGACTCTTCGTGAATATCACCTGAATATCCTCATCGATTACGTCATGTTCCTCGCCGTAGATGTCCTTGATGATTGGCGAGCACCCATTTTCACGTATGAACTCGTCGAAAGGGAACGCGCACAGCAATCCCTTAATCCAAGGTATGCGCACCATCTTGTTGTTCTGCAAGATGCCGAACGCATTTGGCAGCATCATACCAGCTCCATCGGTATGCTCAATCTCACGATGGCCGCACTCTCGCGTCACGCTGTAATCGACATCGCTGACGAAGTCATAAGTTCCATATACCTCGGTCGCGAAGTCATCGATGACGATGCACTTGTCGATATCAAACTCTTCCCACACATCGGTGGCAGAATTCGATAAGGCGTTGTAGGCGAGATACTTGTTCGGATTTATTCCACCCTTTGCATTGATATCATCGAGTGTCAAACCGCACATGATTGACTTCTCGCATCTGCGCCACACGGACTCCTTGACGAACACGCACTTCTTCGTTCGAATCTGACCAGCGGAAGAGGTGAAGTAGATATACCTCTCACCCTTGTAGGTGAATCCGTTGAAAATCAAATCCTTGAGGACGTCGAAGTAGAACACCCGCACAATCATGAAGTCATCGGTGAATTCGTCAATCTCCGCACCGATAGTCCTCGTGAAATACGAATCGAACACGGCGATTACGTCATCCTCGGACACAGTCGACTCGTCAAGCTTCCTGATGTGATGATGCCGGTTCGATGAATCGTTCGCCTCGACCTTGTTCGACAGGAGGGATAATAGCTTCTGCTTGACCTCGTTCGCCTTCTTAGTCTTCATATCCGCCAAGCTCTTGTAGTATGCGTAATCCACGGCGATGTCATTTACCGTGTCTGCATCGTCCCCGTGTATCGAGAAATCATACTCACCAGACATCATGAGCTTGATATCCGACACGTCCACTCCGAACTCCGCCAGCTGAGACTCAAGCTGTCTGGTGCCAGTTATCGTTCTCTTGACACCGTTGGCGTTCACTATGAACCCGCCGTTGACCAGCCTGTTGCGCTCAGCCCTCAGCTTGTGGTTGAGCATGTGGAGTCGGCGCTCGCGCTTGCTGTAGAAATTCGAGGTATCTACATTGAGTATCTTCACCTGCTTATCTAGCGCCAATAAGAACACATCCTTCCATTTCCGAAACCTTTCTTTCCCCGTTTGAAACAATATTTGTTTTTATATGTTTTCACTTTGTTTATCAACAAAAAACATTGTTTATAAACAAAAGCATCATAAAAACAAATACATTTTACAATTATAGCATATATATTCGCCAGTTAAAACCATCATCTATCACATCCATGGAAATAACATCGACATTCAACATGGCTAATAATACACATGCTTAATCGCGCACGTTGATATCCGTATACCCAGTTATCAAAGTTTTATACGGTCGTATCTCTTCTTCACGAAATCTACATATAGCAACAACTAAAAGCAGTCACTTTGAAACTCGCGCCAAACTGATGGCGTAGTCTCGCCTTCGGCTCGCTACGCAGATGGGAGATAATCATACGGCCATTGGTTATAGCATACATCTATTGATTATACGATTGCAACCGTGATATCATCTTCGTCAAAACTTGTCACTTTGATTTCCTCGTTATAATATATATATAACGGTTTTTTCAAAGTGACAAGTTTTGGAGTTGTATAATTTTGTGTTCATTCCATGAAGATGTTATATGAGTGTATAAAGTTTTAAGTTGTGGGTATAGAACCAACGACGACCAGAGATGTTTCATCGACGGTCGTTTTTAAGGAAATTTAAAACTTGTCACTTTGATTTCCTCGTTATAATATATATATAACGGTTTTTTCAAAGTGACAAGTTTTGCTTGTATAACGATAAGGAGCCTTTGTCTTATGCTGAATAACATAAAGAATTATATGCGTTACGCCCTAAGAGATGAAATATCTCATTTTTACAGAGAATCAGTTCCTTACGTAGAATCATCTCTCATCCCCGAGGCGGAGCGCAGCGGAGACCTCGGCATCAGTTTAGCGCTAATTTCAAAGTGACAAGTTTGGCAACTTGAAGTGACAAATTCTTATGAATTTGAAGTGACAAACTTTTACAAGTTTGAAGTGACAAGTTTAACAACTTAAACAATAAGTTTGGCAACTTAAACAACCAAACACGTAACGGCTAAGGAATGGTGGTATGGCGAACGATATAGATGTTAGCGGGGTGATTGTGGGAGTCACCTATAAGTACAGAGAACTGTGCAATATCCTTATGGACGAGCCTTGTACTGGTAAACAGAAGATATTACAACTAAAGCGTTGGTCTGGCTACATGAGTTGGGAGAACCCGACTACACAGAAGTACAAGATAACAGAAGTGTACGATGAGCCTACGGTTTCATCTAGGGGTGGTAAGAGGAGAAACAGCGGAAGGAAGAAGAAATTATACGATGAGTTCCTTTGGTTGTTGAACGCATTCATGCACAGGGAGTTCAACAGAAACACCTCTGGTGGACACGATGGCAAATTGTGTTCTTGCAGATTCACCGGAAACGAGATATCGAAATACTTCGGTCTGTACAACGACAACTTCCATAACGCGGTATCAGAATACTCGAAGAATCACGATGATGGGGTAGATGAGTTCTCGAAGGCGTGGTATGAGGTGTCGAAGTTGATAGCGGACATGCGCAGGAGATGGATATACAACAGGATTGAGGACATCGACGGAGTCAAGTTCGGTTACGGAGTGATAGCGTATAAGGACAAGGATAGGTCTGAATTCGATTATCTTGACGATAAACTCGGCGATTGGAACTCGTACATGGCGAGATACATGGAGAGGCACAAGTTGAAGAACGAGGGAATGGTCGCAGATAGGGGAATGTATCTGGACATGATTAAGAACATATCCCTCAACTTCGATGATTACGTCAGCGTCGAGAGAGTCAGGAGATTCGATTACGACATCGACATCTTGAAGGAGTATGAATTCGATGAGTATGAGGATTACAAGAGGAAGTTCAACGATGCCGTGGTTGATGGCTTGAAGAGACACTTCGACAAGAAGGTGAGTTTAGGTGGATATGAGAATGCATACGATGGCTTCGTCAAAGTCGTCGTCGATGAATACGTGATGTTGTAAATGATGTTATAAAACGACTATGGTCGTAAGACAGCTATGACAATCAGATAATACAATTGGATATTTTTTGAGGGCGTCTCTTCGGAGGCGTCCTTTTTTTCGACGTTTTTATAAGCGCCTTTTTTTATTTGCATCTTTAAAAGACAAACAAACTTAAATACAGGGTTTATAAGCACGTCGTCTATGAAACACCCCTATGGAACGTCGATTTCAGACGGTGTGATTGTGTGACAAAACCGCTGGTAGATAGGCGTTTTTATTACTTGGTATGGGTGCGGTAATTCGTGTTTCAAGTATGAAGTTTTTATGCAGGGTATGTGTAGGAGTCTTGTTTCCGCTGGTAGACGGCTGATTACAGGGGTAGGCGAAGGTCTATTTTTGGCTGATTTTCAGTCGATTTTCAAGGCTGTTTTTGAGGTTCTCTCTAGGGCGTTTAGAGGTTCGCAAACGACAAGGGTGTTTTGGGTTCGGGTGTGATTTTGGGTTGCTGTTTGATGTGTTGCAAACGACAGGGGTGAGGGTGTGGATTTGGTGTTTTGGGTTCGGGATTTTGTGGCGTGTGTGTGGGGTGTATACGGGTTTGGTTTCAGGTTGTTTTTTGGGTCGGGGTGTGTGGGTGAAGCCCGTGGGGGGGCTGGGGCGATTCCCTAGTCGTTTACTAGGTTTAAACATGCCCCGTCCGGCACTTCGCGCCGTGCTTGTTCAAAAGTCACCGTGAGCTTTTGGGGATGAAAAAACGTGAGGTACCGAACATGTTTTTTCCTACTACTTGCATAATAAAACAACCCCCTCTGTATAGTAACGCGCCGCGTTATTATATGAAACCGATTGTTAGTATATATAGTTAGAAGTTTGTCTAACAATAGTAACGCAACGCGATACTATGCAACCCAAACCCAAACCCAAACCTTAAACCTATACTTGAACGTTAAACATAACGCCCCAAACACAACGCCTACAATCTGCCAAACCCAACTAACATATACCCCTCTGAGGGCCTCAGATGCCCCAAAAACGCCCGTTCAGTTTTCCACCTACACTTACCCCCGCCAACTGGTTATCGCCCCGTATACACGTTTCCGCAGGTAGAACCCTATATTTAGGTACCCGAACTATCGTCACTGGTATGCTGGTACGTACCAGTTGCAACACGATAGCGTACACGTGTACGTTAAACGACACTTCGACCCGTTCTGTCGTCGATCTTATCGTGTGCTTATTTTATGTTTTCAACGTTCGACCCCTTGCATATACCTACGCTATCCGCTATATACGCGTCGCGTATGCAATATGCACGTCTAACGCGTATCCTATGCAGTCGATCGACCGCGTTTACCTGCTATTATACCGTTTACGCGCTATATCGCCCTATTCTATGCATATCAACGCGTATACGACACCATTCTATGCAAGTACCTAAACTATGCCGTTTACCTGCGGTTTCACTAAACCATCATATATAGCACCACTGTTTACCTGCTGTTTTGTTCAATTAAAATAGTTATTGCAATACATACCGCACCATGCGATATTGGTTTTGCCGCAAGGGGGCACGCCCCGAACGGCCGCCCGCTACGGGATGCGACCCGCGTAGCGCGTACTTTGAGAACCGAATATCGAGTTTATGAAGACTTTATGAAGACGCTAAAACGGTGCTAACATAGGGCTTGCCCCACGGGGCGGGAACCTTGATAAGAGCATACGTGGTAGGGCGCGGGGACGGGGACTGAACTGCGCCGCTACCGTGAGCGGCACTTATGTTTCACGTGAAACAGTTCACAAACAGGCGTGAGTACCGTTCACGGTGGGAAGACCGCCATATTCATAGGCCGTAGGGGTGAACCCTACACACACGAAAGGGGTTATTATGCCTACCATCAAGTACCACGACGCGTTCGAGCTCACGTCTCACGTGAACGACCTATGCGTGGCGCACGACGTTGCGAGTATGCATAGCGCTATGTTGTTCGGCGTGAGACTGGGCGGCATGAAAGCGGGAGACGTGTTGAACGTCTACGGTGGTTCTACGCTCACGTCCACGTTCTGTGAGTGCCCTATATTGGGCGCTGTTAAGTTCCAACTGCGAGTTATCAAGCTGTCAAACGGCAAGGGCTACGCTGTCGAGCGCGTGGCATAGCACAGACCCTGGTAGCCCGTCAAACGGGCGGGCTACACCTACAATTCGCCAACGTTTCACGTGAAACCATTCACAAACAGAAAGGTATCATTATGTACGTTCCGTATTCTGAGCCGTTCCCCTACGTCAAGGGTATGCCTACCGTTATCCGCGTGACCGTTCACGAGCTTGACGCGCAAGACCGCCCGAATCGTTCCAAGCAGGTGCGTTATTGGGCGTGCTCTGACGGGTTCTACCGCCCTGACGATGATGATATGCGCATCACGGGACTGTCTGTTGATAACGCATACTATTGCGCCAATTGCTAGGCTGTTAATCCAATCCGCCCACTTGAAAAACAGTGGGCGGGCATGGGCGAACAGTCCAACATACCAACATGGGCAACATGCCCCGACCGAAAGGAACCATCATGCACGTTACCAACATGAACAGCCCGCGCACGGGTAAGCCCGTGGCCAATCAGTTCATCATCACGGACGGCGGTATTACCGTGTTTCAGTCCTACAATTCTACCATCGCAACCATCGACCGAAAGGAACATACTATCACGCTTGGCAAGAATTGGGACTATTCCGTTACAACTGCGAAATACCGCAACTTGTTTTTCGAGGGCGAGGGCTTTAGCCACTTGCGGACGACGCAGAAAATCGAATCATATTTGAATTTGGTTGACCGTGGCGGGTACGTCTATGACGATTGGGGCGTTGAGTACTATATCGAGCTTGCATAATTTTTTCAAGCTAACAACGCGCAAAATAATTTTGCGCTAACCACTTGACAACAACATAGACATGGGTTTACAATGAACCTGTAAGAAAAACCATGAGGAAAACCATGCAAACCCCTGATAGTTTCACGATGAATGGCCGCGACGCTCTGCGGAAAGTTCTGCGGAAGTTTACCGTCACGGACGAGGGCGCGGACGGCATGGGTACGCTGTCAAATCTTTCCACGGAATTTTCATACAATGACAACCCGTGGTATAGCGTTGTCGTGGATGAAACGCGAGACGAGGAAAATTGCTACGGAATTTTGTACGTCACCCTGTATTACACAAACCCCGAGTGGGGCGTGTGTATCGCGGCGGAAAATGAATGCCGCTATGACGGTATGCACGAGCGCACGGAGATTTTGGCGCGTGAGCTTGTTGAGTGCGTCGGAATTATCGAAACTCAACTTATGGAATAAACGGTTGTGCGGAAAATGTGGGGGTGGAAAAACCAAACCATCCCCAACCCGCGCGGCATGATACAATAGACCCGACGGAAAAACAATCAGTAGGAAGGCTGGAAAAATGACGCTGAAAGCGTTCACGGAAAAATGGATGGGACACGCTGATAACGGCTATACCGTCAATCGGTGCTTCTCATTCAAGCCTTGGTTCGGAGAATTTGAGGGGCAGACCGTGTACGTGGCTGCGGAATATTCCCGTGGCTGGTGGGAGGCGGTTCATGCCGAGACGAAAGACGGAAAATCTTTCGAGATGACGTGTACGAACGGAGAATCTAAATCAGACCTAATCAATATGATTATGGGTTGCTAGATTGCACGGAAAAACAACAGTAGGGAGAACGGAAAAATGTATACTGGTTATCTTATGCCCATCGAGCAGGACATTGTCAACTGGCGCATGGAAAATCCCATGCTTGACACCATCATCACCATCATCATGTTGCTGCTCACCATCGCCGCAATCGTCTACATGCTGTCGCTCATGCGGAAAAATCAGCTCATTGAGGAGGAGCGTAGGCGCGAAGAGCGTAGGCGTAAGCGCGCGTGGATTCGCGCCAACGGCGGGCTGTAATAAAGCCAACGGCGGACTTTAGGCACGGCGGAAAAACACACACACAAACACACACGAGAGAGGACACGGAAAAATGACTGTTAAAGAGTTCGTGGGCGCTCAGTCCACTCTGGAAAACCCCATGAAGTTCAAAATCATCGCGCCCAATGTCAACGGCACTGGGGAAAAACTGACGGTGGAGAACTACGCAACGTTCGCGCCCATGGAAATTTTGATGTGGACTGCAACACCTGGTGGTAGTTATATCAACCTGTTCGTGGGTTAGGCGGAAGATATGAACAACAAGAAAAAGACTTGGCTTGCAATGATTATCATCGGATATATCGTTGTCCTCATGGCGTATGTTATCAATGTTGTCGCGGAAAATCAGTACGCTAGTACTGCGGAAAATAAACCTACCGCCGCTGCGGAAAATACATCCGCTGTCGCGGAAGATTTGCCTACCGCTATCGAGTGCGGTTCGTGCGGTGCGCATGTGTACGAATACTGGTACTGGGAAAATATCAATGACGGTACGCCTGTAAAGATATGCCGTTACTGCTATGAGAACTGTATAGAGAATCAGTAGCGGAGAACACCGCCACGGAGAATTAGTTGCCGATACGCTACCGCTTGCCGCTACGGAAAATCTCTAGCCCTACGCTGTCGCGTGGGGCTTCTGTGCTGTCGCGTTGGCGCGTGGAACTTTTCGCCATCGCGGAAAAATCGGTATGTTAGTACCATCAATTTATAAAGTTAACCAACGGTAACAATGTAGTAGTATCAATATGTTAACCAACTATAACTATTAAGTTAACCATAGTTAACAAATGCACCATGCACCACGCGACCCATCGTGCCACGTATCCACGCGCCACACGGAAAATCGGCCCAACGGAAAATTAGACGCGCTACAATCGCGCATCAGACGAGCAACACCACGCGCCACACAACGCCCTGGAACGCCACGGAATAACGCAAGCCTACCCACACACCCGAGACGCACGCAACGGCGGAAATATAGGCATCACAAGCCGTCACGGAAGATTGTACGTGCTGGCTCTAGCCGCTCACAGTCCATCGGCCACACGGAAAATCATACTGTGATTCAATTGTGTGGAATGTGTGAACCTATTGCAACCACAAGGACAATCATATATATTGTAATCAATCGGTAGTCGAGCCGCTGGAAAATCAGAACATATCCAACGGAGGGGCATGGAAGAACCGTTACACTTTCTCTACAGTTGTGCCAATATCTGCGGGTATCTCTACGCTTGTGTACCTACCAACGCTCACACGGAAAATATGTAGACCATGTGAATCTCTATATATATCTTGCGCCGCCACGGAAAATCAGATAGAGTATAACCACTAGATACAATCATCAACGGATAGGGTGAGCAATGTATAATCCACTGCACAACGCGCACAACCAATACCATCCCGCCATCGACCGCGCGGATAAAATCATGTGCCACTATCGCCGCGTTGGCGGAACTGTTGCAAGGCTTGTCGGAAAATATATCTGCACAGGATACAACATGCCCTGTATCGTCATATACAAGCGCGCTGACGGAAAATGTACCATCAAGAAATATGCCAAGGTACCTAAGTGTTATGCCCAAGCAGTAGCCCAAGCGGAAAATGATACCTACGAGCCATACTATTAGGTGGTGGCTTGAGTTGTGTGCATATATGTAGGCTTTGTGAATCTGCAAACAACAGTTGCACGGAAAATCATTTGGTGTAATATATAAGTCGTAAGCAAGAGTGCAACCACGAGAGGAAACACCATGCGTGAAATCTGGGTCAACCCCAAGAATCTCCCCAGGTTCATCAATCTCAATGACATGATTACTGTGTATGACAACGATGATGATGTGTACGCCACCCTCAAGGTGCATTACAGCGGAATCTTTGAGAGCGGCGGGCTAGAGGGGGCTGAGTGGTTCATTGCCACGAACATTGATACGGGTGAAATCGTGCGTATCGTGATTGAGTAGAGGGCGCGGGTAGGTGAGAGCCTACCCTCTTTTTTTATAGACGGAATAAAGTTAGCTTACGCTAACAATATAAGTTAGCTTTAGCTAACAATAAGTTAGTTAAAGCTAACAATAAAATGCTACCAACGAATAACCAATTTAATGAACACATTATGAAGATTCAATGAATACACAGGCAACACTTGACAACCACAACGCAATCAGGTTGTCAAGCAATCCGACACGGAAAAATCTAATTATGTATTTATGCACAGTTCTCTACACAACTCAACCCAAACAACAAAACCGCAGGTAAACATAGCCGTTAGAATCGCGTGTATGGGAATATACATAACATATGCCTATACTGTCTAGGATATGCAAACATCGCCCCAAATAGGCACATCACAGAGACGTACAAGACCATGCGATTGCGGAAGATTCGGACGATATGCACAGACAACGAGCCAAACAACAACCATATGTGTAGCAATTGTGATGAAAAACATATACATAGTTTTCATCTTGACACACAGCGACAAAACCACATACAATATAGCCAACGCAACCAACAAAGGTTGCTAACGCAACCAACCGATAAGAGAGGACATACACCATGCGTGAGTACACCGTAAGCGTTTACGCCATGAAGCACGATGATTTGTTCGGCGGGTTTGAGACCGACTACATGAGCAGCCCAATCATTGAGCATAGGTACCCCGACAAGCAGCAAGCCGCCTATGATTTCGCCTTGCTCAAGGAGTTCCCGCGTGAGTTGTACCACACTGCCAAGGCGTGCGGAGGTAAGCCCGTGGGGTACGTTGCATTTCTTGAGTGTGTGCAAGACGAAGATATCTGCGGGTATCTTGACGTTGAGACTATCGATAGCACATCGTACACCACGGATGATTACATGCTTGAGCATAACTAGCAGCAATCAGCCTGCCTATATGGTGGGCTTTTTCTTGCAGCTATAGTTATGAAGATTATATGAATATACAAACCACACTAGACACAAGCGTTATCAGTGTTAATATATAGACACGTTAAGCCACGACCGAAAGGACGCACACCATGGACAACGTTACCACGCTTTATGTTTCAGAGGAAAATGAGTACGGCGAGATTCAAGACTATGAGATTGCAGTCGATACCGATTGGCTCAAAAATGAAATCATCGAGGATTTCGGTTTCAGCACTATCGAGGAGTTTATGGACGAGTACACCAGTGATGAATCATCGGAGGTTTATTGTATTGCTTCTATCACTGGACACCTTGCGAAGATTTTGCCCCCGTTGATTTAAGATGCATAACGGATTAAGAGTTTATCTCACAGAGAGGAATAATAATGCAGTATTACGCCATTGAGTACACCGAGACGCGCACGGCAACCTTCAATGTTCAGGCTGATAGTTATGAGGACGCTTGCGAGCGTTTCGCTAACATGCTTAACAACGATGATATCATTTACAATGTACTTGACAATACGGACTTTGTGAACACGGATACTAATTGTCTTGGAAGCATTGGCGACGAGCCAGATGATTGTTGCGATGACACGATTACCGATGATGATTACAAGATGGCTATTGGTATCAAGGAGGATTAACCGTGTGCAAGTGGGCCGTGGTTTGCGTTTGCGCCTACGATAATCAGGTTTCGAGTGTTGACTTGTTCGATAGTTATGAGGACGCTTCTAAGTTCATGGAAAGCGACGCGGCGGAATCATACGAGGAAATGAAGGAGCACAACGCTAATATTTATATGGAGAATTGCGGGCAATGCGCTGAAATTGTTATCAATGGAAGTACCGATTATTTCTGGAGTATCGAGCCTACTAATATCCATTAAAAGTAATGAGAATGGGCGCGTATAACACGCGCCCTATTTTTCTTGTCTCATAAAGTTATGAAGAAGTTATGAACTTAACAATCACACTAGACACAACACGGCACAGTGCTATTATATAGTTAATCGGTAGTCGCAGGTTGGCAATACCAACCCAAGGGGCAGATAAGAGCCGTGATTTATTGAGCTACAGTTGTGCGTATTTGTAAAACACATGCACAACATCGAACTAGTGTTCTATCTGACTACATAAGCATAAGCCAATGAGAGCCGATTTAAGGCGTTGTATTTCCGATACTGGACACTTACACCACACACGCCACGAACGCCCGAAATATCGCAACGTAAAGCGTTTTAGTACGTTAATCCTGGTATCAGTACGGCATTGATAGAGCGCATATATACGCGATTGGCGCAATGGTTCTAAAGATTGGGATATGTGTTGAAGTTGTGAAGATGAAATATCCCGATGAGCAACGCCAAGACATGCGATATAGTGTAGTCACGCCGAGCGGATAGGGCGCGGCACGATTGAAAAGAGGATATTATGTGGAGCAACTTCGATGACGATGATTTCATCATCATTTTCAGCAACGGCGAGTATCTTTACGAGGGTCTTGTAAAGGACATGCCCGAGAATTTCAAGCATGATTCATACGATTGGTACGCGCTTGGAAGGACGGAGCGTGCCGATTACCTGTTGATTGAGTTCTAACCACGAGAGGGCGCGGGATACTTAGGTACCCGCGCTTTTCTTTTGTGTATTATTATGTAGATTATATGAATGATAATGATGTGTGGTATAGTGTATTCAACGTTATTAGAAAGGATTGACATGCACGATACGAAGCTCACCTTTGATAACTGCACGTTGTTCGATTGCTGGAACCAGCCGCATATGCTCATTCCCATTGACATGTTCGGAATCCCAATCTACCCAGATGATGTGGTGTATGACGAGTGCGACCGCGATAAGACCAAGCCTATTAAGGTCATGGCAATTCGCACATATGATGACGAGGATGATACGCAGCAACATATCATCGACTATGAGGGCAATTGGCATTATGGAGACGAGTGTTTTCATGAATGGTATTGCTAAATATGGCGCGGGTGCAAAGGCATCCGCGCTTTTCTTTACAAAAACAATTGTGAAGAAAACATGAATACGCTTGATGTGTGATATAGTATAGACGTGTTGAGCCAAGAGAAAGGAAGCGACATGCTTTACGAGTTCAGCGGTAACATCCCCCAAGAAATGCGCTATTGGTCTAACGGGTGTGCCGATTTGTCGGGCGATATTTGCGAGTACGATTTGCCAATGGAGCTTAGGCGCGTACTTGATGACCTGTGGACTGACGCATATGTTACGCGCTGCTACCTATTCGAGTTCAAAGGTCGATACGGCGTTGCGATTGAAGCCGAATACGAAGCGGATTATGCGCGTGATTTGGGAATCTCACCCGACACGCTGGAAGATTACGCGCATAGCATCGCAAGAGCAACAGCCGATAGGTACGGCAAGTACGATGTTATGTTCTGTAATCAATTAAACATATGGGGCGGTAATGCAAACTATAACGACAGTCTTGTGACCGTGTTCATGCCATGGAATATCGACAAGAATGAATTTACGGCGGTTGCAAGGTGGTTCGATGATAATTGTTACCTGAGCATCGACATATAAATATGTAGAGATTGTGAAGCCATATATTCTCAATGACACGATGGTTGTTTTGCTGTATATTATAGACAACGAAAAGGCGCGTATGACACGCGAGAACCGACCGAGAGGAATCGACATGTTCACCAAGAAGCAGCTCACGGCAATCAAGCGCATTGCAGCCAAGGGCACCAAGGCGGAGAGCCGTACCACGCATTGCACCACGCTTGCCTGTGGCGGCGATAAGCTGGCAGCTGTCAACAATTACGCTGTGGTGCTGTTCGGCTATGACGCTTTTGACGATGGCGATATGGACGCGATTAAGGCAGACCCCGCCTATTTCTACAATGAGAAGATAGGCGAAACCATGAGGGTCGAACGCCTGTTCGCAAACTTTGACGATTACATGGCGAATGGCGATAACGAATGGTATTGCGACACACTATGTGAATTTCTTACACCTGGTGATGTTGACAGGCTGTGCAATGATGCTACGAGTGTATTCGGTTGCGCAAAGCCCTGTATCGTTCGTGAGTTCGGAAACGAGCCGCGCAACAACGTTACGAGGTTTGCTGTCAACGCCAAGTATTTCAGGGACGCTTGCCATGCTGTTGGCGGCAACGTGTTCGTGAACTGGTCTATGAACGGCATTGTTGTTGATGGTTATCAAAGCAAGGCAATCGTCATGCCTGTTCGCCTGTAAGGCAATTATGTAGACGGTGTGGAGACGTAGAATCCCAAACACCACACCGTCTCACCGTGGTATAGTGTAACCACAGAGAGACAAACCAACCCGAAAGGAATCAATGATGGATACCAAGGCCGCAGCAACCAAGGCTCATAGGCTCATTGCAGACATTACCGCAGCGCTTGACATGGCATATGAAGCGCAGTATGACGTGATGGACGAGGAATCTATCGAGATTTTCGAGCGCATCGAGCGCAAGCTGAACGGCGCGCACGACAACGCGCATGAGCTGTTCGATATGCTTAGTGAGTAGGAGGTTTGACATGGAGTGCGTCATTATCGAAGCCGAGCGCACGGGATACGCGCCCGAGCAGTGCGGTGAGACGATGACCGTTGGCGAGCTGGTCGAGCTGGTCGAGTCGCTGTCTGGTTATGACGATGACGTTCCCGTGTACCTGTCACACGACAACGGATACACATACGGCAGCATCAATGAGTGCAACATCAGCCGTATGACCGTCGCTGTTTAAGATTAAACCAAGCATCCACACAACGAGGTTTCTTAAGGAGTTTACCATGGCTTACTTTGCTTTTGAGATTACAGAGCTTAAAGTGGTGACACTGGCAATCGAAGCAGACAGTGACGAAGAAGCATATGAGAGACTGTTGGATATTGATAGCTCGAGTGATGTTCTAGTTGACGCAATCGCCGCCGCGCATCCGTTCGATAACAACACCAATTGCTTTGGAGAGATATTAGGAGACGTGATTGGAAATGTGATAATTTCAGACGGCGATTATAAGCGCATCATAGGCGAGTATTATTAGGTAATCAGGTAGGTAACGGATATGGACACTGGAAACGAGCATACGCACCATGCGGAGCATGAGTACCCGCAACTCACAGGGCACACCGATGATACCACTCTTGCTTTCATCGACACATCCGACACCTACGGGTTGCCGATGGGCATGGTTCTCAAGCTGTGGACGTGTATGGGCAGACCGCGCAACATCGACACGGTAAGGCAAGAGGTCGAACGTCTGTTCGATGAGTTCGGGACGGAAGAATTGCTGTACGGCCTTGCTTTGTCATGGCTGGACTGACGGAAAAATAATCGACAATCTTGTGGAAAATCTGTGGAGGTATTGACATGTGGGCTGTTGTGTGTATGGGCATTTACGATTACACGATTTTAAGCGTCAACCTATTTGACGATTTCGACAAGGCAACGCGGTTCGTTCGCAACGATGTGGAAGAAAGCTACCGTGAAATGAGTGAATGTAACGACAATATCAGTATTGAAGCAGATTATTCGGCTGGGTATGCGGAAATCGTTATCAACGGAGAGGTTAAATATATTTGGGGTACCGACTTTGTTGGTGATGTGTGTGTGGATTGTGAAGATTAGCAAGGTCGGAAAATCTCACGCTCCATGGTCGGAAAATCTGATATAGTATAACCAACGAGAAGCAACAGGACGCCGAGCGGAAGTAGGTTGTTACCATGCGATACTACGCTTTTCACCACACTTACGGAATCAACACCGCCGACACGCGCGGAAATATCATCGGTAGGCTGTATGTTTTCGACACAAGGCAGGATGCCGCACGTTGGGTTTCCGAAGATGTGTGGGACGGAAATTATCACCGCTCGACTATCAGCTCAAAAGACGCGCGTAAGTACCTGGAAGATATGTGGTTTGATTTCGGATTGCGCAATAAAGCGGACGCAAGGTATATGAGCATGGGCAGTCTTGTGGATAGATACACGGATTGGGCGCGTGAGGAATATATGTAGGAACTGTGAATCGGAATATTCCCGATACAAACACAGTCTAGTTTTGATATAGTATAACCAAGGTAAAGGAGCCGAGAGGAAGGCGCTGACAATGACGTGGCAAGAGCTGGCAGACTTCATCAACAACGAGATGCCCGAGTGCAACAGGAACCAAACTGCGAATGTCTGGGATGCGAGTTGTGACGAACCCACTGGCGGCAACTGGTATGAGGTTAAGGACATTAGTCCTTATGACGCTGACGAGCGGCCTAACGAGCACAACTTCTATTCCATCGACATTAACACCGAGCTTGGAGCGTACAATTAGAAACAAACTTTCAACGGAAGGAACAACTATGAAGAACGTTGTTGTTAATAGCGAGGACATTATTAACGCCCTGGTGTCTATCGGAGATTGTTTTGATAAGTAGGAAGGCTTACAATGGGCTACATAATCGCTACCGAAAATAATCAGTATTTGCAGTTGCTCGATGTTAATTTCGGAAAGTATGGTCTTACGGATGATGTATGCAAGGCGAAAAGATGGGGCACCAGCAAGCAAGCCCACAGGTCGCTAAAGACAATCAAGAATCAGTTTAAGGGCATGTGCATATCGTTCTGTGTCAAGAACGAGGATGCCATGCACGTCACGCGAGAGCCTATTGATAACATAGAGCCGCTGTCTTTTGATATTTCCGATACAGCGGATAACCTACTTGCCATATCGAGACAGGCGGAAAATTACAAGCGGTATCTTGATGAATGTTTGAGTACCATAGACATGGAGATTGTAGACATTGAACATGCGGCAGAGTTCTACGAGCTTAATGCTTCACAAGGTTACAAGATATACAAGATGTTGCACGATGCCAGAGTTAAGCGGCGTATCATCAAAAACAACATGGAGATTGTCAAGAAGTTTTTAGGTACAACGTTGCAGAGCGGGAGCATCGAGAGCTTGAAAGATTGCATCGACGGCATTGATAGCAAGACTTATAATCCGCGCGTAAACAAAGAACTGTTCGGTGTGTAGTAAACGAGCGTTCCGTATGTTGTTTATCAACACACCGATAATTAAGCCCGTATTTGATAAAGAGGATAACGAGAGGAACGACTATGGACACCACGTATCTGGACGAGCTTGTTAAGCTGAGCGACAGCGCGGATAAAATTGTAGCCGAGGTGCATAAGGTGAACAAGCATTTGCGTGACGAGTACGAGGACATGGAGGTTGCCGCGCTGGAAAAATTCATCGATGACATGCGCGGGCTTGGTGAGTATGCGAAGAAATTTGAGCATTGGGCGTTTTATACTGGTATCACGCTTGATTATCATCGCAATAGCTTTGATTCATATGCAGAACTCATAGTGAGATTCTATAAAGACGGAACTTTTGCGTTGAAATCAAACGCATACAGAACTTATCCATATATCTACAACGATAGGTATTCCAATTGCGGAAAAATAATGACAAACTTTGGAGATACTTATCGCGGAGCGACTAAATGTGTCGATGGGTGGTCTTGGGAAATCAATGAGAGCAAGCGCTTTATCGCGCTCAACGCGGACAAGATTTACAATCGCGTGTATGATATGATTTGCGAGCGTCTCGCAGAAGACACCAAGCGGAAGATTGAAGCTGTACGCAAGCAGAACGAGCAGCTTATTAAGGACATTGAGCGACTGGAAGCCTAAAAGCGTAAGGGCGCGATACACAAGGGCATATGATTGTCCTGTACCTAACTATCTTGTGTTGATATTGTGAACGCGAAGATTCACGATGCACCGACACCGTAAGTCTGATATATTCAAGTTGTCAAAGCCAAGGACAAAGAGAAGGGAACCATAATGGCTGACACGAACGATATTCCCAATTGTGATATTTGCCCGATTGGTAAGAGGTACAATTATCGCCGTTGCCCATATAGCCATCATAAGTTCCGAAATGGGAAGCGGGGTAAGCTACAATGCGACTATAAGGGCGAGATTAAGGACGAGCCTAGATGCGGTGACTGTGCTCATTGGCAGGGACATTTGTGCCACCCAAATAATAATAACGGGAGACATGATTTCTTTGGAAATTGCTATTACAAGATAGGAAATTGGAATGCTTGTAAGCCCGTAGGTGACTGTCCTCATTACATCGAGCGCAAAGATGGTGAACTTGCTCACACTGATTGGATTGAGCAGCGTGTAGGCGAGCTTGGCGGAACACATGATTCTTCGCCTAAGTCGCGTGAGTTGAGGATGCAAGTTCGTAAAGAGTGGGAAGATAACCATATTCATCGACAAGGCGGCGTGTGACGAGTTCGATACGCCCGCTTGTTAATCGTTTCGCCTGTATCTTTTCAGATTTCTGGTGTGCTGTTGCGACTTGCAGCACACCAGATTTTGCGTTACGCGCAATTGTGTGTGAAATATGGATGCTGAATTATTTCCAATTCTCAGTATGAATGTACGCCGAGTCTGGTATTATATAGTTAATCGGTAGCCGAGACGAACCCAAATAGGGGAAGCAGGGGCAAGAAGGAGCCGTGATTTATCTAGCTACAGTTCTATAGAAACTACAAATCATGGCTAAATGTGTTGGGTTTATGAATTGGAAATCGTCACCGAAACACAGCGCGAGGCAGGGTAATATATCCATGTGGTCAAAACAGCAAGAGAAAGGAACCACAATGGCGTACAACGAGAACAACAGCGAGTACAAAGAGCTGGTAGACGAGGAGCGCGAGCTTCTGGACTTGGAGGAGAGCGAGCGGTCGGGCAAGATTCTCGATGTGCTGGCCGAGCTGGATGACAAAGACGTGTATGACATCATGCGCGATTTCATGGCGTGGGATGGTTCGTTCGATAATTTTGTTGACTACTCTGATTTCAGCGAGTACGTTAGCACGATGACGGACGGTAAGAGCGGCAATGAGCTTGTTCGTTTCATCATGGACGTTGCAAAAGCCGTCAATGAGTATGACGGCTCCGATGTTGAGTACGCCGCCATCGGCTATGAGCGTGGTCTTTACCTTGTGATTAAGGACTGGGAGGACGTGTACAGCGATTGCGCCGAGTACGCCGACGAACTTGCAGACCATATCATCGACGACCCTTGTGCGCAGTCTCACGTCGATTTACCGTCTGAAATCACCGACATGCTTGACCTGTGGGTGCGCGAGGATGATGGTGAGTTCGAGTATGAGGATGAGGACGAGGACGAGTAACCCAATTGTGTGGGTTATATGAATCGCCTATTGTCGGTTAGTTTGTTCGCTTGCTCTGGTAATATAAGTGTTGTCAGGGCAAGCGACTAGTGAAAGGTTCAAATCATGTCGCGTGTTTACATCGTAATGTCCGAGCTGAACGGGTACAAGAGGGTCGAGTCCGTGTACGCGAACGAGGACAATGCTTGGGCGTACCGCAACGAGCTTGCGAACGATTGGCATTACGACCGTCACGACCTGTACGTTGTCGAGTATCACGTAATGGACATGCCCGTTGGATAGACCGAGTTGAAGGCGTGGGGCGGCGATTAACCTGCCCCACATGATAGAACCGTCACGATAAACAAGGAGAATAACAATGCGTACCATCGCCATCACCGCGAACGTATACAAGTATAACGAACTGAATACCAAAGCGCAGGAGCGCGTAATGGAGTGGTATGTTGCAAACTACCGCACGCCCGAGCTGTTCAGCGAGATGCTTGCCGATGATTTGGAAATAGTGTTCGGCGAGAACGATTTGGACGTAGAGTATTCGCTCAGCAATTCCCAGGGCGATGGTCTGAATGTCTACGGCTCTATCTCGTTGACGCAGATTCTCGATGAAGCAGAGCGGTGCAGTTGGATTACGTACTTCGATGCTTTCCGCAACTGTTTTACAGCAGACGAGAAGGCGCTTATCAGGAGATACGCTGAGGATTACGACACTGTGAACATCCCGCGTAACACAAGCAATATGTATCATTATTGCCATGCAGACCACATCGACTATGTATATGATTACATGACCATGACGAACGCTGGTGAGGACGACGATACTGATTTGCTGAATCGAGTCAATGCCGCATTGATTTCCTTGTTTTCGGAGCTATGTGCATCTTATAAGGAGTGGGGATATGAATTCCTCTATGATGTTGACGATGATACACTATCAGAGGTGTGCGAGGCGAACGGCTGGGAGTTCACCGAGGATGGTGAGTTGTACGTGTGATTGAGTTGCGCCGTATGGCATAATTTCTTACCGAGCGGTAAGTTTTGTATCATACGGTGCATTTCTTCCCGAACGGTAATAAATCTTAGACGATAACAGAAAGGCGAAACAATGTCTCACGAGCTGTACATTTCCGACTGGTGCTGCAAGGCTGGTTACACCCCCGAGAACGATTACGACCCGCGCTATTACGATGCTGGCGGTAGCCTGTCGGTGGATGACTTGTGTTACATCGGCGAGGAATTCGGCTATGATTCGTTCTCTATTCCGATTGACACCGTGCTGTACACCGAGAATATCAACGTCATGCGCTACATGCAGGACGATGCGCTAATCGCGCCAATGTGGTTCGATGTGTGCGGCGATGATGTCAACACCGTTGACGAACTGCATAAATCTGGCTGGACGTGGTAGCCGTTGACGCTTGACATATTCCGCACATGCGCTTAACATGGAGGTATGAATAATAACATGGGGGAGCTGTGCGGATATGTCGAGCATCAAAAGCGAGATTGGAAAGGTCGATAGAACACCGTTCAACACGACGATAAGAACCGACCTATTGAATGACTTCAAACGATACTCAAAGGACACTGGCGTTCCTATGAACGTGCTTGTAGAGCTATTCATGGCTGGTGTCGTAGACGGAAAATTCGATATCGCCATAGTCAAAGGCGGGGTTCATCTGGATTTTCAGGAAGAATGACAACTGTGTTGATTTCGTGTAGCCCAAAATGACTGTATAAAACATGTGATATATGGGTATGAGATGCACGTTGCGGAAAATCTGAACGAAGGGATTACCATGTACGAGGACGATGTTAAGGACGAGTTGCGGAAAATCGCGGAAAGCATGGTCGATGCGTCCGATGGCCTGACGGTTGCCGATGCGATGGATGCGATTCGTTATTATCTCGATGTGATTCTCAATGACATTCAGCGAGAGTTGGAGGACAAGTAATGCCAAGGTGCGCACATGAGCGCGTGTGTACCGAGTACATGCGCCGCTACGGAAAAATCCTATCGAAGCATTGCCCGAATCCGAGTCGATGCCCGTTCTATCAGAAGGAGAACACCGTGACAATCAAGGAGTTCATGGATGATTTCATGGACGGCATGGCGGATGCGTTCTGTGTCAATGACAACGGCGTTACCAAGGTGAAGCGCAAGACCGTTCCCAGGGACATGGTCGATGATTGCTACGGTGTGTGATTGATGTGGAGACATTTGACTGGGACGATGGATTCTATTGTGAATACGATGTAAACCAAGAGGGGCGATTTGAATCTTCGTTCAATGATAAGCTCTTCGCGACGCTGTTCACGACACTGGTCGTAGCTACATTGCTGTTCGTTATCGTCAGTCTTGGACTGTCTAGCTGTGCGGACAAACATGAAGCGCAGGAAGCGACAAATGATACGGAACTTGCAACCATTTATGATACGGCAAAAGAAGATGATGGTTTCTTGTATGAAGGTCGCGGACTGTGTTCTGAGTGCGGCAGGGAGGGCTACACGATTGACGATAACATCGTGTGCCGTAACGAGGATTGCCCTAATTACGGCCTTGCAGCACCAGCAATCATGACGGGGACGGAAAATCAATAGACGATTCTGATTGAGAGGTTCACATGCTTACCGAAGACGAGGTTGTGCAGAGCGTGCGCAATGATATCATAAGGGCTAGCATCCTGCTTGGCAAGGCTCTTGAATCCATGAGCAAGCCGAATAAGGATTATAAGAAGTGCTGGGGTTATCTCAATACAGCGAACCATCATTCGCGCAACGCGGAAAATATGTGCTTCGATAGAGCGAATTGGGTGAGAGGTGAAATAGTGGTTGACATCTATAAAGTGGTAGACGATAACATTGCCGACAAGTGGTTCAAGGCTACGTTTGTCGGAGAGAAAACATATCTCAAAGGACTTACAGTTGTGAACGGTCGAGAGTACCATATCAAATTCATGGGTAAGTTCGGTGATAAGGGATGGCTTTGGTTTGTGATTCGTGACCCGAACACCAACGCTGTATATAAGCTGATGCTCGGATACAAGGAGGCCCAATGCCCGTATAGCAGCATCGGTACATTCCTGTCGAACTGGAAGATTGCCGATTGGGTTGATTGATATTTAGCAACATACATATAGTTACGATAACTAGACGGAAAATCTAAGGAGTTACAATGGGTGCAATCAAGAAGCTGTTCGGGCGCAAGAGCAAGACGTGTCACAACATCTCGCTTGAGGACGGAAAATTTACCTGCTCGCGCTGCAATGGCAGTGTCGAGTTCAAGGGTCGGGATGATTTGGCAATCGCCTACTGCCCGATGTGCGGCAAGCCCGTGGTGAAGGGGTAGAGGTATGGAAATTAATATCGGTGCGCCTGAAGCGATATACTTATCCATACTCATTATAGATGCTATTTTTAGAGTTTACCGAGATGCTGTAGAATCAACCAATAGAATCGACCTGGCGGCGAGCATCGTAGCTACCGTCCTGTCTGTTTGTATCGATACTGCTATTCTTATCTGGGGCGGATTCTTCTCGTAGAAATATTGTTATTTTATGTATAATATATGTTGTTTTATACAAGTACAGTCTGACGGAAAATCTGTGGTAAGATGACGCATGTATTCTGTCTGTGCCTATGAGAACGGATGTTGAGATGGGTGTTAAATCTGCGAATTTCAGCTATGGCGCTATGAGCCTTGTTGGCCTGTATCATACGGGCAATGTGTCCATCAAGATGACGACATACGTCGAGGGTGAATCGACAAGGGGCTTGCCAATCACAATCTATATGGCGAAGGCAGCGGACATGGAAAATATGTATAACAATTCCGATGTATGGGTCAACCTGACAAATGGAATAGAAGCTGTCAGAGACCTTGACAGCTATGATTGTACTTATAATTTCTGTCGCTTTCAATCAACCAGCTTCGAGCAGCGCGACTGGGGAGCGGCAATTGACTCAATGCCCGATGACATGCTTGTGAATCTGGCTGTCGGAAAACCTCAGACGATTATCGACTTCGGTGCCAACAAGAACTGTCCTCGTGCGATGCGTCAAGGCATCCCGATTGCAGCTGATATTCTAGCACGTGCTTGGGATATCGAGACAGATGATAAGCTGCGTATCTTCAGCCGAGACGGAAAAAATATCATCACGGTAGACGATGATACGCGAATGGATATACTGCGCAGCATGACCAAGCGTCAGCGCAGTAGGCTGAATTATTTCAAGAAGTATGTTTGCACCGACAAGATTGAGTTCAATTTGTTGTGCGGAAAAACCACGCACGATAACGACTACGATTTCCATGTCGATATGCTGCATAACTGTTCCAAGTGTATCGAGTAGACATATCATAGGTCAGACGGAGAATTTATCAATCGTGGAGGATTCGTGTATACGGGTTCTCCACGATTTATTTTGAGCAAACTACTTGCCAACCATGTGCTAACCATGTTACTATCTACTTGTAAGGAGAGAACGATAGGAGGTTTTCGATATGGGAAATGCGGCATACGATTTCAATCGGAATAACTATTACAAGAAGAACAACATCATCGACTTCGACTTTCGAGCGAAGCAGGTCGTGGCACCGAAGGCGGAAGCGCCGACTGGCGAGTACGACAATCGAGCGGGAAAGAAGACCGAGGTTTACGCAATCCGCACGGATGAAGAGGTCAAGGCTATGATTGACGTGCTGGACAAGCATATCGAGGAGGCCAACACGCCTACGCTCAAGCGTGTTGCGGCCAGGAATAAGATGCTGTTCATCGTGGGAATCAACGTTGGTCTGCGCGCCAGCGACTTGCGCCTGTTGACTTGGGATTTCTTTTTTAAACAGATGCCAGATGGAAAATTTGAGTTCCGCGATGGATATAGTTTGCGACCCAAGAAGACGGCGCGATATCAGAAGCATGTCAATCTCCATTTCAATTCCGCCGTTAAGAAGGTTATCAGCTGGTATGTTGAGCAGTATCCTATTGACGATATCAAGGGTTATGTTTTCCGTTCACGTCAGCTTGATAAGCCAATCACTGTAAATGCCATGTGCCGAGTTGTGAAAGAAACGGGTGAAGAAGCTGGAATCAAACAGCCGCTTGGCAGTCATTCGATGCGCAAGACTCTTGGATATAGGATGTATCATGACGCAGATAACAAGACGGAAGCCCTTATTATTCTTCAGTCAATCTATGGGCATAGCGCACCAAGTACAACGCTCAAGTACATTGGCATATCAAATGATGAAATCGAGAGTGCGTTCGGTGATTTGAACATCGGTATTGATTATATTTAGGGCGGAAATTTATGAATACACGGGGTTGATATATTCTACTCCGTGTATTATCATAAATATATATGCAATACACAATAATCAGAATGGAAAGGTCGAGATTATGTGGCGAGAGAGTATGATGCATTTGTTGATTCGATAGAATCTGAGAACACGGCGAAGATAGCGCGGTCTATGTCGTACATAGGGGAACACGATTACGATTGCGTGACACCTCCGATGATTGACGCTGTCGTGTTGGATATGAAACCAAAGAGCATGAAAGATATCACAACGACTTTGTATATCATGTCATTATATGCCGTGTATCTCGGTAATAGAGATATGGAATACATGATAAGAGGTGTCGATAGGAAACTGTTGTGGAGAATGGCCAAGCCACATGCGCCAAAGAAGTTCATATCGTCAGCTGAGTTCGAAGATATATACGACAGTATCTTAAGACACGAGGAACATAACGCATTGTATTATGCATCTTTATTTGCAAGCATATACTATGGCATATACTCAGACGATTTGAGTGCGCTCAAGAATCTGCGTGCGTCCGATATAGACGGAACATCGGTACGTGTCGGCGATATCGTCATCGATGTGCCAATCGAGTTGTCAAGAAATCTTTTATCTCTGGCTGACAGCAATGCATGGTGGCGCAATAATAGATACGGCGCGTACAAGGTTGTCACCAAAGGTTTGCATGATGATTCGTGCTTCAAGGTTGAGAGCAGGAACGGAACGACAGAATACACGTACAGATACAGTTATTATAGGATGCTGAGGAAGATAGCCAAGGAATATATCGGCAGGGGATTGACGCCATTGCAGTTATATGTGAGCGGCATAATGTACAGGCTGTCGAAAAGACTTGATGATATCGGTGTCACATTGGAAGATGCGTTCGGTGACAACAATAAGAACAGGTCTGTGAGCAGAATCATACGTGATGAATTGGATTATTCTGGATATGATATAGAGGTTCGCAACTTTCGTGAGATTGTCAAAGGCCATATAGATACATTTACATGAGAGATTGTGAAGATGTTATTAAGAACACTTGATAGCACATCGACAGTGTGCTATCATTTTTTTCGATAAAAATTCTACGGAGGAATGTTCGTTATGGATTTGAATTTAGAAAAATATGGTTACGAAAAACATTACATAGACCACACCAAGCGCAGTGGTAAAATTGCACATGTATCTGGTAGCGTGTTCACAATCAACGGTTATAATCTGATAACAAAGGTGGACATGCGTGATTTGAAATTTATTCAAGATGACGAACGTGTTATAGTGCATGATTGTCAAAACGATATCGTCATGGATGTCAAGCTGGATGACATCGTCGATTGGCAAATCAAAAATTGGGGAGAAAATATGGAGGAGCACGTATTTACGTTGGTTGACAGGGATTTTTATTGTAAGATGTTGGTAAGCGGATACGAGGAGACGTACTGATATCTGATTCGATTAATTGTGTTCAGATTGTGAATCTCCGAACTATCTGAATGGAACGATGGTCATTGGGTATAAGATATAAGACAGTGAACGAGAGAACAGGGGACGAAATGGAAGTCGAAATCAACGTGTTTATCGAGAAGCGCGATAAGGACACTGGCAAATGGCACGCACTTTCCACCTATTACGATGCGGTATACGAAGGTCGAGACTACGGCTTGTTCGGGTTGTTAGCTGGCGTCCGCAGTACCAGCGGTATGCTTCAGCCTGTAAGGGGCTTGCCAGAGGACGTTTCAGATGAGCTGCGTAAGTTGTATGATGAATATGATTACTTCCCCTACGAATCCCGTAATGAATATGGTTACTTCTCTGCTACTTACTATGACTTCTGTGAGCTTGAGCTTGCATCGTATATCATGTCTCAGTGGGCTGAATTTCTTGTGGAGAATGGCTTGGCATTACGAGATTATGATTATTGTCTGGTGAGTATGTCTGGTGTTGAAATCGCAAACTCAATCGGGTATAATCTTAACCAGTTTGATTCTCTTGCATCGTTTATCGATGATGTTAAGAAATTCATTCGCTCACATGACGAATGTGATGTTGACAAAATCGTGCCGAACGATTATCGTATCGTCATATGGTTCAACTGTTAAGTCGTATCTTCGACTGCTAAGGTATGATTGTTGGATTATGGAGGAAATATGGAGACGTAAATTCTCGGTTGACCTCTTAGTCCGAATATGGTATAATACCATCAACAAACGGCGCGCATACTAGTAAATATATATGCGTACATACGTTAAAGTTCAAAGAAAGGAAGAACATTATGACTACCGAGACTATGAATATGCACAAGGCTCTTGTCGAGCGCAAGATTCTGCCTGACCGCATTTACAAGTTGCAGCGTGAGTGCGAGTTCATCAAGGCAGTTAAGAATAACTCCAAGAAGATTGGAGGCAAGACGGTTCGCGAGCTTGAGGAGGCTATGAAGGCCAACGACCAGAAGCTCAGTGACCTTGAGAATCGACTTAACGCTCTTGACGATGCCATTACGATGTCTAATGGCGAGACCACGGTTACAATCAATGGCGAGACCATTACCGTTTCCGTGGCAATTGAGCGAAAGAAGAAGCGCGTTGCTCGTCTTCAGGCTCGTCGCGACTCACTTATTATGCAGTATCGTGATGCCATGAGTACCTACGATATGAATAGCGGGGATGTTCTTGAGGATGAGGCCAACGAGTATGTTCAGCGCATCCTTCGCTCTCAGGGTGGCACCGCAGAGAAGTCTGATGATAAGTTCATCAAGGCTCTTCATGATTCTTACATCGAGAATAACGAGTTCAAGCTTATCGACCCGCTTGGCGTCAAGGATAGAATCGCATCTCTTGATGATGAGATTGCCGAGCTTGAGTCTGAGTACGATGCTGCGCTCAGCGTGAGCAATGCGATTACCGTGATTGAGTTCTCCTACTAGCCATCAACGATGAACTTGTTGCAAGCCGAAAACCTAGAACGGCTGTTCATCTTATGCTTGCCGTTGAGAGATGTAAAATATTATAACGTGCTCCATTTATCTTATATATAAGTGCCATTGATAAAGGCGCTCTTCAAGGGGAAGAGAATTTTCCGCAAAGTTCAAACCTCAAAGATTAAGGTTCATGGTTCAACGCTTAAAGTTCTACATCTCATTTGCATGATTGGTGTTTACGGATTTTTATATCGTGCAAATGAACGCAAAGTTCAATCTTCAAGCACAAACGTTCAAGTCTATATCAAATCCTTGGGTTTCGGTTATTCGTTTAACAGCCAACGACGATAGGTTATCCACAAGGCTGGCTTGTAACAAGTTCTTTCTTGACGATATGCGCCAAGACGCATCGACTGATACCGACAGTCGGAAAATAAACGGTATGCTGAGCGGTCTTGGAAACGCTCAGGTTTAGATATTGTCTGTGTAGACTTTGCGCATGTTCTACTAAGTGTCCAGTAAGCGGCGAACCTCAGTGTACAATAAGGGGAGCAAAGAGGAAACAGCAGACATTATTTTGATTGTGACACGTCCGAGGCTGGCGAAATTGGCAGACGCATCGGACTTAAAATCCGACGGTAGCAATACCATACGAGTTCGACTCTCGTGCTTCGGACGTGTCACAATTGACACTGTTGTTGGAGTGCGCGAGGTGGGCGCATCGTATAAGTTGACAAGACAGGCGACTTATAATCGCCAGATGCAGGAGCGTGGCCTGCTGCGCCTACCTCCCGTACTCCAACAATTCGGAAATTTTATTGGCTAAGAAAGGAAACACAATGCTCTTTTTCATCGCAGGTTGCCTCTTGGCAATCATTGGAATCGTGCTTACCATCGCTCTTGTTCGAGCAAACAAGAAGAACGACAACGATTCTACGACCCCTATCGGCGGACTTGTTGTTCTTGCCATCGGTCTCGTTCTTATCCTGCTGTCTAGCATTTATACTCAGGATGTTGGTGAGACTGTTGTTCTTCGCAACCTTGGCGGTTCCGTTGCTGGCCATTCCGAGGATGCTGGTTTCCACTTCAAGGCGCCTTGGCAGGACACTATCAAGTATGATACCCGTAACAACCTTATCAATATGTACGGTGACACGGAATATTCTTACGATGGTGGTTCGGCTCAGGGTTCTAAGGTCACTATCAACGATGCGTCTGGTGCCAAGGCGAACATTGATATTCAGGTGAATTATTCGCTTGACCCGTCCACTGCGGAATATCTTTACAGTGAGTATGGCACTCAGACCGTGTTCACTCAGAACTACGTGTCGCAGGATGTTCGCTCTGTCGCTCGTGAGCAAGCTGGCAAGTTCGACACCATCACGCTTCTCACCGACCGCGCTCAGTACACCAAGGCAATCACCGATGCGCTGACCGCAAAGTGGGATAAGATTGGACTGACCGTTGAGCAGGTCACTGTTCAGGATATCTCTTATCCTCAGTCCATCACCGATGCATATGCTCGCTCTCAGGAGGCCGAGGTTGAGAAGCAGACCGCCCTCAACGAGCAGGAGACCGCTAAGGTTAAGGCTGAGACAAAGGTCGTTGAGGCTGAGAAGGAGGCGGAGGCCAACCGCAAACTTGCCGAGTCTCTTACTCCCGAGGTTTTGACGAAGCAGTACTATGATACTCTTTCTGAGCTTGGCAAGAATGGCAATGTTGTCGTGACCGATGGTCGTAGCACTCCCATTGTTAACGTCGGTAAGTAATATGTTATTCATCGCCTCGGTATCCTTCGGGTAGTCCGTGAAAGATGATATGGCTTTGGCTATATCACGAAAGCGAAACTGTCAGAGCTAAAACCTTTGCTGGTGGTATAGGCTAAACCAGCACCTTCTGTGGAATATATTGAGCCACTCCGCCGCATTTGCAGTCAGTTCAAGCAAACGAAGAATATTAGAGAATTCCTTCATAGCTCTTGTTGGCAACGGTTAAATATATTCCACAGAGGGTTTCATCTGCAAGGCGCACATGTACGCGGCACTATAACCACTTGTCCATATGGCTTTCTCCTTACTACTATTTGCTGTTACTTATTATTGTGGTTTTCCTCTCTTTGTGACGTGTATGTTTTTCCTTTCTCTCGCGTAATTAACTCTCTTTGGCCCGTGCGTGTGCGTCTTGCAGATGAAATCTCTCTGATATGCATCTCTACCGTGTGTAGATGATGCCCTCTGGAAGCGTCTAATCGGCGCTTCCTGTTTGGAGTGGATAACCAGTGGGGAACTGGGCTGGACTGCTAATCCAAGCGTGCCATTTGTGGCATTGGTGTCGGATACCAATCGCTCCGCCAAATGCGCCTATAGGGTAATGGAGAACCCACCTGTCTTCTAAACAGGAATTTTAATCTCAGTTCGACTCTGAGTAGGCGTACCAGCTGTAATTGCAGAGCGACTAGTCAGAAAGTAGCTAGTCTGATGAAAGGTGAAACTCGCACACCCGTCGCTCTGCTTACAAATATTGCGAGAGATTGCGAGATTTATATGGATGAATCCAATTCATATGAACTATGGAAAGAGTTGGTGTATCAATCAGAAAACTATCCTAAATTTGAAGTATCTAATACTGGTCAATTAAGAAACTCAAAAACAAAACACATATACAAACAACATCTAAATCATCAAGGATATTATCAGGTATGTGTTTCACTTGGCAGTAGAAGTAGCAAAAAGGTTTTCAAGATACACAGAGCTGTTGCGGAAACATTTGTAGAAAATCCATATAACAAGCAAATTATAAATCATATAGATGGCATAAAAACAAACAATAATGCAGCTAATCTTGAATTTGTAACGCATCAAGAAAATACAATTCATGCAGTTAAAAATGGATTGACACATTATCATTATGGGGAAGATATACATAATGCAAAGTTTACAAATGATGAAGTAAGACATATAAGAGAAATATATATTGAAAACGATAAGGAATTTGGATGTTGTGCCTTGGCAAAGAAGTACAACGTTAATCATTCTGTTATATCAAGAATAATTCATAATAAGCATTATGCCCATGTCTAAGGAGCAACCATGAGTGACCTCAAGCAAGAATACCTCGATGCAAAGTATGCGGATTATGACGATGAATCTGATGCTCCATATCATCGAAAGCGCAAGCACAGCAAGCCAAAGAAATCAAGTCATAAACACGAGTATGTAAATATGGTAGTCGTGAACCCAGAAAAGGAGGATGACTTTCACCTTGTTGGTGCGTGTAAGCAGTGTGGTAAGATAGGCAATGTTCAAACAGATAAAAGAATTGAACGGAAATTTCCCAATATCAAATATAAATCATACATGATTTGCCATTCTGTTGGACACGAAAGTGAATATGATGAGTTTGTGAAGTGGTGCAAAGACAACTATGAGGTTGTTGAAATCGATTATGATGATATGTGGGATTTGAAATACATCTGATGTAGAAAGGTTTTTATATGTTTAACAGCTTCGATATGAGGATGTTTAACGAAGCTAAGAAAGAAGCCGAGAAGAGCGATTTCGATAAGTTTCATTTCGGAGCAGTGATAACATATAAAAACCGTATTATCGGCAGGGGGCATAATAGCGACAAGACGGACACAATGCAATGTAGATATAATATCTATCGTCATTTCAACAACTTCGATGGAATAAATTATGTAAAGCACAGTATCCACGCTGAAATCAGCGCTATCAAAAGCATACCATATGTTACTGGCAAAGAGGTTGATTTCTCTAAGTGCAGTATATATATTTACAGGATATGCGATGGCAACGAAAACGGATTCGGCAACAGTATGCCATGTCCAGCGTGTCGTCATGCGCTTATTGATATGGGTATTACAAATATATATTACACATCTCAATATGGGTATTCATATACGAAGCTGTCGGAAGGAAAGTTATGAGAACCGTTCTTGTATCGTCTGCCAATACGATTAACGAAGACCTTGATGGACTGTGTAAATATATCGGTAAAGAACCCAAAGGTGCGTATGTGATATCAATTACATCATCCATTCATCCTTACATAGACGCATATTATGTACGTGGTCTTTTGAAGTTGACGTTTGACGATGTTGAGTATGGTGATGAGTTCGATGGTTGTCGTGGCATCACGAAGGAAGACGCTGATGCAATCGTTGATTTCTTTGTAAACACGCCAGATGATGCTATTATAATCGTGCAATGCGACGGAGGCATCTCGCGTTCTGCTGGTGTTGCTGCGGCACTACTTCATATCGACCATGGTGGGGAAGATTTTGTCTTCATGAATCCGCTGATGTGTCCGAACAAGCTGTGTTTCACCACAGTATTGCAAAGTTATCACGACCACGAGGTGTCATGTCTTATGGATAAGTTCAAGCTTAACGAGCGTTTGAATAAGACATACAGAAAATATTATTAACAATAAAGGAGGTGAGTGCATGTGCAAGATTTCGTAATGAATGATGAGCAACGAGAGCTGGCAGAGAAACACCACGACCTTATCTATAAGGTTGCAAATGAATGGGGTTTTGATGTAGATGAGTATTACGGAGATATGGCAATCGGTTTATGCTATGCTGTAGGAGCTATCGGTAAGTGCTGTAAGAGCGCCGATTTCGACAAGATAGCCACGGCATTCATGGTGGCAGAATGTTATAGGCCAACTTCTAAATATTACTATTAAGGTTATATGCTAGTATGTATATTAGCCATGAGAAAGGTGAAGGAAATGAGCAAGTATAAAATCAGCGATGTCATCAAGGATATCGATGAGCAGCTTGACGCGTGTGTTTTGTGCGAAGGCTCTTTCGTTGGTTGTAGCGAGTACGACCAGCTTTGGAAGCGACGTGACATGCTGCAAAAGTTTGACGAGTGGGGCTATGAGTTTGTCGATGAAAACGACAACCGAATCCTGGATAACGGCATAATCGTTCCGATTCCAGACAGGTATCGTAGCATTGGTGATGACAACGACGATGTTTCCGATTCCATCAACGATGATGGCGATGACGTGGATGAAGAGGATGTAGACCTTGCCGTTGCCGCTCTTGAGGATGTTCTCGATATCATGGATGTGTCTGACAAGGTTCTCGATATCCTTGGCGATGCTGAGTTCGAGACCCATGTCATTACCGCAGATACCTATGATTCTGTGAACGTCTCCGTCACAACAGACTTCGGCTACAGCACCGCTGTCGGGAAGACGTATCCGTACAACATTTGCGACAACAACGAACTTCTTTCGTCTGTTGTGTTCGACCTTGTTCGTGATATCGTTATCGAGCTTGAGGGCAACTATACATATATGCGTCTCATGTTCGAGAACTGTGTCGACTAAGGAGTATGAAAAGTGTATCTTGATAACGCGGCCACGACTAAAATCAAAGACGAAGTCCTTGATGCCATGATGCCGTATCTTACAGAGCAATTCTACAATCCATCCTCTCTGTACTCAGAGTCGGTAAAGGTTAAAGAGGCAGTTGACAATGCTCGCTCAATGGTCGGAGAATTCATCGGTTCAAAGCCGAATGAGATTTACTTCACGAGTGGTGGCAGCGAAGCTAACAGCTGGGCTATTCAAGGCTTCGTCAATAGCCGACTGAATAAGAAGCGGTTGCCGTATATCATCACCACTGATATCGAGCACAAGTCAATTCTTGATTGTGTGAAGAATCAGACCTTGGCAACCAAGTATCATCTTGGCGTTGATTATGAGGGTTACGTCTCCAAGGACGAACTCAATGATGCAATTGCGCTCATGATTAACAGCGGTGCAAATCCCGCCGATATTCTCGTGTCTATTCAGTTCGCCAACAACGAGGTTGGAAGCATCCAGAATATCGAGGAGCTGTCAGAGGTCGCGCATATGTACGGCTGCGTGTTCCACACCGATGCCGTTCAGGCTTTTGGACAGCTGAAGATTGATGTGAATGACATGGGTATCGATATGCTCACGGCATCTGCTCACAAGATTGGTGGAGCCAAGGGCACTGGATTCCTGTATATCAAGAACAAGATTCGCAGCAAGTACAAGTTCGCACCTCTTGTCTATGGCAGTCAGATGGGCAATCTTCGAGGCGGTACCGAGAACGTGGCTGGCATTGTGGGTATGGCTAAGGCCGTCGAGCTTATCAAGGATAAGTGGAAGGATGGTGCCGCACTTGCCATGACACGAGATTATTTCATCAATAAGCTCATCGTCATGGGTTGCGATGTGAATGGCGCTGTTCCAACTGGTGATGATGGTATCAACGACCGTCTTCCGAACAACGTGAACGTCATTCTTCCCGATGGTGTAGCGGCGGAGAATCTGCTGTATGCGCTTGATTCTGATGGGGTTAAAATCGGAACTGGTTCCGCTTGCAACTCGAAGTCTGTCAAGCCGTCATATGTTTTGAAGGCTATGCACAAGACTGATGATGAGTGTTCGCGTAGCATCCGCATCACCATTCCAGATGATATGACTATGAGTGATGTCGATGAGGTTGTCGAGGTAATCGACAAGAATATCGCCGTGCTTAAGAACATTGGTTAAAATATTGTGTATGTTTTATGGTCGTCAATTGTATATGCTGTGATATCGTTGACGACCATATTATTTTATAGATTTGAAGTGAGGTGTGTATATGATTGTAAATGGCGAACGCGCACTAGCCTATATCGTTAATGTCGATAGCATCACGCCTATCGACGGCGCAGACAACATCGAGCTTGCGCATGTCGGCGGATGGAGTCTGATTACCAACATAGGACAGTTCAAGGCTGGTGATGAAGCGGTCTTCTTCGAAATCGATTCGCTGCTTCCAGAGGCGGAGTGGTCTGAGTTCCTGCGTCCTAAGAAGTTCCGAATTAAGACCCTTCGTCTTAATAAGTTCGGTGTGTGGTCTCAGGGCTTGCTCATGCCGATGGATATCCTGCCGAAGGGTAAGTCGTTCAAAGTCGGCGATGATGTAACCAAGGTTCTCGGCGTGAAGTATTACGTCGCAGAGGACAATGAGCGCAAGGCGAAGAACCCAAATCCAAATCAGAAGTACAACCGCATGTGCGCACGCAATCCCAAGCTTGCTCAGAAACCTTGGTTCAAGTGGCTCATGAAGCGCCTGTGGGGTCGCAAGCTGCTGTTCGTCTTCTTCGGACATAAGAGCGATAATCCAAAGAAGTTCCCGCAGTGGATTAAACGGACTGATGAAGATAGGGTGGAGAATGTCATGTGGCTACTCGATGACAAATCACCATATGTAGTAACCGAGAAAATCGATGGAACTTCGCTGACGGTATTCCTAGATTTGACTGGTCGTAAACCAGACTTCGGGGTGTGTTCTCGTAACGTACGTCAGATTGATATGTATAAAGAGAACTTCCATACTGAATCAGCTGGCACCAACGTATACTGGGAGGCAGCGCTTCGGTATGACCTCAAGACCGTGTGCGAGAAGATTGCAAAGGAGACTGGCAGCAAGCGCGTTGTGATTCAGGGCGAGGTGTACGGTGAGGGCATTCAGGGCAATCCATTACATATCGACCACCGCGACCTAGCCGTGTTTAATCTTGTGCTTGACGGCGTGCGTCTTGGCTCCATTGAGGCCGATAATATCTTATGGAAGTACGGTGTCCCGTTCGTTCCGATTCTCGATGAATCCTTTATTCTCCCCGACAAGGAGGACTTCGAGGACTTCAAGTTGTACGCGGACGGTAAAAGCGTAATTAATAAGAAGTGTCTGCGTGAAGGTGTCGTATGCCGTAGTCAAGATGGTCAGAAGTCGTTTAAGAACGTCAGTCGCAAATGGCTGATGCAGCATGAGTAGGTGAAGATATGATTGGCATGTATCGCGTATTTGATAAGAATAAGCAAGAATATGTCGATGGTTTCTATACGGCTAACGATGGCGCTTTGTGCCATATGAAGAAGCGTAAACTTCTTCCCGACAAGCTCGTATATGTTCATGGGATTGATGAGAATGCAGACCGATTCGCACTGCAATATGCGACAGGAATCCGTGATAAGAACGACCGACTGATTTATGAGGGTGATATCTGCAAGTTGTATAATTTGCCAGATGGAACTGCTCGCGCGGTCATTTCTTGGAGCGATGAGATTGGGTTGTTCTGCGCATTCGACTTCGATAATGAGAAGTATTACAGCATTTATGGTAATGCATCATCCGATAATATCGAGGTCGTAGGCGATATCTGTACGGGTAACTATCAGGATGTTGCCATCGAAGACGATAATGACGAGGAGGTTGATAGCGATGGCTAAGCTTCTAAAGGGCGCTGATATTCGTGCTATTGTAGAAGAGTATGTAAGCAAGAACACGAGTATGCTGAAGAAGTTTAACAAGCCTCCCGTGCGTCTAGCTGTCGTTCTCGTTGGCAATGATATGGCATCGAGCGTGTACGTCAGGAATAAGACGAGGGCTTGCGAGCGATGTGGTATCGAGTGCAAGAACTATGTCCTCGATGAGTTTTCAAGCGCAGATGATATCATCATGCTTATCAAGAAGCTGAACCACGATGACAATGTGAATGGAATCTTGTTGCAACTTCCGCTGCCAGAACACCTCAAGGAGGACGAAGAGCGAATCTTGCAGTCAATCAACCCGAATAAGGATGTTGATGGATTCTGCTACAACAATGTCGGTAAACTTCATCGTGGCCGACTGAAAGATGCACTCATTCCATGTACAGCAGCTGGTATCATGTACATGTTGAAGTATAATCAAATCGATATCGCAGGTAAGCATTGCGTTATCGTGGGCAGGAGCAACATCGTCGGCAAGCCCCTTGCTGGGCTGATGCTTGATAATGATGCTACTGTTACAGTATGTCATTCTAAGACGGAGAACCTGAAGGATATCTGCAAGCAAGCGGATATCTTGGTGTGCGCAATTGGCAAGCCAAAGTTTTTCGATGAATCTTATGTGAAGGATGGTGCCACAGTTATCGATGTGGGCATAAACAGGGATGAGAACGGCGAGCTGTGCGGCGATGTTGATTTTAACTCGGTGTTTGACAAGGCATCGGCAATCACGCCTGTTCCTGGCGGTGTCGGTGTTCTTACTGTGACAGAGCTTATGCGTAATTGTCTGAGGGCCTGGGAAATCCAGCATAAGAGAGGATGGTTTTGATGGGAAAAGGAGCATCATTGAAGGTGTACCTTGCTGGGAAGATGAGCGGGTTGTCATGGGATGAGATGCAGCAGTGGCGTAGGGAGTTCTCACAGCATGTAAATGAGCATACGCACAATTGCAACATGCAAAACAAAGTCCGTATCTTCAATCCGTGTGATTATTATAACCCGCTATTGTCAGAGGATGATGTTGATGGATTCATCGACCGAGAGGCAATGCAGTTCGATATCTACCATCTGAAGGATTCCGATATCGTAGTGGCAAATCTCGATGGCGATAGCATCGGAACGGCAATGGAGGTCGCGATTGCCAAAGACAACGGCATTCCTGTAATAGGCATATGCCACGATAAGTCAGCGCTGCATCCATGGCTCAAAGAAAGCTGTATGGCTTTGTGCAATTCGCTGTATGATGCAGAGGCATATGTGTGCGACTATCTCATCCTTCCGATGATGGCATAGCAATGTGTCTTTTATGTGTTGTAATTGTTTTGGTATAGACCGATATTGACTTTTTGTATAATATGTTGTATAATACCGCTTGTAAATAGATAAGGTTATATGCAATTGAGTCATGTGCGATATAATGCAAATGGCAATATTTTGCGAAACCGAACGGTCGCAATATTATGCGACAATCAACGTGTGTAAAGTTTTGCATATTGTGCGAAATGCAAAAGTATGCAAGCTAAGAAAGAAATAGGAGGATATGTATGGCAAAGCAAGGTGAGAAGCTGGGTAAGAAGAACTGGGTTTCCAAGTTCAAGCTGGTTGGCAAGGCGAAGGTGAATGATTATACCTTCAAGCTCGATGAGCAGTCCAAGAGTTCTTCGTGGGTTTACAATTCCATGAACCTCGGTATCGACTGTGGTGACAAGTACGGCATGTGCTACTGCTCAATGATGGGTGGCTACTCTCCCGACCGAGAGACCACTATTTACGCGAACATGAAGGATGACTTTACCAAGACCGCTAAGATTGCATGGGAAGACCGCAACGACCCCGATATTCTCGATGAGCTGCACTTCTCGAACTTCATCAGCGTCGCTCTTGAGGTCGATAGCAACGGCAAGAACTACAAGCGAGAGTTCCTCAGCCCCTATGATGCAATCAAGGCAATTCACAAGCTGCTCAAGGACGGTATGACCGTGTGCGTGGTTGGCAACCTTCAGTATCGCGAGTACAACGGCACCGTTCAGATGGACAAGGTCGCGACTGGTATCTTCCTTTCCACCAAGGAGCCAGAGGAGTTCGAGGCAACGTTCACTCAGAGCGTCCTGCTTGGCAAGGATTCCGTGTCTCCCGCAGATTTCGATAAGATGACTGGCATCCTTCCTGTTGACGGCATCGTTCTCGATTACGTCAAGGAGGTCAACGGCCACGAGGTCAAGACCAACTATCCGATGCACTTCAATTTCGAGTGCCAGTTCGATAAGCCCGATGTGCTCAAGGCGTTCTATAAGAACATCCTGAAGGTTAAGAAGGACTACACTCAAATCAACTTCGTCGGCGAGTTCGTGTCTAGCGGCAGCACCGTCGCGCCAACTCTCGATGACGTTGACGATGACATTCGAAGCCTTATCGGCGTGTGCTACACCGAGGAGGAGGTGCTTCGTATGTGCGCTGGTAGCGGTTCTCGTGAGCATCACGTTTTCCTGCGCCGACCCAACATTGAGAACATCACCACCGATGACGGAATCGTTCATCACAACATGCAGCGTTACGAGGAGCGCTACACCGAGGATGAGATTGATTTCTCTTGGACTATGGTCAACGACGATGAGCCTCCGTTCGATGAGACCGTCGAGGTTCACTCTGGTGACGACGATGATTTCGATTCTTTCCTGAACGACCTGTAATCAGCAGGTTTCAGATAGTTTTGGATTGCATGGAGGGCGGTTTGATTCGCCCTCCTTCTTTTGACAGTTGAATATAAGAAAGGTGAATGAATATGGGTAAATTTGGCAAGAAGAACCACGTATCTCTTAACCCGCTCGATGCGAATATCTGCCTTCTCGGTACTCCAAAGGTTGGTAAGACAACTCTTATGAAGGAGGTGGCAGAGGAGCTTGTCGGCGAGGATGGATATATGTTCTTGGAGATGTACCGCGAGAATGGTCACAAGTACATCGAAGACCTTATGTACGAAGAGGTCCCAGATTGGACTACGTTCGTTGAGATTATCGACGATATCGTTGACAACAAGACCGAAGACTATCCTGACCTGAAGGTTGTCTTTATCGACACCATCGATAACGCTATTTTGCTTGCCGAGCAGGAATCGATTCGACTTTGGAATAAGGAGAATCCGACCAAGAAGACCAGTGCAATCAATGCTGCTTGGGGTGGATATATGAAGGGCCAAGACAAGGCAATGGAGCTGTTTCAGGAACAGATTTTCCGCCTTCGCACAGTAGGTGTTGCATTTCAGCTAATCGGACACGTCCGTGTGGCTACCGTAACAGACCCTGTTACTGGTGATACCTATCAGCAGCTCAGTTCCGATGTGTCTCAGCGCTACTTCAATCAGCTCAAAAAGAATATCGACCTTGTCGGTATCGCATACATCGACCGTGAGATTGTAAAGGACAATAAGAAGAATAGCGTTGTCAAGTCTGAGACCCGCAAGATTAAGTTCCGCGATTCCAGTTATTGCGTCGATAGCGGTGGTCGTATGGCTCACATCGTTGACGAGATTGAGTTCGGCGCGAAACAATTTATCAAGGCTATGCGAGATGCTCTTGAGGCCGCTGTTCGCGATGGTGGAAAGTCAATCAAAGACCGCTATCAGGAGAACAAGGAGCAGGAGGAGGACTTCGAGAAGGAAGTTGCCCAGAAGGAGTCGGCTGCAAAGAAGCGGAAGGAGCTTGATGACACCATCAACAATATCGTCATGTTCTTCACCGACAATCGAGATAATCGAGATATTCTGAAGCCTATTATGAAGGCAATCAAGGATATGGGCTACACCAGCCCCAAGGAGATTGACAATATCGACGATGCTGATAAGATTATGAAGCTCATCGACGAGGCTTAAGGAGATTTTATGAACGATTCCGATATTTTTATCGACGGTCGCATCAAGGTTCTTGAAGAGCGTTACAATCGACTGGTGCGCAACGGCAAGAACACCGATGGCGAGGGTGTGCTTCGACGTATTCGACGCACCATCAACAAGGCCAAGCGTGGCGTCGTCCTAGCGTAAGGCAGGGACATAACGGAGGTGGGGCTGAACTCCCACCTCCTATATTCGAAGGAGGTGTAACATGATGGAGGACGAGCTTCCAACTGTTGAGCAGAAGCCAAAGCGAAAACGAAGGCGCAAGACGTATCCTCAAATGCCGATTAAGGAAAGAGATGCGTGGAATGAGCTTGATATGTTCATTCGCAAAAACGTCATGGGATATGATGATGTCAAAGGATTGACTACCAACATGGTGCTGCGTCTCAAAGGACTGCGCTGGGGTCAATCAACTGCAAACCTAGATGTTTATAAGCGCTCTGATTACACCTTCGAGACGATATTAACGGCATATAAGGCATACATATACGAGATACGTCGAGCCATGTCGAACAAGACATTTGAGAACGATGAGCAGAAGTTCGCATATGCGCTCAAGATAGTAGAGAATCATGTGCCAGAGATATATCAGCGCATGAAGAATATGCGGGAAGCTAAGAAGAATGCGGAACAACACGTAAAAGAAACAGTCGAAGATAATTCATCTAAGCGCAATAACCAGAATGGTCTTGACTGTTTCAGGCAAGTCAAGGACAATGTTCGACGCCAGCAGATGTTTGAAGAATTTTGGTAAGGGGTGACGTTCAGACATATGGCCGAGAAGAATAAGGCAAATCCCGTAGATGAATACAGGGTGCAGATTGCCAAGGAGATTATCTCTCAGACAGCCAATATCGAAGGTCAGATTGTATGTTGTATCTACAATGAGCCGAGTTTGCTCTATGAGTTGAACCTCACGCTCAATGACTTCCATACGAACACTTGGCGCGTTTATTTCGAGATAGCCCGTGCGCTTGTCGTCGATGAGCGCAAAGAGGTAATCAATGATATCGAGGTCGGACTGTATCTTAATCGACACGATAAGCTCAAGAAGGAATATACCGAGAGCGGTGGCTACGATGTAATTGATGAGCTTAAGAACTACACTGAGCGTGACAACCTAGATTCATATATCTCCACGCTCAACAAGTGGAATGCCGTATTGCAACTTATCAAGAATGGATTCGTCGTAACAGAAGCCGATAAGAAGAAATTCGAGGATATGTCGCTTGACGATATCCACGACTGGTATATGCTCAAGTTCGGCAAGGTTTTCATTGATACGGATGAGAATATCCATAAGTACAATGGATATGAAGGAATGAAGGAGCTTGTCGATAAGCTTGACGAGGGCGAGGGTGGAGGCATACCGTTTCACAACTGCCCATTGCTCAACGATGAGACTGGCGGACTGATGCCAGGAAGTATCACTGGCATCGGTGGTAGTTCTGGCGCAGGTAAGTCAACCTTGGCTGTCAACTATATCTTCCCAACCGTGACGCAAGAGAACCTTAAAGCTTTGTTCATCATCAATGAGGAAGATGAGACGAAATTCAAGAAAGAAGCCCTCATTTGGTATTGTAACAATGATGACGGTATGCAATCTAAGCTTAAAGGTAAGCGGATTACAAAGAAGATGCTGCGCAAAGGCAACTTCGATGACGATGTGAAACAGGCTTTATATGACGCTTCAGCATGGTACGACAGTATCAAAGAGAAACAGAACATCACCATCATTCCTCTTGAACAGTACAAGGCTTGCACTGTAATCAAGCTTCTCAAGCAGTACACCAAGATGGGGTGGGATATCATCGTGCTCGATACGCTCAAGGAGAGCGCTGATTCTCGCGATAAGGAAGCGTGGAAATCGATGATGAATGATTGCGTCGGATTCTATGATGTAATCAAGCACAGCAATACCGCCATGGTAATCACGTACCAGCTTGTGAAGAACCGCAGCCGCTATCTGAGCAGTGCAGACATCGGTGTGTCCAAGGGAATCTTGGATGTGTTTTCACTCAACTTGTTTTTCCGCAGACCGTTTCAAGACGAACTTGAGGGTAAAAACGTGTACTTGTGGCAGGTTGGCAATAATGGCAGCACGCTCCCAAAGAGCTTTGAGGAGAATGTTGATTATATGATTTGCTTCATTAGCAAGAACCGATTCGGCAGGTCTAATATCCAGATAGCAAGTGAAGCCGATTTCTCAGTCAACCGTTATCAAGACTATGCTTATTGTACTATCCCACAGGACTTCTAACATTTCTGTGTTATGATATAAGGCACCATATATTCGCTTTAAAGGAGGGCGCGTTCAATGGATGTCCAATCTCTAAAATCATACATATATGAGAACGGCAAGATTGAACGTGTCCTCGATGAGCTTGGGTGCCACAACATACGGCACAATGAAGGGCGCGGTTATTATGCCGCGACCATGCCAGACGGCGACAATCCAAGTGGAGTTGTCGTATCAGATAATAAATGGCTCGACTTCAGAAGCTATTCACGAGGCATCGGACTCGATGACCAACAGGATATAATCAACCTGATTCAAATCGTGTTGGATATTGGTTTCGTAGATGCAATCAAGTGGTTGCATTCGCTATTTGATTTGGAATTCATTCCATATGTCAAAGAAGTGAGACCGCCAAAGGAACATTGTCTGCAAACATTCAGAGATATCAAGGATGCTCGCGGTGCCGTAATTGATGCGTCTGAAATCAGGGAGATATCCGAAGAGGCTTTTGATGATTACACGCCGATACTTCATATCGACTGGTTCAGAGAAGGAATCATGCCTTGGGCTGCTGACAAGTTCGAGCTGTGCTATTCGTATAAACATAAGAGAATGGTGATACCTCTAAGATATTGGGCTGATGGTAGGCTGCTCGGATTTAACCAGCGTACTATGATTGACAACTACAAAGAGCTTGGAGTCTCGAAATACTTCATCACTCCATCTTACAGGAAAGGTGTGAACCTGTATGGATTGTGGGAGAACAAGGATGAAATCGAGAAGGCCAAGCGTGTAGTCGTGGTAGAATCTGAGAAGTCCGTGCTCAAACGGTTCTCACACGGAGACCCGACATGCGTCGCACTGCAAGGTAAGACCATGACATATGAACAGATGAGAATCATACGCGGACTTAACGTCAACGAGGTAATCATCGCTCTCGACAAAGATGTTGATATCAATGATGTCAGATGTATGTGCGATAAGTTTTATAAGGCAGTCAAAGTGTCTTATGTAAGGGATGACTTCGATTACATGGGCGATAAAGATAGTCCGTGCGATTGTCATAACTGGCAATACGAAGAGCTTATAGATAATAGAGTTGAGTACGGTAAGCGTGAGCATGAGGCGTATCAGCGCTTCATCGGGAAAGGTATGGTATAAACATGAAGGTGTATTTCCAGAACAGCAAGGGGAAAGAGCTGCTTTTGGCAGAGGTTGAAAACAGCGATGATGCCGAATCCGTAATCAAGCATTTCTTGAATGAGCGGGATTATGTCGCTCCTTATATGCGTCGTTGGATGCAGGATAAGGACGGCAAGACGCGCGTCTACACCGATTTCGGTAGCCATACCGAGTTCATTATCGTCGAATATTAGAGGAGAAGATAGATATGTTTATGTGCAAGGCTTGTGGTGAGCTGTTTGATGGCGCGTACAGTCGATGCCCGAAGGCTTCGTGTAACGGAGGTTACGAGGAGGCGGAGGGCGCGGGTAATGACATCATTTATGTTGACGATGCTTTCGCGCCTGTAATTCAGATGTTGCATAAGAAGGGTTATGAGATTGCGTCTTCTGAGTTTGGCAACTCAGTCAACTGTCTGCGCGGATGTCCCGAGATTCGTTTCGATGACATCTTGCTGGATATCTTGGGAGAGAACGTACTTGAGTGTGCATTTGCCGACGTTCCTTCTCCTTGGACTTACGGTGTTTACAATGGTCATCCTATGCTAACCGCATTTATCTTCGAAACAGACCCAGTTGAGCGTTATCATATGTTCCTTATGGCACATGCCGCACTTGCAGATTGGGCGAATGAGGTAAATGAGCTTGAATATTAGGAGGGGTTAGATGGCTCGGCTTTCTTTTGAGCAGCTGAATGAGATTAAAGAGATGTATGACGTTGACAGACTATGGTCTTACAGTCGCGTATCAACGTATATGACCAGTCAATATGAGTATTATTTGAAGTACGTCAAGCGTGAGAAGGAAGACCGTACAGATTGCGCATATGCCAGTCTTGGTACGATTTGCCACGACACCCTCGATGATTATTATGAGGGAAAGATTGAGTATGATGATATGCTCGGTCAGTTCGAAGACGGTTGGATGGTTGCGGTCGATGTATCTGGTCTCAAACTAGACCGAAACGATGCGGAACACGATAAGCAGTTGAAGGCAAAATATAAGGAATGTATCGAACACTTCTTCAAGAACCACGTCAGATACAAGCACAAGCTTCTTATTGAGAAGCCTATTACGGCTAAACTTGGCAAGAACGCATTTATCGGATATATCGATGCCATGTTCAAAGATGATGACGATGTGTGGAACATCGTAGATTTCAAGACCAGCTCAAAGTATTCTGGTAAATCACTTGAGGAGCATTCTGGACAGTTGATTACATATGCTGTTGGTATGAATCAAAAGGGTGTTCCATTCGACAAAATCAAGTGTTGCTTCAACTTCCTCAAGTACTGCGATATTCAGTATACTCAGGCAAATGGCAAGACGAAGACCCGCCAGGTTGAGCGTTGCAAGATTGGCGAATCACTTCAGACGAATGCGCGTATGTGGCTCAAGAAGCTCGGTTACGAGGATGAGACAGACAATTATCTGATGGAGCTTGCAAGCTCAAATAGCATCGATGTGCTGCCATATGATGTTCGCGAGAAGTATGTAATCTCTGACTGCTTTGTGTATGTTCCTTTAACAGAAGAGCTTATCAACCGTTGGATTGATGATATCATCAACACCATTGATGAGATTGAATCCAAGGAGTATGAGTACAAGCAGACGCATGACGAGATGCTGTTCTGGGATAGTGATGAAAACCTCAAGTCTCAGAGCTATTATTTCGCCACGCTTATGGGATATTCGCCTAAGAAGCATAAGCCTTATGGCAAGTATCTCGACGAGCTTGACAAGAAGAACAATTGTGATTTCCTATTCATGCCGAAGAATAATGTCAATGTAGAGACAAGCAACGACGATGACGATGATTTGTCCTGGTTGGATTCACTTGTATAAGGAGTGCGTATGAACGTTGAAGAGATTCCGCAGAATCAGGCGGATAACTTGGTTGAGATTATCGACGGGTATATGGTCAAAGGCGGACATCACATCAATGTGAATGTATTTGACCGTGAGACGCTTATTGATGCTCAGAAGCATCCTGAGAAGTATCCTCAACTCACTATACGTGTATCGGGATATTGCGTGGCGTTCAATAACCTCACCAAGGAACAGCAAGACGAGGTTATCGCTCGCACGTTCCATGAAAATATGTAAAATATGAATAATGTATGTAGGCTTGTTTACTTAGTAAGCGAGTCTACATACTGCTAACTATATATGCTATAAATATATGACATGACGAAAAGGAGATTGCCTTATGTTTGGATTTACAGTAGAGGACATTCTCACTGGGCAATTCGAGATATTCGAATGCACGATTGAGATTGATGTTGCGGGTAACATTCATCGCAACACGGTACAGGCACCTCGTATTTTAATACAACAAGACTTCTTGCGGCTTGTACAACAGGCTGTTAATGATAATAAGCCTGTAAAGGTAAAATTGAGCAGGATGGTTGAGTGTGAAAACGATTGGACTGGCGAAGTTAAATTGAGGGAGGCCAGTGTTGCGTTTATGAACAGGTCATATGTTGATAATGTGGGAGTGTAGATGTTTCAGATTTACAATGACGACTGTCTAAATGTGTTGAAAGACATGGACGATAATTGTATTGATTTGACGGTTACATCACCACCATATGACAAGCTTAGGAAATACAACGGCAGTATCGAACAGTGGAGCTTTGATAAGTTCATGGATATCGCGCATGAGCTTTACAGGGTGACTAAAGACGGCGGTGTCGTTGTATGGATTGTCAATGATTCTACTGTCAACGGAAGTGAGACTGGCACGTCGTTTAAACAGGCATTGTATTTCATCGAGTGTGGGTTTAGGTTATATGACACTATGATTTGGGAGAAGCCGAGTCCAGCTGCGCCAACGCAAGATAGATATTACGACGTGTTCGAGTATATGTTCGTGTTCTCAAAGGGCAAACCAAAGTCGATACATCTGCTTGAAGACAGAAAGAACAAGTCTGCTGGTACAAAGTCGCATAGGGAGACGAGGTCGTGCAGGGAAGACAGAAAGATTAAAGAAGAGATGCGTACTGTGAAGGAATACGGCAGAAGGTTCAATGTGTGGCATGTGTCCAGAGGTTTGAACAAGACGAAGCACCCAGCTGTATTCCCAGAGCAACTTGCGCAAGACCACATTCTGTCTTGGAGCAACGAGGGCGACGTTGTCCTAGACCCGTTCATGGGGAGCGGCACCACTGGCAAGATGGCATTGTTGAATAATAGAGATTTTGTAGGCTGCGAGATAGATTCGGATTATTACGATATTGCGTATGATAGAATCTTAGATTGTCAATTGGAAAAGTGCGTAGATAGGTTGGTGTAGTTAAATGGAGATGGTAAAAGCAACGGGACAAGGCACATGATTAACATTGCAAAAAACCATAATATAAATACACATGTCATTAAATACAATACAAACGAGTACGGTGATATTACAGAGGTTGAACATGTTTAACGACGAGTCTGATGATATTAAAAATAAATTCGATACAACTGGCAAGGTGTTTGTTGTGTGGTACGACAACGGAGAAGAGTATGAAGACCATGATGAATGGGTAGATACAGTCTTCTCAACTTATCAAGCTGCTGAGAAGTATCTTGATGGTATCTATGGATACGAACGCAAAACTGTCGAATATCTAAATGATAAGCATATCGAGTGGCACGTTAAATCGCCATCGTGTCCTATGGATGATAGCGGTGGTAAGATTATATATCGCAACGGCCATCCAAAATGTTTTAATGGCTGTATTGATTGCCCTAGCCTTAAGTTCAATTCCGATGGAGTAAACACATGTGATAATTTTGAGGATGTTTACAGTGATGTAATTTGGAATGATGACAACTATTACTATATCGTTGAGTATGATGTATTGGCCGATAAGGAGTAGATATGGATAAAGAAACAATCGAAGCTCGTCTTCAAGAGCATCTTAGCGAGGCTATGGTCAATGAGAATATCTCAGACTGGTTCGTCATCGCATCGAATGGCAGTGTGAACTACGGACTTGACAATGAGGATTCCGATATCGACTCCAAGTTGCTCACAGTGCCGAGCCTCAAGAAGCTCATTGAGAACAAGCGCGACAACACCACTTATTTTATGAAAGATAACTGGGAGCACGTCGAGGTAAAGGATGTTGCGCTCTATATGAACACTATCTTGAAGCAGAACATCAACTTCGTAGAGACGCTGTTCGCAAAGGCAGTTATCGTAAACCCGCGTTACAAGAACGACTGGGAGATGCTGTATGAGAATCGCGAGCTTATCGCGCGATACGATACCAAGCGGGCTGTCAAGTGCATGTACGGCATGATGGTTCAGAAGCGCAA